ATCAAACCAATTACTATTCCGTTATCAAACCAATTACTATTCCGTTATCAAACCAATTACTATTCCGTTATCAAACCAATTACTATTCCGTTATCAAACCAATTACTATTCCGTTATCAAACCGCTATTAAAACTCATATAGTCTATCGCAAATATGTCTGAAAGTATTGAAAGTATGTTAATCAGATTTAAAGGTATGTCTTGGGCCGATATCAACTACCTCTTGGAAGAAGAGGAAGAAGAAGCATTGGCTTTGGAAAAGGCCAATGTCATCCGTGAGCTTGACGCAAAACGTCGAGAATTGTTCGCCAAAGGTGATTATGAGCTAGAAGAGGGAGAAATTATTGAATAAATCCATCTTTGGGTTACTCCACTCTTCCCATATAACAAAATAATCAAAAAACAAAAATATCAAAATATCAAAATACGAAATCGCTATAAAAATTATTTGTATTGTATCTGCTTTGTATTTACCCCTTTTGTAATATATTATAATTATACCATTATAAAAGATAATCCATTTGGACATCTTTTTTACTGCATAATCAAGCTATTAATAATATTTTATACAAATGAATGTTTTTTCCTATAAAAATATAAAATCCCCAAATAGTATAAATGAATCCTTTAGAAACAATTAGTGAGCTTGCTCCAAAAAGACGCGGACGTAAATCCAAAAAACAGACTGAAAAGGAGCTGTTAAATGAATATATGGCCGAAAATGACCCAAAATCATTAGGAAAACAGAGGAAATTATATGAAAATATGCAATACTTATCTCCTAATGAGAAGGCCAATTTTGAGAGCAGGTTCACACAACCAAAAAATAAGCACCAAGAACAATATTTCGCCACCCTTAAAAACAAACAGCGTAAAATTATTGTAGCCAGTGGGCCCGCAGGAACCGGAAAAACTCTTTTTGCAACCGAGTTCGGCGTTAAATACTATTTACTTGGTGTATATGAAAAACTCATTTTTACTAGACCATCAGTAACGGTAGATGAAGAACTCGGATTTTTACCAGGAACATTGGAAGAGAAAATGGCTCCGTGGGTTAGACCCATTTATGATGTGCTATACACATTTCTATCTCCCAGAGAGGTGCAAGAATTGATGGAGGAAAAAATAATAGAAATCGCTCCTTTAGGATTTATGCGCGGACGCACGTTTAAAAATGCGTGGATTGTAGCAGACGAAATGCAAAACTCTACTATATCGCAGATGAAAATGTTGCTCACGCGTTTAGGTGAAAATAGCCGATTAGTTATAACAGGAGATTTAGAACAAAATGATAGGGCCGGAGAAATAAATGGTATGGATGATTTTTTAAACAAGTTTAAAGGTCGCAGGTCATCCAGTATATCGAGTTTCGAGTTTGATAAAACCGATATACAAAGAGAGGAAGTTGTAAAAGAAGTTTTGGATATTTATAGTGGTGATATTCCGCCGAATTATACGGATGAAATTGAAAATACGTCTTTGGGAATTATTCCAGAAAGATAAATTATTTAGGAAATATCATTATGCAAGAGAGATTCTCGGAGATCGAATAACCCAGATTCTTCGCACAGTTTCCGATTTTTTACAGAGGAAAATGTCGGAATGAAGAATGATCCTGTAAGAGGAGTCGGATGTTACGTAGGCTCCGACCCAAACTCCGGAGGTGAAGCGTCGGAGTTTAGGTGTTTGCTCCCTTCGGGATTCCGAAGATAATTTATTATCGTAGGATAATATCCTTACATAGTATATAATGGGATTAAGAAAGTCTGCAGCAGCTACTGTTAAAAAAACATACTACAAAGCATTGAATAATTATTCATCAAAGCTTGCCGGTAGTAAAAGCTTGTTATATAATAAATATGTGTTATATACATCGTTTGCGATATGTCTTATCAATTTGTTGATCTGGATTTTTAGTGGTGAGTTTATTCATGTAGCTATATTTTTATTGGTAGGTTATTTAACAACTTATTTTAGTAAAAATATGATAGTTATTTTGGTTTTAGCATTGGTTGTTTCTAATGTGTTTAAATCAGGTTCCAATATTGTTTTGGAAGGTATGACTGACGACAAGAAAGACTCAAAACAAGGTTTTTCTGAAAACAAACAAGTAAAGGAGGGAATTGATAGCAAGAAATCCAAGGACGAAACGGACATTGGCGATTCACAAGAAGGTATTGAAGAAGTGGATGAAACACGAGAAGGTGTTGATGACGAAACAGCTTGTAAAACGGATGCCGATTGTAAAAATGGACAAAGATGCAATGATAGCGGATTTTGCGCATCCGCTAATTAATGTATGGACAAAAGTATCATTCTACTAGTAATTTATTACTACTAGTAGAAATAATGAATAAAAAATGGCTATAATATATAACAATGAACAGCAAAATAACGTCATATATTTATCCTATAATAATAATTATTATTTTTACTTTGATAGGCTTTTTAATATACAATATATATTTTCAACCCGTTCAAGAAGGTTTAGAAACACGTATTCGACGGGAAGATGGTAAATTAGTAAAACGTCGTAAAAAGAAATCTACAAAAGAATCGTTCGGTCTCAGTGATATTGGTGATTTTTTTGACCAAATAAAAGATGCTTTTGACAAGATTCCCGAAATGTTTAAAAAGTTAGGTGAAAATCTCAAAAAAACATTTGAGATATTTAATGTGGTAAAAGATATATTTAATAAAATTACTAATTTTTTCAGGACTATTGGAGATGTTTTTAATTATATTCCCAACCTGTTTAGATATTTAGGCTCGTTTATAAAACGTATTTTAGATAATATAGTTGAGGCGTTTTTATATATACCTAGAGTATTTGTATGGCTAGGAAGTTATATTACTGGTGGATTGAGGTTTATAACTAATTTAAATAAATGTTTTGGCTGGTATTCTTTAGATGTATTTGGCCAAATTCTGTATTCACCAATTAAGTTTTTAGTTTGGTTATTTAAATTAGAAAGTATAGAAAATATGCTATGGGAATATGCCGAAAATATTGATTGTGCAGTTAAAAAAGCTACAGGATATCATTTGATACATTTTTCGGATAGTATTCAAGATAGATGCTATTCATTTTGTCCAGATGAATTTCCGGAGTTTCCACGTTTAAATTGGCGATTTGATCCACCAACACTTTCTATAGATACAAATTGGTAAAATAGGTGGGAGGAGTCGGAGGTAACACAGTCTCTGGTCCAAACTCAGGAGTTAGTATAACAATTATAAAATATATATTTAATGTATAATTATGGCAAAAAAATGCATTCCAGGAGTTATATGTATTGAGAATATGACTCTATTTATTTTATTATTAGTAATTGGTTTAGTGATATATATGATTTATTCGCAACAAAAATACAATATGCCATCAAAGGCATCCGACCCGTCAAAAATCGTAGTTATACAACAACCTACTTTAGCAAGTATTGCCACTCGACGCAATGATTCGTTCAATGACCCATATTCACCTCCATTGAAAGACGATGGATATTATCATCCACGGGATTCATCGGATGTGCGTGGAATACCAGTAAATATTGAAACCCGAGGTAGCGGTATGTCTTATCAACAAGTTGGTATTTTAACACCTATAAATGGCGGTGGAGACTCGCTTATATTACCGTTAATGGGACGAAAACATTTAAATGGCCGAGATAAATGGCAATATTACACTATGGCAAATGGAATGAGTAATATAAATGCCAAATTACCATTAAGTGTAAATGGTAAAAGTTGCACTGGCGAATATGGATGCAATGAAATACAAAATGGAGATACGGTATATGTCGAAGGTTATAAGACAACATTTAGCGCTACCGTATATGAAAATGGGACGTTTTCGTATATTCCATATCTTTAGGCAAGAGTTTAAGGTAAAAAGGTTATATAAATGTTTATATAGTATAATTATATACTATATAATGTCATTGGATAATCCACCAGAAGTTCCACCAGAACCAAGTTTTATTATAAATAATGATGAATTGAATGATGATACTCAAACAATAATTACCGATTTATATACGTCTATTTTGTATTTGAACCGATTTTCTAAAACCCAAATGAATGGGGGATATCTACAAATATCATATTTTATGCCTAGTGGAACCATGCGACCAAATGCAACATATATGTCAGGGGTAAATGTTAAAAAATACAAATGTGCAAATCTGTATATTTTCAAAGCTTCTCATCGCATAACTATGGATGGAAGTTTTGACGGAGAACTTGTAGTAGAACTAATTCCGATAGTAAATACATCCGAAAAATTGTATTTGTGCTTTCTTTTAAAAAATACCCGGTATAGTAACAATGAACATAATGATATAGATGAATTGATAAAAAACTCAGTAAAACCACCTATGCATTACGATGTAATGAACTTTAATCTACAAAATATTGTAGAACCTAAACAGAAGAAAATTATTTACAAAAGTGGAATTGATACTGTGGTTATATTTTTGTCACCAATTTCTATAAATGAGGTGGATTTTTCAAGCTATAGCACTATATCAGAAAGGCTTTTTGCCATTTATCCGGTTAATAAAGAATATAAAATGATTTTACCTTCAACCAAAGAAGGCTTTACTGAGAGTTTTCGCGAAGGAGTTGATGGAATTGATATACAACTTAATAAATTATTTGAAAAAAACTTGGTAACTTGTCGTCCGGTTGATTATAATGATAAAACTGACGATACTGCTGTATATTTAGCAGATACTGACATAGCAAAAGTAAATGCACAAAGTGCAATAGGAACGGCGTTAATTGTTATGTTTGTTGAAATCGGAGTCAGTTTTTTTCTGGCGCCCCAAATATTTAAATATATGTTAAGCGATATTATTATAGATGGGCAGGACCTAACAACTGCATCTTGTGTTATTGTTCTTGCTATATTTATATTAGGACTTACTTTAATAATAGATGGAACTACTTATGATACAAATGAGACCTGGGTTGGACTATTTATTTTGATATTTTTGACATTATCAGTAATGTCCATTGCTATATGGAGAAAAATGTATCCAAATACATATGGAAATAGTAAATTTGAGTACACTACTATTATAGAAATGTTGGGGATTATGAAAAGTTTTATTGTAGATATGGATGAAATCACATTTAGTAGTGCTATGTTGGCAACCACAGCACTAATAGTATGGATATTAGTGAGTATATATGCTATCCCTATAATTTTTCCATCACTAAAATATACTGACCATTCAAAAGTACTTACATTGTCCATCGGAATTATTTATATCAGTCTGTTAGTACTATGGATAGCCAGTGTTTTTTCAAATCCCTAACCCTAGCCCCTCTCTCTGACAGAATTACGGACCCACAGTCACACTCGGGATAATTTTCGGTCTTTTTTACACCTTTGGACATTTACAACGCCAATATTTGATATTACAATTGAATATAAAAATATGTTATATTCAATCATAAACGATATAATTATGGTTATTCTAAAGTAATATATACTAACTCCTACGCTTCGCTTCCGGAGTTTGGTTCGGAGTCGGCGGTTACGCAGACTCCTCCTATAAAATCAAATCAAGACGTCATTATTACTTGTAAAACGCAAGGCTATTTTAACCAGCGTCCATCTAATAGGTAGTGGTTGCTATAAATGCGGAAGAAAAAGAGTAAGTGATAAAAAACAATTACACGAAACTATATTTATGTAAAAATGGAGAATATGATAATTATTTAAGTCGGCGTTGTAAATGTCCAAAGGCGTAATATGTCCAAAGGCGTAATATGTCCAAAGGCGTAATATGTCCAAAGGCGTAATATGTTTTGTCTCATTTTTCTTTTCGGTCGGTCTAATATCGTGAAGCACCTTCGATTGTTTTACTAACTGGTTTGAAAGCAGTTTGAACAAGTTCCATAGACTGGACTTTGTTGATAGGAGCGCGAATCGCAATAATTTCTTCTTCTACGGTTTTTTCATTGCGAACCGGGTTCATTTTTTGGAGAGTTGCGTCTTTATTTTTCTGTGAAGGTTCATACTCCATTACAACAGCTCTGGGATTTTTAAATGTATCACTGCTTCTACGTAATGCCTCATATACTACCAGAATATACAATACACCTAAAATGGGGTTAGTATACGCAAATAATCCAACAGTTACACAAAAGAAAAATAATAGACCCATCGGAGAATTGACAAATGGTTTCATCCCATTAGGTGTATTTATTGGTAAAATAACATAAAGAATAAATGCCAAAAATAACACAATTTCAACGGATGACAAACTTTTAAAAGATTCCGGTATCTTCATCTATACCATAGATTTATATATTTTTATATGAAATCGGTTGAAAAATTGAAAGCAATAATGCTAAATGTAATAAAGATTATTTCATCTAACATATTAGTATTACTCATCCCTCATTCGAACTCATAATGAAATCTCAACATAATGCATTTATTCGTCGCAAAATGGTCATATCTGCTACCAAAAAGAAAACAAGTGCAACAAACACAAACTTACCAAAAGACCCCGAGTTTGTTATAACAGAAGAATACAGAACTCTTATTCGGGATAACTCCCATTTAGGAAAAAAAGGTTATACCATTCCTAAAGAATATTTGCATCCCGATGACCTCAAGTTTCTATACAAAGACTTGTTTGTGAAACCAGTTGTTGCGGGTGCTACATATGGCGCTGCTTCGACCGAAGAAACCGCTTTTCCCGTTTATAGAGAAAATGACAAGAAAATATATTTGCCCCGATTTTATGGCCAAGAGCGATATGGCCTACCCAATAAAACGGACGTGGAACCTGGCCTAGATATAGGATTGGAGTTTTCTAAATCTATTCGTGATTACCAGGAGAACATTATTGGGGTTTATACAAAACACGTAGATGTGGCTTTGTGCAAAGGATCTCTGCATAAAGGCGGCGGTGGCATTTTGGAGGTTCCCTGCGGCAGGGGAAAATGTTTAGGCAAAAATACACCGGTTCTTATGTATGATGGAACAATTAAAATGGTTCAGGATATTGTTGTGGGAGATGTATTAATGGGTGATGATTCTACGCCACGAAATGTCTTGACATTAGCACGAGGTAGGGAAACAATGTATAAAATAACAGACGTAAGTTCTCCAAATATAGATATATCATACACTGTAAATGCTAGTCATATATTATCTTTGAGAGAACCCGGTTCAAAATCCACAGTTGATTTGTCTATTTCAGAATATTTAGAAACACGCGAAGAAAAAAAATGGCGAGGTTATCGCGTGCCAATTCATACAAATTGCGAAAACCACCGACCCTATATACGGGACCTTGTTGCAAACTACGGATACCAAAATATAGAAATAGAAATACCCGAGATATACACCCATATAGTTCATATGGCTAGATCTTCTGGATATAAAGTCATATTGCACAATAAAACTACAATTTCCGTATATGAAACCGATGATTTATCCTATGACATTGCAATATCTATATTGCCAGAAGATGATTATTATGGATTTGAAATAGACGGTAATCGTCGGTTTGTTTTAGGCGATTTTACAGTTACTCATAATACTGTTATGGGGTTAAAAATCATTTCGCTATTATGTAAAAAGACCCTGATCCTGGTCCATAAAGAGTTCTTGATGAACCAGTGGATTGAGCGTATCGCCGAGTTTCTGCCCGGGGCCCGGGTCGGTAAAATCCAGGCCCAAGTTATGGACATCGATAACAAAGATATAGTTATAGGAATGATTCAGACACTCTATGACAAAGATTATCCGGGAAATACTTTCACCAGTTTCGGCTTAACAATCATTGACGAAGTGCATCGAATCGGTAGCGAACAGTTCTCCAAAACACTGACGAAAATAGTGACGCCATATATGCTCGGTATTTCGGCCACAGTGGACCGCAAAGACAAATTGACCAAAGTGTTATATATGTTCATTGGTAACAAAATATACACAGAAGCCCGGAAAGACGAAGACCCGGTGTGTGTTCGTGGAATTGTGTATAACTCATCCGACCCGCAATTTAATGAAGTGGAATATGACTGGAAAGGCACGCCAAAATATAGCACAATGATAACAAAACTATGTGAGTTTGGTCCGCGCAGCGATTTCATTGTTCGTATAATAGGGGATTTAGTCAAAGAAAATCCGGAGAACCAGATTATGATTTTGGCGCATAATCGGTCCCTTTTGACCTATTTACACGATGCTATTGCTTATCGGCAAATCGCCGAAGTGGGATATTACGTAGGCGGGATGAAACAAACGGCTCTGCAAGAAACCGAGACCAAACAAGTGGTTTTGGCGACATATGCTATGGCAGCGGAGGCTTTAGATATCAAAACGCTGTCAACGCTAGTTATGGTAACCCCGAAAACGGATATAGTGCAATCGGTGGGCCGAATCTTGCGCGTTAAACACGAGAACCCCATTATAGTAGATATAATAGATAGCCACGATGTTTTCCAAAACCAATGGACACAGCGAAAACGGTTTTACAAAAAATGCAATTATAGGATTCGGCAAATCGATAGTCGTATATATGCAGGTATGTCTATAGACTGGGATGGCGATAAAACGTGGAAACGTGTATTTGAACCAGTAGTTAATAAAAATACTGGGTCAAACGATGAGGGTAGCGATGATGAAGAATGTGGGGCTAAACAAACACTTTCAGAAAAAAAATGTTTGATCAAGTTCTCCGATTTAGAAGAAATACCAGATGGAGTTTAGCTATATAAACTTACCGATTACACCGGGTTCTCCGAGAACGTCTATTTTTTTTGGCTTTTTTAGTTAGGCGCCGGTGTTTTTTACTGAAGCGCCGGCCTCCGACCTTAGAAGCATATTTATATGTCTCTCCGCCTAAAGTAGTTGCGTGAGGTTGAGGGAGAACACCCGCATAGGGTGCAGAAACCGGCGAAAAATCAGTAGTGCTAATGAGAGTCATAGTATAACATAGGGGTAGATTATTTGCGATATGCAACTTTTGCTAATCCCTCGTTGGATAGGGCATCCGCCCTCGTATTCAAATGCCGATATACATGGATATAGTCTATTTTGTCGAAATGTTTTTCTAAATCTGTTGCTTGTTTGTAAATATCTAGCAAGTTCTCCGATTTGACTTTGTATTTTCCCAACATTTGTTTGATAACTACTTCACTGTCGCCTTTTACAATGAGAACTCGGATATTTAGGCGGACAGCTTCGTTTAAGCCCAGTAATAGTCCAGTATATTCTGCTAAATTGTTTGTTTCTTTATTACCTACGTAAATGGCCCGGGACCATATTTCCATATTATTAGCGTATATAACAGCGCCCGCTCCCGCGGGCCCGGGGTTGCCTTTGCTGCAGCCGTCAAACATCATACAATATGTCGTGTTGGGGGTATCTGGAGAGAATAGTTCACTCGGTTTTATAAGAACGCCGGATAGAGGAACCATAGTAGGTGTTCGCGGTTTCTCCGGATGGATAGGTTCGAAAAACGCGGGTGTTGTAGTAGTTGGTCTTGTGAGAACTTGGGGGACAATTTTGACTGACTTTTGGAAAAAGCTGGTTAGTTTTTGTTGATTCATTCTTTGCATAATGATATATGAGGGGTTATAGAATATATACAGTTACGTTTATATTCTATATAAATCAATTTTATTTACGGGATTTTTTAGTGTGTTTCTTGTGGGATTTTTTGGTGTGTTTTAGATTTTTTCCGCCTTGTTGTTTTTTGTGGTATTTTTTTGAACGACCCCCCACCCCCCACCCCAACTTGTTTTTTTCGGAGTGGTGGTTGAAGTGGTGGTTGGAGTGGTGGTTGAAGTGGTGGTTGAAGTGGTGGTTGAAGTGGTGGTTGGAGTGGTGGTTGGAGTGGTGCCAAAACTAGGTATAAAACTGTTAGGTATAAGACTGCTTACTCGACCTTGAAAACCTTTTAAAGTAGTTCCTATGGCAAAATCTTCAATAACATATTTAAAGTTTATTTTACCTTTAATTATATCATAGATATTTAGTTTATTCTTAAGCTCATTTATTTTATTCTGATTTCGTGGTGTTTTCGATTTCTCATCACTGATGGAGTTTTTTAAGTATCTAATATAATCATTAATGAAATTGTATATGTAATACGGTTTGTTTAATGTGCTGGGGTCTTCCGCACGAGGAGGACGTAGTTTCTGCAATTCTATACTAACGGAATCATTATTACCGTTTATAACGGCATTTGCTAAATCATTATACTTATTGATATCATTATAATCAATATCCGTAGTATCTAATTTAGGTTCTTCAATAAAATATTTTGAGTTTATTGTACCTTTAATTCTTTTATAGTTAAGTAGTTTTTCGTTAAGCTCAGCTATTTTTTTGCGATCTCGATTTGGTTGTTTCAATTTCTCAGAATTGATGGAGGTTTCTAAGTATTTAATATAATCAACAATGAAACTGTATATGTATTGCGGTTTGTTTATGTCGCCCGGGGTGTTCGGAAGAGGATCCCTCAGATAAAAAAATGCTCGGGTAACTTCATCAGGGCTACCGGTTTCAACGGCTGTTTCTAATTCCTTATACTTAACTCTAACATCATCAGCAATGTCCGTAGTATTTAATGTGGGTGCTTCATTTATCGAGGTGGTCAGCGATTCAACTACATCATTTTTTCCGAATGAACCTGACATATCTTTAATTATATATATATATATAAATATATTTCCTAAAGTTTGCCAATAGACACTACCATACTACCTACTGGTGCTAACCTGACTGGAACCCATTTTTTGAACTTTTTGTGAAATACACATTCCATCAATAACGTCTTTTCGCTATCCACATATTTATCTAAACGCGTATCTTCAAAATCTTCTTCGTCGTCACTTTCCTCAATATAATCCAAATTGCGGTTTTCTCGAATGTTCCGGAATAACCCATTCATAAAAATACTTTTTTCATAACCAGGAATACACGCCAGGCCACAATATACTTCGGCTTTATTTGCACCTAGTGCAAACAAATGATATATATCAAATTGAACATCGGCCCTAACCAAAAAACTAGTCGGGTATTTATATTGCGGTTTGCCATACGAAAACTGGGGGATTATTCCATAAAACACTGGTTCTGGTAACAGAATAGCCACCGGTTGTTCCGAAATCCCGGTTTTAGGTTTTGCCGACATATTTATGTATGGCATAGTTTGCACTAGACTTCGATACTGAATGTGATGCACTGTATATCCACAATTGTCTATATACACCTTTGCATAGATGTCGTCGAATATATTATCGCACCACATTACAGGTAGAGCAAACGCCATCGCCTGAGTATTTGAAACCAATTTGTCATAAAACATATTGTCAATGGCACCCAATTTTTCACTAAATGTATGATGTTTTATTGAAATACCCTTGTAATAGAAAATGTCTTCGATAACAAATACCGATTGGTTCCCCCCTTCAACTGAAACCAAAGTCCCATATAACACGGTTCCAAGAGCCATAGATTGATTTACCTGGATAGCCAATTCGACTATTCCACTGATACGTTTATCGCGCGTAATTTCCATTAAATAACACACATTACGCTTGCCTTCGAACGAAAACCATATGTAATATTTTTTCCCCATAGGTATTGCTAAAGCAATGTCATATGGTTCGGAAACTTTCTTATGTGAAATTGTTTCATAGGAAAGTTCAAATTGCGGAAAGCGGGATAATACAGTTTTTGTAATGTTATTAGATGCCATACTAGTTATATTGGATGCTATTCGTAATATAATATGTCTAAATATGTTTATATCTTTTTCATAAAATAATATTTATAGGTCGTATGAATTGGTCGCAGATAGCGTTTGGTCTAAAAACATCGCTAAATCATTTTCCATTTCTTCCGTGTTTATTTGTATTTCCGGAGAACTTTTACTTTTGGTTTCTAGTATTTCTGACAAAATAGTATCGTATTTTTCACTTTGTATTTTGACAATATCCTTTGTCTTAGGTGTGCTATATGTCGTTTTTATATAGTCCCATCCATAATGAAATAATGCAATAACTGCAATAGAAACAATAATTGATTGTAAAAACCACCACATTAATTATATTTTCAGGAGATTTCGTTTCCCTATTGTATTCGGCAAAAGTTTTCCTAAATATTTAGTGAAAACTATATAAATATATTCGAATCAATCATATATATAATATCATAAACCATGCCATCTATTATTATTGTTGAAAAAGTAGGAAGTATTAAGCAAGTATCAATAAAATCCGTTGTAGAAACGGAATTGTATAAAAAGGCAGGTTTGAAGGTAGCCGATGGATTCAAGTGTTACACGATTTGGTCAGTTGAATATGCTAAGCGGCAATATACGATTAGTTTATATGGTAAAACTACCGGCAGAGCAAATTATGAAAACAAATACGAGTTTCCTCCACCGGTTGATAATATCCTTTTTTTTGGGAATTGTATTTTGATTGCTAAATCTACTGAAGGTGCTATAATGGATTTAACACAGGATATGTGGGAAAAGATATACGAAACATTGTATGGCGGATTTGATGATATTGGGGAAGAAGATAGTGACAGTGAGTGCGATAGTGAGGCGGAAGAAGTCGGCAAACGGACGAAAAACGGGTATATTAAAGACGGATTTGTAATAGATGATGAAGATGAAGACGAAGAAGACGACGACGAAGAAGAGGATAATGACGAAGACGAAGATGATGAAGACGGATATATCCCTCCTCCAAAAAAGGAATCTAAATCGAAAAAAACAGGTTCCGCTAAAATAAAGAATGCGTTCGAATTGCAAAATGTGCAAGAAGAAAATTATTTAGATTGCACTAGCGAACTCAGCGAAGAAGAGTATTTAGAATAATAGATATTTACTTCATAATATATAAAAATGAAACAAAACAAACAACAGATATAAACATAAACTATTTAATGTATTTATCTAACCCCGTAACAAAAATATCTGCCTAAAATGATTTATTTTTTAATACCCAAAATGCATAATAAACTATACGAATATTTGGCTTGTAGTCAAGACCTATCACCATCAGATATACCCAAACTATCATCAACATTAGCACATTATTTATATGAAATAAAAGAGCAAATACAAGATCATATTTCTGAATGGGATCTGTATAAAAAATATACAAATACATACGAATATATACATTCATCAGTGCCAACAAAAAAAAAGAGCGTTGCTAAATACAAACCCCTTTCCCGTTCGTATTTCAAACTGATTGAACTCATTGAACTATTTCATTTAGTGCCAACTGACCGAGTAATAAAATCGTTTCATTTGGCCGAAGGACCAGGTGGATTTATAGAGGCATTGGTGCATATACGTAACTGCAAAGAAGATCGATATTATGGTATGACACTATTGGATGATAAAAACGACGAAATGATACCGGCTTGGAAAAAAAGTAATAATTTCCTCGCTGAAAATCGCAATGTGTTTATAGAAACCGGTGCAGACAAAACGGGAAATCTATTATCTACTGAAAATCTTAAATATTGCAAGGAAAAATACGGGTCTTCCATGAACTTTATAACCGCTGATGGTGGATTCGATTTTTCTCTGGATTTCAATAATCAAGAGCAAAATATGGCCAGATTATTGTTTGCCCAAATATGCTTTGCACTATGTATGCAATCATTCAATGGCTCTTTTGTTTTGAAATTGTTTGATTGTTTTACGGAAGCGTCATTAGATATGATAGCACTATTGAGTTCTTTTTACAAGAAAGTGTATATTACTAAGCCGAATACCAGCCGGGCAGCCAATTCAGAGAAATATTTGGTTTGCAAGGGATTTTTGTATGACGACAATGTCAGTTTTTTCCCGTTTATTTATAAAACGTTTAAGCACGTCATTGAGATACCACAAACTGCGTGCATTGGACGTTTATTACCCGATTTTTCAATTCCTTATTATTTTCTCACAAAAATAGAGGAATATAATTCCATTTTTGGACAGCAACAAATTGAGAATATTCACTATACATTGTCATTACTAGAGTCCAAACCTAAACCGGAAAAAATTGAGAGTATTATAAAAGCCAATGTGCAAAAATGTATGTATTGGTGTATAAAACATAATATACAATATAATATTTTATTTAGAGATATACAAATGGATAGTCAGGTTGTTTAGTGTATGCACATAGGAATATTTTTATGTCGCGTGTGAAAGTTTTTTAGTAACACATCGTTTCACTTCCCCCGTATTCGCATCTACTATCGGTGTTTTCGTAATAGAAAATCCAGTGCGGTCTTTATTTGTGTATATAGTTGCATTTGTGCCATAGGCAAGGGCATTTGCAGTCTCGGCGCCATATGCATTTGCGGTTTGTGCAGCCATATTTGTAATTTCTTCATATCGAACACGAGCAATATGGTCACTTGAACTAACGCCACCTTGGTTATAAAATCGATTATTGCTCATTTTTACAGTTGGTGCTGCACAATCGGGTTTATCGGCAACGGCATACTTGAATTGATTCTGGTCAAATGTTTGATTTCTATCATACAAATATTGTTTGCTAGAAGTGTAATAGTTCTTCTTGCGATTTGTAATGTCGTATTGTTTTATTGCTGCACCGCCACTGCGACATCTACGTCTAGCATTATCGGCTTGAGAAAAACATATTTTAGGATCAGCCGATAATTGTATAGCTCCGCCGGTTTCATATTTACTATTTGGTAAATCTATATCCAATGTATTTGCTAAAGATGTGCATTTTCCATCAGGTGTCAAAACGGATGAAACAATAGAATATCCATTTGGAGTTTCGAAACTTTGTATACTTGCTGAAACTCGTGGATTTCCAGATATTATGGTTTGAGACGCTATTTCCTTACGGTATAATTTAACTGGAGTTGCTTTAAATATATTCATATTGTCGCATTGGTTTAATACATATGTATTTTTTCTTAAAATAGAAGTAATTTGATTAAGTGTTTTTCCTTTCCACGAAACATATCGAATTGGGTTCAATCCTAATCTAGCTGTACTATCTATATTTTCCATACTTATATACTATAATAATATAAGGTTTTTGTATATATGATTTATATAGTAAAATTATATTCTAAATAAAAACTATACATATGAGTGATATAGTAGAAAATTACGATATTACCTATTTTGGAATTGGTTATGAAGATTTAGCTAAATTGGAATTAGATGATGAAATAAATGTTATAGAAAATACTGAATGTAATGAAATAACAAATGTTGATATTTATGAGGCTGGGGCAAAGGAACCAGTAGGACCAGAGGAACCAGAGGAACCAGTAGGACCAGAGGAACCAGAGGAACCAGAGGAACCAGTAGGACCAGAGGAACCAGAGGAACCAGAGGAACCAGAAGTCGATTTCGATGCTCAATCGGGATATACTATACTTAATGAAATAGTTCCCAGTTTTCAAGAAATACAAAATATAACTATTAGCGTAGATGAACCAGTTGCAGAGGAACCCGGCATTGACATTATCCCTAAAATAGTATTTATAGTCCCATATCGCAATAGAAAAACACAATTAGAAGCCTTTCAATCCAAAATGAAAATTATTTTGGAAGACTATCCAAAACAAGATTATGATATACAATATATTCATCAAATGGATGAACGAGTATTTAATCGCGGCGCTATGAAAAATATTGGATTTTTAGTTGTCAAAAATAAATACCCTAATAATTATAAAAATATTACTCTAGTTTTCAATGATATAGATACTATGCCCGTTAGAAAAAACTTGTTTAATTATGATACAGTCCCGGGTGTTGTCAAACATTTCTTCGGTTTCACATATACATTAGGAGGAATTGTTTCAATAAAAGCCGCGGATTTTGAAAGAGTAAATGGATTTCCTAATTTCTGGGCCTGGGGATATGAAGATAATCTAATACAAAAACGGCTTGAAACCATCGGTATTAAGATTGACCGCAGTATATTTTATAAATTGGGCGATAAAAATATAATACAAAAAAATGATGAGATTACTCGTGAAGTTAATCAGAGTGAATATGACCGATATGTGCGAAATACTCCTGAAGGTATTTACTCCATACAAAATCTAGATTATACCATAGACAATGAATCTGGATTTGTTAATGTAAAATGGTTCAATACTGAATATAAACCCAATGTAAATACATATAGATTACACGACCTTAGACAAGGATCAATGCCATATGATACAAAATTTGGGCTTATGTATAACAATAGAAGAATCCGCGGAGGGCGAATGCGTATGGGTATATAAACACCCACGGCTTCGCCTCTGGAGTTTCCTATATATCTTACCCGAAGGGTCCGGTTAAACATCCATAACTTGCATAGGACTCGACTCATTTTCCGAACTCCGATTCTCTCTTGCAAAAAACTAAATCTATTAAACATAATAAATAGAATTATTCATATTATATATCGTATATTATGAATATTATAATAAATCCTACTAGTTTTAACGGTAAATGTATATTTTTTTCAGATAGGAAGAAAAACACTATTATAAACGGATGTTTTTCTAAAATAATTTATTCACCGGAATATTTTACAATGAACGGTATTTTTTTTATTATACCTTTTATAATTAAATCATATATACCTATTTCAAATCCATCCGTAACCGAAAATAGTAATTTTTTTAGGTCGGCAAATCCATCATTATCCTTCGACGATAAATCATCTATAGATAATTTATTAGCACAGGATAATAAATATACAGTGTATTTTTACACACACGACGTTAAAAATCTGCAATATATCACTCTTTTATCAAAAATTGAAAATACAATTATAAATACTTACAAAGAAATAAATGGATTAAAAAAACGTAGTAACCTGGTTTTAACAAATCAATTATACAAGGGATTTTTCAAAATATATAAAGAAAAACGTTTCCGTTCAACAACAAATCCATCTCATAGTTCCGCATATATAGAGGATTTTGTATCCGAAAAAACGCTAGATACGGAGGGAGTTACTGCTTGCGTAGACCGCACTACATTTTCAGTATTACGTAGTAAAGAGGAAATATCCGGACCCCTTCGGGTAGGATATTTAGGAAACTCCGGCCTAACGTCAGTAGAGCGCAGTTCGAAAGAGTTTGAAAAAAACGCGGAATATATGTTGAAAATATCAGGGGTTTGGGAAAATGCCGAAGAAATAGGTATTACATACAAATTCATAGAAATATGAGGTAGGGCGGAGAACGCCGGAGCGAGGAACACGCGTAGGTGTTCGTGGATTCTCCGGAGAAACACCGAATGAGTTTATCCAAATGAATCAAGAACGAGTGTAGGTCTCGACCCATTTTCGGTTGGCTTTGCCATATATCATAAATATTTATCAATAATACATTTAGGCAATAATGTATCACGTATGACATCCATTTTTTTGAAACATTTATTAATAGTTACATCACTAACCCCCGATATTTGTTTTATATGTGTTTTTGATATATTCATATTACAATAGTGTGAAATAAAATACACAATTCCAGCTGCTATTGCGTGTGGAGTATTATCGGTAATAACATTATTTTGCTCCAATTTTTTAGCAATAAACTTGCACAACATAGTCAATTCACCATTCATATTGAGCTTACTGCAATACCGCTCTATAAATGAACTCGGTGTAGTCATTTGTAATTCAGTCTGTTGAGATAAATCCACACTTCTTTCAATATTGTGTAATATATTTACTGCCATAGAACAACCATTTGTTGCGCTAGTTTTATCTAAACTAAATATTTCCGCAATTTCGTGAGCAGTTCTAGGGCAACCATTTAGCCTACACGAGATATAGATTGATGCGGCTTTTATACCATCACGATTCAATCCCCTAAACATCTTCTGTTCTGAAATATCCTTGTGAATGGATATAGCATCGTCTATCAATATTTTGGGAATACCCGCATTTTGTGCCATAATCGTAATGAATTGGAACTCATTGTATAGTGATTTTTCTTTGTGTGGCATTGATTGCCATTCTGTCCATTTACGTATTTTCTTCATTTCATATGAAAGGTTTGAAGACGCCATTACTTTACAACCAAACGAAGATTCTACCAAAAGTGGATTAATTGGGTTACCACATCTGGTAGGATCGGCTGCATTTTTGTCATCTGCTCCGTAAAATCGCCATTCTGGTGAATAATCTAATGTATCTGTGCACATAACGGAACACGCCGAGTTAGTGCAAGTTGGAAACCCATCTTCCATGATAACCAATACTGCATTACACAAATTACATAATCCTTGCTCGGATGGTTCATATACACATTTGATTTCCGTGGACAATGTATTTAGCTTCGATTGGGTTGTTTTATCGGTGTCAAATATATCCCATAGTCTGGCTTTTTCTGCCTGAGAAATTGTCGTTTTTTTCTTGTGGGTTTTTGATTTTTCTTTTGAATGTAACTGTATGCGATAAGTATCGGAAGATACTGGCTTTAGGATATCTTTATTACTATCCTGCGATAAAGTATCTACGGACACTCTATTTACGGAGTTATTCGCATATTTAGCATCTAGCCATAACTCCGAATAATCAGTAATATCGGGTGTCGCCATATTCATTATACATTGATTACTATTATTAAATGTCGAAATACTAGATTCTTCAAAGCAATTTGCTTCCATTATTGCTATATTTTTAGAAGTATTATATTTATGCGGTTTTGCCTTAATACTTATTATATGGTCTGTAAAAATAATACCTTTTGCATTATCTAATTTCCTCATATTTGTGCCAACTTATTAAAAACAGTATTAATAGTAGTGTGTTTCAATTTTATAGAAAAAAATATCATAAAAATATAGAAAGACAATGAATATAGTTACTATTATTTTGAATCGATTACCAAATATATTTTGGAAAAATCTATCACAGTCACTAATGCAAGAAATATGTGACTCTATGATCAATAGTATTGATAGTGAAGATTCTTGTGAAAAACGACCGGCTAGATCTGTGCTACTTTCAGTTTTCGAAGATTTTCTTGAAAATAATTTTTCTGTAGCCAATACTGAGATATTATCTGATAGATTTAAAACAAACTTTTTGACTAGTGTCACTGTAAATGGAAACCATCCAATGAAAGATATATTAAATACTGATTACGTAAATATATTTGTTTTAAAAAAAATATTGGATGTAGATTCTGAGTTAAAAGATGATGGCAAAATATTTTTAAATGTATTAGATACGGCGATAAAAGATATTTATAAAAAGTTTAATACAGATACTCCTAAAAATAAGGCATCTAAAGTAATCAATTTAATTAAAGAACAAGTTACTACATTGGCAAATAAAAAACCAAATGCGTTACCAGTTAAAGGAGGGGCTCTATTTTTTGGAAAATCCAAAGCAAAAGTCGATCCTAAAAATCCAGTTCCAGCTCCAGCTGAAGCAAAAGTCGATCCTAAAAGTCCAGTTCCAGCTCCAGCTGAAGCAAAAGTCGATCCTAAAAGTCCAGCTCCAGTTCCAGCTGAAGCAAAAGTCGATCCTAAAAGTCCAGCTCCAGCTCCAGTTGAAGCAAAAGTCGATCCTAAAAGTCCAGCTCCAGCTGAAGCAAAAGTCGATCCTAAAAGTCCAGTTCCAGTTCCAGTTGAAGCAAAAGTCGATCCTAAAAGTCCAGCTCCAGTTCCAGCTGAAGCAAAAGTCGATCCTAAAAGTCCAGTTCCAGTTCCAGTTCCAGCTGAAGCAAAAGCCGATCCTAAAAGTCCAGTTCCAGCTGAAGCAAAAGTCGATCCTAAAAGTCCAGTTCCAGTTCCAGCTGAAGCAAAAGCCGATCCTAAAAGTCCAGCTCCAGCTGAAGCAAAATCCGATCCGAATAATCAAGACAAACCTTCAGTAGAAGGTGACTCAAATAAATCGACAACCACTGCATTGGATGGAACTCAAAAATTATCTGGAGATAATGAAGAGAATAATGAAGATTTAATTCAACAAATATCTGATACAATATCATTATTAGCTAAATTAAAACCGGATGATCAACACAAAGACCAACACGTGGAAATAACTAAAAAACTTGAAACTATTCGCGAAAATGCAAAAAAAAATCAGAATAAATCGTCTTCTGAAAATAAAATGGCTCAATCAGTGACACCTATGAATGCTAGCATGCAACAGCCAACACAAGGCGGTCCAACACAAGGCGGTCCAATTCCAGGCGGTCCAATTCCAGGCGGTCCAATTCCAGGTATGCCCCAAGGTATGCCCCAAGGTATGTCCCAAGGTATGCCCCAAGGTATGTCCCAAGGTATGTCCCAAGGTATGTCCCAAGGTATGTCCCAAGGTATGTCCCAAGGTATGCCCCAAGGTATGTCCCAAGGTATGTCCCAAGGTATTCCGGGTATGTCCCAAGGTATTCCGGGTATGCAAGGTTTGCCCCAAGGTATGCCCCAAGGTATTCCGGGTATGCAAGGTATTCCGGGTATGCAAGGTATTCCGGGTATGCAAGGTATTCCGGGTATGCAAGGTATTCCGGGTATTCCGGGTATGCAAGGTATGCCCCAAGGTATGCCGGGTATGCAAGGTATTCCGGGTATGCATGGTATTCCGGGTATTCCTAATGTAGATGCAGCATTGTCCAAACTTTCAGGACAAGGTGAAAAAATAATAGGGAACGCTATGGATAAATTAAAAAAAACTCCAATTGGAAATGCACTTGATCAGTTAAAACAAAAAGGGCTGGATTTACCTACTCCGTCAAATTTATCTGCTAATATAGTAGATAAAATATTTAAAAACTTTTCATCAACTGACAAAAAAGGTTATATTGAAATAAGAGAAGATATATATAAAAGGTTCTTAGATGCATTAAGCGACCATTTACACGGCCCGGAAGGCAGGCAAATGTATTTGCGTATAATAGACCCTTTTTTATCAAATAATATTGATGAAGTCATCAGTAGTGGTTCAGTTGCTATAGTAACTATTATTCATTTAATTACAAATAATTCTGATGTTCGTGAAATGATTGAAAGTTCAATAACCACCGGATTCGAAAAAATTACAAAAAATACAGTTACGCCAGAAGGAAACTTAGATCCTATAACGGGTGGTTATGCGTTTACTAAATATGTAATAAATAAATTGATTACTCCTCAGTTATCAACATTAATTGCAAATAAAAATCCTTTAAATAAATTGTATAAAAACATGCAAACAATGGAATATGATGATGAAATTATTAGACGCAAGCAAGCTAAAGATTATAACAAAAGTTTATGTGCTAAATATGCACCTATTGTAAGCGAACCATCTGATTTAAAAAGTGAAGATTCATCTGGTGAAAATCTTAATAAAACACTTAATGTACTTGGTAATATAGCAAGTATAGCTGGTATCGGCGCGAATATTAATTCAAATACGCATTCCATCTCAATTAGTGGTTCAGATGCTAGTCCAGATGCTAGTCCAGATGCTAGTCCAGAACCCGGTCCAAAGGAATCAACTGAGTCTCCTGCGCCAGCACCCCCACCTACACCGCCAACCTCATCTGGAGGTACAAAAAATAAAACAGTAAAAACCCGAAATACTCTGCAATCAAAAAATAAAACAAGATATATATAAGTTTCTCATTTTTATTATCTTAGTATAACGGTCACTCCATACAATAACTAACTAAATGTAACTTTTTTCTCTATTTTTTGAAAATGCTCAGGTTTATATACTAAATTACCCGAAGGTTTATATTGATCTATGGGGGTATACTGTTTTTGTTCTTTTTGCAATGTTCCACCCCCAGACTTATCGTTAAATAGTTTAGAATTAATGTTTTCTTCTTCGTCAGCATTTTCACCTTTTTTTACTAAATTGCCATATTGGTCAACTACATTACCAGTCTTTTTCTTTATTTCATTACGGACATAAGAAGGAACCCAATGCATCCATGATACAAAAAGTGTATTGGGATGCATATATCTAACGTGAAACCCATTATCTTCCAGCTTTGTTACTAAATATGCTATACATTCAGATTTATCATATATAGGTTCTCCAAAAATATATTCCGGGACGGTAAACCAAATATGTTTATCATTAGATTTGGTTTTTCCAATAATATTAATTCGTTTATGGATCCTTCCTAGCAATTTATTAAATACAGATAGCTGTTTTAAATCTCGCCGGTGATTTTTCTCGTATAATTCATCTATATTTATTTTTTCGTTCGGTTCTTCGTCAGTTACATATAAAAATGCCATTGTATATAGTGCTAATATAAAAATATTTTATTGTAAAAAACATATAAGAAAATACCACGTTATTTTCTTATAATGAACACACAATCTCAAATAAAACATTTAGTTATAACCGGAGGAGGTATAGCCGGAATTATTATATATAGTATTTTACGCGAATCCTATAAATCCGGAATATGGAATATAGAGAACATAGAAAGTATTTATGGAACTTCAGCAGGTGCTATAATTTCCGTATTTATTGCACTAAAGTATGATTGGTCAGAAACAGACGATTATATTATAAAACGACCGTGGGAAAATGTATTCAAGATTGATATTGATGCGGTTCTCCGTTCGTTTAATTCAAAAGGTATTTTAGGAAAAAAAATAATTGAAGAAATGTTATATCCACTATTGAAAGGTAAAGACTTAGAACCAACTATTACGATGAAAGAGTTATATGAATATTCTAATATAGATATTCATATATTTAGTACTGAAATACATAATTACGAAACTGTCGATATTTCTCACAAAACACATCCAGATTGGAGAGTTATAGATGCTGTTTATTGCTCCGCTGCCTTGCCAATTATTTTTATGCCTTATTTAAAAGACGGGATGTGTTATTCCGATGGAGGTATAACAAACAATTATCCGATTTATGCGTGTTTGGAGAACGGCACAAATCCCGATGAAATATTGGGTATTACACTTCCAAAAGAACAAGACACGACACAAACTATTACTGAAAAATCGTCATTATTCGATTATTTGTCGTATATATTGAATAAAATGTATAAACAGGCATATTTATATTCTATGGAAAAAAAAGACTATACAATAAAATATGAAATAGAACTGGAGAACGCTATTCATGTAATATATGATTTTGTAAATGTTTCGTCTTCGGAAAAAGAGCGCTGTCGTCTATTAGATAAAGGCGTTGAAATATGGAATAATTTTATGACTAAACTGAGGGAGGAGTCGGAGGTTACGCAGACTCCGACCCAAACTCCGGAGGCGAAGCGTAGGAGTTTAGCAAATCACAAACCTCATCCAAATGCAGACAAATCAGTTGTCAATTTGAATTAGTCATATATTTTTTTGATTTTTCACGCGTTTCCGTATTTTGGAGAACCAGACATTTTCGATAATAATAGGAGAACGCTGGAGCGAGGAACGAGCGTAGGTGTTCGTGGATTCTCCGGAGAAACGACGAAGGAGTTTCGTAGGATGAATAGTGTTATAGTATATATATTACACTAGTCCAATTTATGTTTAATCTATTTTATTCACTAGTTCCGGATAAAACCAATTGTTCTAAACCACTCTTTGTAACTTTTGACTCATAGTTAATCTTGTTTTCACCGACAATCATAATAATTGTAGGATATGATTCTATTTTGTATTCTTCAATTAGAGTTGCCGTCTTTTGATCTTGATCTTTTGTGCAATCTATTGATTGACAACTGATTGAATATCCATTAACATCTTTCCCGTGATATTCTTCTTTAAATTGTTCCCATTCAGGTTTAGCTTTTTTACAATGAGGACACCAATCGGCAAAGAAAAAGAGCACCTGGGCCTCTTTTTTTCGTGTATTTGTATTGGCTACATCGGAGAACTGTTTTACGTCCTTCTCGTATTTATAATATTTTTTATACCAGTTATATCCAATGTAGGAAAATAAAATAACCAAGAAAACTATGAAGATAATCCGAGTATATTTACCAAAAAAACGATTATATAATAAAGCTATGATTTTTGACATTATATATTATAACTATAGATAAATTATATAAAAATACCGAATTACGTGTATTCTTTCTGAAAAATATTACATAACTGCTAAATCTTCATTTAGCAAATTGTATAATATTGGTAAAATACATTTTATCAAGTTATTATAACAAAAATGAATAAAACCCGACGTAAAAATACACGTTCTAATAAAAAAGTGAGAACATCGGTATTCACCCGAAAACATTATTCGAGTAATGATGGAATGCTAACGACGGTTTGGGGACCAAGCACTTGGCATCTATTACATACAATGAGTTTTAACTATCCAGTTAATCCTACTTGTGAAGATAAACGTAATTATCGGGACTTTATATTGAGCATGCAAAATGTATTACCTTGTGGCAAATGCCGAAAAAACTTGAAAAACAATTTCAAAAAACATCCTTTAAAAATGTGTAATATGGAGAACCGCGAAAAGTTCTCCCTTTATGTTTATAAATTGCATGAGATAGTAAATAAAATGTTGGGTAAGAAATCTGGATTATCATATGCGGACGTTAGAGAGCGATATGAACATTTTAGGTCAAGATGCGCTAAATCTATTAAGGAATTGAAACGAGAACACGAGGAAATGATGAAAAAGTCGGAAAAAGGGTGCACTGAACCACTCTATGGCGAAAAAGCAAAATGTATTTTAAAAATAGTTCCGGATGATACACTGTGTAATACATTTGATATAGACGAAAAATGTATGAAGAAAAAACTGGATTTGTGAAGGATTCCAAAGGCTAAGCCGTAGGAGTTTCCTCGTATTACCCCTAAGGGGGTCTGGAAAACTTCACATTATTCGAAGATAATTACATCATATGTATATGATATACGATTGCTTGATAATGCTGTGACGTCAATTCACTACGATAATAGATGCTAACTTCTATTCAATAGAGAAACCAACTCTTGAAACGTCGGAAAATAAAATAAATACGTGGTAAATATATAGAACTCAATATATATAATGTCAGACTATGAACCAAATACTCATTCGGCGGATAACTCAGAGATGCTTGTAAAAAATACTATAACAGCTAAATCTAAACCTAAGGTTCCTTTTTGGAGTGAAAACCCCAATATTATTTTGAACACAAATTACTTATTAGAGTTTTTTCCAACTGATACTATGTCATATGCACAAAAATTGAATGCTATATCTAGATTGGTTTTAGCTTTGGCCATAATCGGCTTCATTTTAACTAGAAGTATGCGTCTTGTTCTAGTAACTTGTATAACACTTTTTGGAATCTATTTGATTAATAGCCATTATGTAAAATCTATAAATACTGATAAGGATTTAGAAGGTTTTGGTTTGTGGGAGGAGTCGGAGATTACACTGACTCCGACCAAAACTCCAGAGGCGAAGCGTAGGAGTTTAGAAGGTTTAAAAAACCCAGCCTTAGATATGTTGAACGATATGAATATAGAAATATCTCCGGATGTTTTTGATAAATCTACTCCGGAGAACCCATTTAGCAATGTTCTCATAAATGACTATGACTACAACCCCAATAAAAAACCTGCACCACCTATTGCTAAACCGGAAATAAGTGATAACATATTAGCCGATGCAAAAACGATGGTTCAAAAATTGAACCCGAGGCAGCCAAATATTGCTGATAAACTTTTTCGAGATTTAGGAGAACAATTCGTTTTTGAACAATCTATGAGACCATTTTATTCCACTGCTAGCACCACTATTCCAAATGATCAAGCTGGATTTGCTGACTTTTGTTATGGTAGTATGATTTCGTGTAAAGAGGGAAATCTATTTGCTTGTGCCAGAAATAACTCATCTAAATATATTAACCAATAAAATATTAACCAATAAATAATAGTATTTATGATTTTCTTGTGTAATAGTATAATATACAAGAAAAATGTCCAGTGTAAATAGCTATATGTTCAACAATATGGGTCGTATTGGAACTGATGTTACAGATAAAACCCAACAAAATCTCTATAATACCCGTATTACTAACTATAATTTATCCAACTATTTTTCGTCTTCTAAATCCGATAATCACGTTTTGTTTGCCACTATGCAACCATCCGTCACTTATAACAGTGTAAATGGTGGAAGTGGTGTTGGCGGTGGAGTGGTTGAGTATGAATCTCTATTGCTTAACCAAGCTGAACAAGAACGCCCTCTAGAAAAGGTCCAATTGATGCAACGTATGTTCAACACCGTCCCTTATTTAGGAAGAGGTGCGGGAAATACCGATATAGAATCTCAATTGCAACAAGGCGAAATCATTGATCACAAAAAAAGCACCTCTACCATTATGGAGAAGTCATTTATGCCATACTCAATGAAATTGATAGATTACAATATGAATGAACGTGTATCGAACCCAGCATACACGGTAGAAGAAGCCGCTATGAATGGATGGGTTCGCGGCGGTTCAGACGCTCGCAATTTGTCTTATAAAAAATAAGTAAATTATTTCATATAAATGACATAAACATTTCATTTATATTTTATTTAAAAACCCCATGTCAGACACTATATCCAATTCTGAAGAAAACCCTACATTACAACCAACTAATAATGATATAGATGACCCCGTTGGAGATAAAACTTTACCCAAAGATCATCCATATTACAATATTCCGATCAATTTCAATGTTATAACACCTAGCTATACTGATAATATAGAATATCGCAAAGCATTACAAGAATTGTGTTTTTTACGCTATCCTGATACTTTTCCGGCCGGCGATTATCCAGAAGGAACTGACCCCGAATTGTGTCACGAAATGACATATGATTTGGAAAATATGACATATGCCCTAGATTTTATATGGCACAATACGCGACAACAATCACTATTTGTTGAATTATATAAATTGGCGGCTGTAGAAATGATGACTGAAGATTTGGAAGTAGGTTTAGCTATATTGTTTTCTTATGATTATTTACGGTATTTTTATCCTGTATTTCGCGAATATATGATATTAAATGAACGGTTCGATGAACATCATCCTTTTTATATTCGATTAAAACGAATATTGCAAAATTGACAAAACAAAATAAATATATATGCTATAGTATGACTTCCACTAGAACTAAAAATACCCCCGGAAATTATGATTTAGAACAATGGTCGTATGATAGAAATGTTACTTGGTGCACTGCTGAATATCGAGGCCCTCCTCCTCAAACGAACTTGCCTGGAAATGGATTGTTGGCCGGAAATGTGTCTAGAACACAATTGTCGGCCAACTCTTGTGATATAGAATCTATGTTGCGCGGAATTGGTTCCACCAATTTAGTTTCTCCTCAAGAACCAATTGTAGCACAAATCAATGAAATACCGTCTCTCAATATTTGCACAAAAATACCACTATTGATTCCATCAAACTTGACTGTTCAACCTAATCAGAGACCACTGTTTAATTAAACTTTACAACAATCTTTACGCTTTCTTTTTTAATACATTTGCACGCTGAAACCGACAATTCTTCTCGTTTCTTACGCGTTTTATCATTTTGTTGTATATTTTCTTTAGTATCTAAAGAAAACTTACGTTTCGATGTGCTATTTCGTGCATTCATATCATTTTCTATTTCTACATAGTTGGTCTTTATATAATCAATGATTTTGTTCTCTATAGCCCATTTGAAGAAATTGAGTTGGCCGATGGTTGTCTCCATATATTTTTCATCGTCATATGGAATAGATATCCGTTCCCATCTACAAAACGGGTCGAATCGTTTTTTGGAATACGCCTTTAGTTTGAGTTTATAATCATTGTATACTTTGAACCGGGTTATTTCAATTGAGCCACTGACTCGCTGCACCGGCAAATCGTATATAGTATAGTATTTTTTGGCAAAATTGGTTACAAACCAATCCACAATGCGGAGCGATATCTTGGATTCGCCATTGATGATGTTCATCATTTTGTTTATGTTCTCCTTATCACCATAGAACTCCATTAGATTTCGCATCAAAAGATCATTTTGAGTATTTGATTGAATAGTTGCAATAGATGACATTGTATGAATGGTTTATTAAGCATTTTTTATATAGATTTATACGAATTATTATTATTTGTTTTTGTTTTATAATAATAATGATTCTTCCTAAATAACATAAAAGTAGTGGGGATATTGTTCATATATACAAATGTCTATGGAATCCGTCAATGTTTTTATTGAAATCGCTAAAGGTTCTCATATTAAGTATGAATATGACAAGGAAAAACGGGCGCTAGTATGCGATAGAATATTGCATACTCCATTCAAATACGAGTTTAATTATGGATTTATTCCGGATACTTTGAGTATGGATGGCGACCCCATTGATGCGGTTATTATTATGGACGATGAATTAGTCCCGGGGTGCTATATCGATTGTAAAATCATCGGGGTTTTGGAAACCGAAGACGATGCCGGAGTGGATCCTAAATTGATTATGTGTCCTTCGACCAAAGTCGATCCCACTTATTTGCATATATGTGATATTACCGATTTGCCTAAAATGACTTTGGAGAAAATCCGGTATTTCTTTATGCATTACAAAGATTTGGAGAACAAGCGGGTCATTGTGGGCGATTTTAAGGGTAGAGAAGAAGCTATAGCGATTTACAAGAGTGGTATTTGTTTATAATGAGTAGGTATCAAATTTGGGATATAAAGAAATTAGAGAAATAAAACGAAAAATAGTATGACAGATTCGAGAAATCGGGATTAGAGGAACTCCTATGGCTTCGCTTCTAGAGTTTCCGCGATATCCTACCGCTACCCGAATGGGGTCCGGATATCTTCGCACTTTGTTTTTATAAATAATAACTATTTTATTATTTATATATTATTTGTAACGTTTGTAATTTATTATGGGTCATGAGTATCTGGCTAGCACATCAAATAAATATTTTAATTTGAGTATGCCACACCAGCCCAAATACTCCTCTTAATTTCTTAAGAGGTTGGACTGTATCTTAAGTCTACTCCGGCTGCTTAAACCATCATTGTAAACCAACTACCATTCAGTCTCTGAGAATCTGTCATATCCTAGCATAGCGGACTTAGACATAATCCTGCGGATTGCCCAATCCTTAACATTTTTACCATACCCAAGTTCTATTCTTGGCCATGTGTAGGTTTCCCGGACACATTTGGTAGTTAAGGCTCTAAGGGGTTTCCCGCAACGGGTAATTTTGCAAAGAGTTTTTTTCTCTTCACTAGCACTAGACTTATAATCCAGGAGTCAAAACGAAGTTCCCATTAGCATTGCCTGGTTGCTAATGGCGTAGTACTTTTCTGCACAGATGAAACGATACATTAGATTAAGATGAAACAATCCAAGTATCAATTCGTTTATGCCACTCATGACGCGTAAAACGTTGTAATTGACCGCATACACACGGACCTTAGCAGTGTTGGTTCCCGAAACAGCTGCAGCAGAAAGGACAAGCTGGAGGGTAGCATTGTCAATTCTGGAGAAGTTGCAGGTTCCTGATGGTTGGTGTTCCTCAGGGCGCAGGGCGAAGGAATACACGTTGATACCAGTGTCGGGGTTGCGGGTGTGGTGTTGGAAGGGTTGCACGACATCGAAGTAAGAACCCTCACGCTCAGAGAAGCGGTCTTGGCCGTTGAGCTGCAACTTGGCAGTGACAACGGGGTTCTCGCCCCAGCAGTGCATATCAAGGGCAGTCTCAGCAAGCACGAAGGTGCCGGCATCGGAGAGACCAGAGGTGGAAAGGGCACCTCCTTCTTGGGCGAAGTCTCCTCCCCAGTTGGCAGTAGCGTTACCAGAGGCAGCATCCATAGCACCTCCCATCTGGAAAAGACCAGATGCAGTGATGAATGCAGTTGATCCAGAGGTCTCAGCAGGGCCACCAAAAGCGTGGATGGCATTGGGAAGAGCATCAATGGAATCAGTGTAGTTGAAGGGTTGAGCACCGAGGGTCTTGAAGAGGGTGGATTGACCCTCCAAAGATGAGCAATAGTCAACGTTGGCATCGGGTTGAACAACCCAGATGAGCTCCTTGACGGGGTGGTTGAAGTTCAACTTGATCTTGTTACTGGAAGATCCGACAGACTCATCTCCAGTGAATTGGAGCTGCTCAATCAAATACTCGTGGGGGTTCTGGGCCATCTTGCGGCGTTCGTCAGTGTCAAGGAAGACATAGTCGACGTAGAGAGAGGCAGCAACTAGAGAGGATTGGTAAGCGGTGGGGACAGAGAGAGTTCCGGCAACGGCACCAAGGGTCTTGACAGCCCACAAGCACTCACCAATAGGGCGGAAATCAATGTTGATCTTGACTTCGTGGTATTGGAGAGCAATCAAGGGGAGAGCAAGGCCGGGATTGCGGTTGAACCAGAAAAGGAGAGGAATGTAAAGAGTTGTCTCAGGCAAAGCATTGCGAGGAGCGCACACTTGGGCAGGGCCACCATTGGCAGCACAAGGTCCAGAGACGTTGGCGAACGAGGGGTCAGTGATGTAGGTAAGTTGAGTGGTGTTTCCAATCATCTTGAAGTAACCCACCTTTTGCTCACTGGTCATAGTGAGTTGGTTCCAGATGTGCATCCAGTCACCGAATTGACGGTCAATGCGTTGGCCACCAATCTCAACCTCAACTTGGGAAATGAGTTGCTCACCAATGAAGTCCAACCAACGGGCATACACTCCGTCATTGTTGGAGCCACTGGAGGGCTTCATTCCTTGGTTAATCTCAGGGAGAGTAACCTGGAGGTAGGTGCGGTAAGCAAGATCTCCGTTTCTGGAGATGGTGCAGGTAACTCGGCGACCGAAATCGGCTTGGCCAGAGAAAGTTTGCTCAATACTCTCAAGAGAGAAGTTGGTGTGTCTGCGATAAGAGACCTTCCAGAAGGTGATCTCGGGGGTTCCAGTAAGGAAAACGTCTTGTGCGCCGTAGGCGACTAGTTGCATTAGTGCTCCACCCATTTTTTGAAACTAGGTATATACTATGTAAAGAAAATAATTTCTGAGAATTGCTAAATAATTATATTTTTTTGAATTGCTAAATAACTTTCAAATACTTATTTAGGAAATTGCATTTATATACATTATAAATACAAGTTATACCATACCATCATAATACAATTGTATAATTTCTATAGTTTTTGCAGTAGCATTTTCGAGCCAATATGATATGTGTATTTTCAATGTTATCATACGTTCGGTCCATATTACCTTTTTATCTTGCGGAATATAAGATATACCACTTTTATTCAATTTCCACGGGGTTTTTATTCGAATTCCTTTACTATCAATATATGCATCTGGATTAAACCGAATAAAAACAATTGGTCTATGACCTACATCTTTTGATAACTCCATCAGCCTTTTATTTTCACAACTACAATCATAGACATTATGTTGGTTTTCATCGATTTCTACAATAATAACTTGATAACCTAAATCAAGTAATAAATCCGGTCTTTTTCTAGAACAACCGTCTATTATTTTTTTATCAGAATACCAAGTCATTTGAGGAAAAGCTTCAAGCACTGCATCAACTACAGTTTTTTCACGAGTTTTATAATTAAATGAAATCGGTTTATCTGGGAATATATTCATATAACAAAACATACAATAATTTTCATATTTACTATTAGCACGAGTCAAACACCATTCTGATTTACATTTTGTGTGAAAAACATCTACCATCGTATCCGTTTTATGAGTTGAACACATCTTAGGTTTAGTATTTCCAGGTTCATTAAATGTAGGTGCTATAGCACATCCAATATGCTCGCATTTCAAATGCTTTCCATCAATCATTCCCTCTGTTTTATGTGAAGAGCAAAATCGAGGTTGTGTATCTTCCAAATATTTATAAGATGGCATTTTCGAGCAGTCGGGGTGTTCGCACCGTTTGTGTTTTATATCCACCATATCAGCCAATTTATGTATAGAACAATATGCCCCCACTTTTTCACCAACTATATTGAATTGTGCAATCAATCCACATCCTTCTTCTTTACACCGTTTGGATACTACATTGACCATTCCAACGGTCTTATGTTCCACACAATATTTAGCAGTCGCACTTCCTGCCACATTATAAATAGGAGTTGTATAACACCCTGTGGCTACACACCGTTTGAGTTTTACATTGACCATCCCTGTGACCTGATGAGCCATACAATATTCCCCTTTTGTTTTCCCCGGATAATTGTATATAGCACGTTTATCACAGTTTTCAACTATACACAATTTATCGACGACATTTATCATACCATTTAATCGATGGGCTGAGCAATACAATCCTTTTGTTTCACCCACTACATTAAAATACGCACTTTTGGTGCACGATTGACATTTAGGCATATTTTTACAAAATATAAACTATAAAAAATGGATAGTATTATTGTGATATTATTACATTATAGATATACAATTGTGTTTATATCGTTTTTGTTAGTTTATTTGCATTATTTAGTCATTTATTAACAAGCATCACATTGTTTCCACCCAATGAGTGCACAAGTGCCTCATATAATATAAGTGTTTGGTTCTCTGTAAATCCAATAAATCCAGCTGATTTAAGACATCCTCGAGACCATCGTAATTGCCTTATTTTATTGTTTGGATCATATATTGATTTGTCATCTTTTAGATGCGGAATGTCTATCTGAAATCCTCCTTCAAATCTGTCTAATCTTTGCAATGGTTCTTCATCTTCCGGTTTATGTGAATTGTAATAGTCCAATATGGGACCATATGATATACGATCAACCAAAACTACAATAAACATTTTAGATATAGAGGTAGGAGTCGGAGGCAACGTAGTATCCGACCCGGATTCAGGATTACGAAGTAAGAAAGAATCAGATATACAGAAATTATTGTTTATTTGAAATACTTCAATTTTATAAAAATATATTTATAAACTACATAAATATATTCACTATTATTTGTTATTACACCGCACAACTTAATGCGTCTAAATATCAAAAAACTCACAGAAAATACCCAAGTTCCTCAATATGGATCTCAATTTGCGGCCGGAATGGATTTATTTTCGGCAGTAGATTTAGTTGTCCCACCACAATCCAGAAAACTAGTTAGCACAGGTATTTCCGTTAGCTGGGAAACCCAAGAAGGGGAATGGGATGAGCATCCCGAAAAGTATTATTTGCGTATTGCACCCAGATCGGGTCTGTCCGTAAAGAGTAATATCGACATTGGAGCGGGAGTAGTGGATAGTGATTACAGGGGGGAGATTTTTGTGTGTTTTATTAACAATTCGTTGGATACTTCTTATCATATCAAAGAGGGTGATAAAATTGCCCAGATGATTTTGACCCGGTTCGAACAATTCAAGGAAGTGGTTTTGGTAGATGACCATACACAAACTGATAGGGGTGCTGGTGGGTTTGGGTCTACAGGAAGGTAATTATGTATTGTCTTGACTATTGAATGGGTTATTTTATTATACATTGGACGATGTGGATAGTCGCATATTTTGCAAAATAAAGGTTGCTAAATATTCTTCTTGGAAAACTTCGACTTTGTTTTCGTGTTTTTTAGAGAAAATATACTTGTCTTGGGATTTTTTCACAGACCAACCGTCATTGAGTGCATTCATTACGAAAATCATTTTTTGGAGTTGTTTATCGGCGACGTTTTGTGACATTTTTCTTTATATATTTAGGCCTTTTAGTATTTTTATGGGTTTTACGAAGACGGGAGCGTTTTTTAGTATTGAGTTTTGATTTATGTAAATTATGACGTTTTACCGATTTTGCACCGTTTTTTTTACCTATACCACCTAAACCTACCACCCATTTATTCGGATTAATTTTCGGTCGGTTGATCGAGCCTGTAGAATTGGTCAGGTCTGCAGGTTTGTATTTCTTCTGCATAATTGGTTGTGTAATTTGGTTAGGCACATTCGCATGAACCGGTAAGCTTGTTGCATTCATCCTACGAAACTCCTTCGTCGTTTCTCCGGAGAATCCACGAACACCTACGCTCGTTCCTCGCTCCGGCGTTCTCCCAATATCAGAATCACTTTCATAATCAGTTGAATCAGTTACATAATCAGTTTTATTCAAAAAAGAATCATTATCAAACCCATGTATACTGCGTTTTGAACCAGGCGTAGGGTTAGTGTTAGGGTTAGCATCATCATCAAACCCATGTATACTGCGTTTTGAACCAGGCGTAGGGTTAGTGTTAGGGTTAGCATCATCATCATCATCATCACCATCACCATCACCATCATAATCGCTATTAGCCGTATCAGTGAATTGACTATTAGGTTTACCCCCTTCATCATACTCAACTTGAATATATGGTCGCACATCATTACCATCTTCTATACCTTCATCAATCATTTCTTCTTCACCAGAAAGTGGTATTTTTTGTAGTTCTGATGTTATACCAAACATTAAAGGTGTATTAGTTGTAAATTCTGCACCAAAATCGTTATGATATATAGCATTATATGGAACATTAATCGGATACCTAGGGATTACATCAACATTAGCGATTTTTCCAATAAACGTATCGCCAATAGATATTGTAATACGGTCTAGTTCATCTACAGAGTCAGGTAAAACTATATTACTTTTAGTAAAATTATTAAATATATCAAATAATCCGATTAATGCACTAGTTATCCCTGAATTAAAATCACCGCGACTATCTTGCCAATGTGGAGATAAAACAATATCTAGTTGTTGATTTAATTTATCCTCCCGTATCTTCAATGTTGGAAGTGAAAGTATAGCTGGACTGTTAATATCAATCATAAACGAATACTCAATTATTTTTTCATGGACATCTTGTAATAATTCATCCAATTCTGAATGTAAATCGTTAAATAAATCAGAATGCATTGATTCATCAGTTATATCCAACTCTGATACATAATTATTTACGTTGAATAAATGAAAATTAAATGATTCTGTAAGTAATACAAATATTTGATATTCACTTGGACCATCAGTTTGTGGATTATCCGGAGGAATAGTATTTTCTGAGACTATTTTGTATTTATATATATCTATTGGCGAATTATCCGATATATATGCTTCAGAAAAAAAATAACCACCAATTTGAGATGATAATGATTTTAATATTGATGCAGCATTATCTCTTATGTATGCAATATTTTTAACTCTATTTGCAAATTCAAACGTAACCCCATTAGAAGTAACACCAATCATTGGTGAATATAACTCAAGTATATTTGTTAAATACAAAATATACATAGTTATACATTTATACAAAAACTCAATATAAAACGTATTATCTACATCATTTGGACTTATTGGGTTTGCACCTCCAGATTTACGCGATTTACGAGTTTTTTTACCAGAATTGAGAGATTTGTATTTATTGTATTTATGCATAGTTTTTTTTCCTCCGCTCCTTCCAAATATAGTGGATATAATTGGAGCTGGTGGTATTAATTTAGTTACTGTTGCTTTTATTTTTTCAGATATTTGTGCTTCTAATGTATCTTCCAATAATTGCTTTTTTTTAGATAAACATTTTGTAACTGTTTTACCTGCTTTTTCTAATTTTTTTAACATTGATTTTTCCTCTTCATTTATTAATGTAAATAATTCATCATATTCGCTCAATTTATCCATAAGCATGGAAACATTACTAATGTTCTCTTCTTTAAAAATAGCATAAACGCATTTTCTGATAATTTTTAAATCAATTTTTGCATTAGAATTACTTTCTATAGTAGTATTCATCCAAACGTAAAATGGACCCCTAAAATAATCAAAAATAGCATTAACATGACTTTCATGCATCAAAGGAATAAGTTTTATAAATAATTGGGTTAATCCAAAATGTGTAGGTAAATCACCTGTTATAACTCTTTTTAAAGCCTCTTTCGAAGAAGAAAACCAATCTTTCATAGATCTACCTTCTCTGCCATTTCTAACGGCAGAGGTTATATAGTTAAATGGGGTTAATGCTATTATTTGTGTTTTTGTAGTATTAGTAATTGTGTTTTTAAGTTCGTCAGTAACACCAGATAAAATATCAAGTATAAGTGCTGGTTTGTTCTGAACATTTTGTCGCATTATTTGTGATAAAATATACATCTTATCATATAATTCTTGAAATGCATTATAAACCAATAAAAACTTTTTTATATTATATACTATTAGGTCTACATCTGTATAATTTGATGCATCTATGATTTCTATTGTGCTCAGTTGACTAATATACACAGTTAAACCTTTAATATAGTATTCTATTGGTCTGGAGGGATCATACACTATACTCATTTCTTGCAATAATTCTATGAAAGAACTGTTTATTATATCGTATGAGCTGGCAAATTGAACAACTGTTTGTGTAATTAAACCATTAACAATACAGAGTTGAAGTTTTACATCACTATTTACATCAGTTGGTTGAATTTCCGTAGCAAAAATAATACCTTTACCTACAATATATTGTTCCAATGTAGTTTTTATTGTTAATATTTCTGAAATAGGTTTAGTAGGGTTTTCAATTTTTGGAATACCCAAAAAATCCGTTATATTATTTAAAATATTAGGATTATCAAGCATTAATATAATAGCATTTTTTTTAACAGTAGCATTTTCAATATTTTTATCCATCATCAATCTTTCGTTAATAACGTCATTCCTTACAAACAATGAAAATACTGAACGATCACCACTTTTAGGTGATTCCAATATAACAAGATCTACAAAACGTTTCAACGCGCACGCTGCTGCTAATCGATCGTGTGTTACATATACAAGCACATAATCGGTTAGCCACATATAAGTATAGTTATTTGTATCCGAAATAGAATCATTTTTGTTTTTTAATTTTTTAAATAAACGAGGACTCTTTCTTAATTCTATTCTGTCTTTTGAACTAATGCTCACTGGTGTAATAAGATCATCAATCTCGTTTTCATCCATTGCACTAATAATAGCATTTAAAATGACTGATGATTGCATTTTTACATTGATATCTTCTGCAATTTGTCCTGCTACTTCAGGATTATTTTTTAATATATCTATATCTATATCTTTAGCGAACTCTAGTTCCACCAGGCGAATAATATTTATAACACTAACCAACATGGCTGGCGTATAAGAGTTTGGATAAGTAATTGCAGTAAGTTTATCACCAGAGTTTTTTGCCAGTGCGTGAAATAAATCAAATTGGGCAGTTGTTAATGCGTGCTTATCTAAAATAGGGTAAGGTGATATTAATTCTAATGGATTTTTATCTTTTACAGAAAGTAATTCTTTCGAAAACTTTTCATATTGTGCCTGGTTTTTCCCTGATTTACTTGTCCAATCACTATTAGATAATAATAGTTCTTTTGCATCAGGATCGTAAAAAACCGTGCTAGATTTTAATACATCTGCCTCATTTTTATCACCTGGAACCACCGGATTACTTCTATCCCAACCAATATACATATCAAATCTACTTAAAGCATAGTTTTCAGAAGGGGGTGTTGTATCGTGTGATATAGGGTCAGTACCTCCAGTATACCTAGGTAAATAAGTAAAAAAAGGCTCTATTTGGCGATTGGTCCATATAAACTCAACCGGCACTTGCGATGACAGTATTCCAGTAACATTTATATTTTTGGATGATAACGACGGTTTTCCTGCCGCATCATTTTCCTGACATGGTCTATAACTTATATAAAACTGTCTTTTTTTAGAAAAACCAATATCGCATTTTACTTCTGGAAATCCAAAGTCATAAGATAAAAAAACGTTAGGATTTGCTACTCCTATTTTATCTAACAAAGTTTCAATAACAGAAACTCTGTTATCTCCGTAAATCGGTGTTCCATTTGGATCTACATTTGAATTACCACCATTAAATAATTCTATTCTAAAATAAGATTGGTAATTATTTTTCATATGGTCTTCTAGTGTTGTCGTATTAGGATTAGCTTTGTTTAATGTATAAAGAAAAGCTTGCAAATGCTCGTCTTCGTGTTGAGCTTTAATATTTTGAAATATTTTAGGTAAAGCAGATTGTGCTCCAGATTCTTTCAATCCGTCGTGAACACTATCTGATACATTTTGAGTTGCACACGCTATTGGATTTATTATATTTGCCTCACCGACAGGGTTTTGATCAGCTGGTTTATTGTTAGCCTCTACGTAGGTTACTACGTCTTGTGCAATTAAGGGAGTTGTCATTTCATATGGATCTGCTGACATTAGTTTATTTATTACAGTATAAATTAACCGTATATTTTATATTACCTAATCAAACATTTCCCTATAAATCAACATAAAAACACCAATTTCTATTATACCATATAACCGATACAATACTTGTCTAATTAATGCAAAAACAAGCAAACCCACAGCCTCCGTCAAAAGGCACCATCGATGAAAAGCATACTGAAATGCTAAATCATTTTCACTTTATTGAAACTGAACAAATACCCGATCTACAGTCTAAAAAACTCTTATTAAAATCTCAGCTCAAAACTCTCCCCAAAAATCAAATCGATACCTATATGGATATAAAAGACCAAATCCGAAATCTGTCTCAACAAATAAAAACCCTCAAAACTCTAAAAAAGCAATATTTATTAGATAATTCCAAACATATTTTCGACTATTTCGAACAAAAGAAAAAGGTTTCCTCCGGCGATAATGGCCAAAATGTCAATGTTCTCAATTCTTTTTTTAAAGTAAAGGCGAAACCCGATGATGCAGCCACCGTCGCCGGCACAAAATACAGCCAATCGAAAAACACATATCACGCCTATTGGAAAAACATCAATAATTCCATACTAAATATACAAGATTTCGTGGTTTCATCCGATGTTTGCGAATGTTGTAAAATCGGCGAACTGATTCCCCAAGATGAAGAAGGTATTCTCATATGTAATAACACCGATTGTGGCCAATTTGTCACATATATAGTGGATAGTTCTAAACCGTCCAATAAAGAACCACCAAATGAAGTGTCATATACTGCCTACATAAGGCTCAATCATTTCAAAGAAATATTGTCTCAATTCCAGGCCAAAGAAACAACGCAAATACCCGACGAAGTAATAGAGGCTATAAGGGCGCGTATTAAAAAGGAGCGTATAACCAATATGTCTCTCATAAACTACGACAAAATGCGCGATATTTTGCGAAAACTCGGTCTCAATAAATATTTCGAACATATTCAATATATCAATTCTATTTTTGGTATTAAACCGCCTATAATGAACGAGGAATTGCACGAAACGTTGTGCGTTCTCTTTATTGAAATACAGAAACCGTGGGCAGTGCATTGTCCAGCCAATCGCACTAATTTTTTCAATTATACATATACACTATATCAGTTGTGTGTTCTCTTGGACCAAGTCCAGTATTTGCCATATATACCTATGATGAAAGATAGGGAAAAACAATTGGAACAAGATATGATATGGAAAAAGGTGTGTATGGATTTAGATTGGGAGTTTTTCCCGACGGTGTAGTGAGAGGTTGGATAAATATATGTGGAAAATTGATTTTTCGGTAAACATATAAGTGTTTTATTATAAAAAACTTATATTTATTAGCAATATATAACCAATGACGCACGCCAGAGAATACGACGACGAATATTACAAGTATATTGGAAAAGTATTGGTGGATTCATCAAATACTTTTCGTGTTATACAAGGTATTTACCAAGACAGCGACAATATATATCGATTGACGGAGGGTCGCTTCGGAAATGCATATAGAATATACCTAATAGTTGCAGGTAACGATGAAATGGAGAGTTTTCATTTTCGCGATTTTGAAGAAGTGGAAAAAAAATACGGCAAAGTAATGGATAAACCAGAGGCATCACTTAGTATTAATACCAAATATAGAGAAAAACCTGAATTATTCGCAAAAAGAACCAAAATATACCCCGAAAAATAATGGACGAGTGAGTATATTATTGCTATAATATTCATCCTGCGAAACTCCTTTGTCGTTTCTCCGGAGAATCCACGAACACCTATGCTCGTTCCTCGCTCCGGTGTTCTCACAAAGTCATTATTTTAGTTTATTCATTAGCTTTTGTAATTTTCGTATGGTTTTCTTGTTATGTCTCTTCTTTGCTGGATTTTTTTTTGAAAATGATATATTTTTAGGATAGGCCCGAACCGTTTTTCCTCCGTAAACATATTTACTATGTTTACTTCCACCTTCTGATGTGGCTTTTTCATCATTTGCCTTTTCTATAAGATCTGCTGCTATTTCTGCAGCGGGTTTTGTGTTATCTTTTGATATTTCATTTCCTTCTATTTTAGCTGCAGCAATAGCATTTTTTAATACTTGGTCTAGCTTTGAGTTTTCTTTTTTTGCTTTTAATGCGTCTATTATAGGTTGTAATTTTGCATCACCACTAGTTATAATTGTATATGTTTTTTCTTCATCTCCTTCTACTTTAACTAAATCTGGAGTGTTTAAAATGTCTGTAACATCTTTTACAGTTATTGCAGAACTTGGTTTGTTATCATTATCATTATCATGAGCTGCTTCTGAATCACTATTTTTGTTTTCAATATCTGTATCATCATTGTTTGTCAACTTTTCAGATGGGACGGGTTTCGCTTTTGTCAAAAGGTCTAATGCTATTTCTGAATGATTAGAATCAGCGGCAAACGTATATTCTGCAGCCGCATCAAGTGCCTTTTTTATTACCTCTGTAATATCCGGTTTGTCATCATTTTCTTCTGTTAGATATTCTGCATTTAAATATTCTACTAATGGTTTTACTGTTGCATCAAGATCTTCAATTTTTGTTTTGGCATCAAACGCTGTTTTAGCATCATTTAACAACTGTTTAACTGTATCTTTATCAGTATTGTCTGCTGATTCAGTTCCTGTTACTGCATCAGCATTTTCGACTTCCTTTACTGAATCAGCTATAGATGCAGATGCAGATGCAGATGCAGCTGTTACTAAGTCTATTGCTATTTTTGTTGCTGATTCACCAGCTGGTATTGTATATCCTTCTACTCCAGTTGCAGTAATTGCTTCATCAATTAATGCTTTTATATCTGGTTTTGGATCTTTTTTTAATTTGACGTTCAAATCTTCTATTACGGCATTTGCATCTGCATTATCCTCGCCCTCAACCTCAATCTTGTTAATTACATCATCTGTTATATTAGCATCAACATCTAGATGTGCTTTAACCTTTTCTAGAATACCTTTGATAGATTCTGGAGTAACTTCGGCTAGGGTTTCTTCTCCGTCTTCTTCTTCTCCTTCTCCTCTTGAATTAGATTCATTAGTTGATGATGAGCCTTCACTTAGTATTTCAGCTTGATTATTAACATAATCTACGACCTCTTTAATAATTTTCCCATTGCTCGCCACCTTATATACCCCTTTCTTCAATAATTCCTTGTCATCGTTATCAATGACTGATGGGATTATCTGTGCAATTGCTTGAAATATATCGGTTCCTTTAAAATACAATGTTGTTATGGTCTTTTTCATATCTTTTAAATTTTCTTCGGTTATTTTTTCAGGGATAATTTTGGATTCGGCCATATTTTACTATTACTATGTTATATAATATATAAACAAAATAACAACCAGATTTTTACGTCTGTATATATGTGCATAAATACCCATACATTAACTTTTACTTGTAGATGTTAAAAATCAAAACACAGAGGTAATTCTGATTTATTTATAAATATGGTCATAGGGTCTCTATCCATATGGGAAGTCCAAAACACATACTCTTCCGAACTTTGTTTGCTATAAGTATTGACCGAATCGCCTAATATGTCCACTTGCCCATCAGAATCAATAGTAGTTATAGAACTGGATACATTATCTACCGAAATATCCGCAAATCCGATACAAAACTCTACGCCTAAACTTTTAAAACAAAAGCAATTCGAATATTTCAATGGCCGCAAACTTTCTTTTTCCAGTAATACCAACATATGATAATAATGTCTCGGATTATGGTCTTCGCTAAAATGAACTACGCCCAATAACCCGTCTTCTCTCTCAATAAAAGTAGTAGAACCCCGCACTTTATTAAAATAGGGGGCAGATACTGGATGTGATATAACTATTTCTAAACTTCCTCCGGTTCCTGTATTTATACGTCCTACTTCAAACGGCGACCATTTGTAAATAAACATGTTCTCTCCCTTACTACAAATAGGTATCCAATTTTTCTCACACCAACTTTCTACTGGAGGTAATACAACCTGCACATTGGAAATAGTATTATCCGCGACTGAATAATCGCCTATAACCATATTATTTTTACCGTTTGGCGAATAATCGACATTCGTTGCAATAAACTTTACGGTCCGATGAACTTCAGTATTTGTCGGTAGTCCGTATTCCTGTTGCACAGCACCCCGATATAGCCGAACATCTTCCAACCCTTGAGAAAATACATCACCACTATATTTCGGTATATCCATTTTTTCATTTATAACAACAAATGAATCCGCAATAGGGTTATAATCATCATCCAATTCACAAAGCATATTTTTATTTTCTATTATATGCGAACTCGTTGGATACCCATAGCACCCGTTGTTATATAACCAATAATTGACATATCGCGTATTCAACCATCTGCGACCATCCGATGTTTTCACATACGATGCCGAGGTTGGTCTGAATTGTGGTATAACTGGATAATTATGTTTGATACGTCTAGATAAAGACCCCATATTTTTCGTTATTAAATCCGCCGAAACAGCAGTTACTATACTATCATTATGATTTGCCAAATACCATTTCGGCTGCCATCGCTTAATAGTTTCTATCCAAGCCCAAAAATTGACATCCCAAGTAAGTTTCTTATATGTGTCTAAATATTCCACGAAATATACCTGATAATCTGCCCACCACTGTTTCAATGAATTGGCGTCTCCTGCAAAAAATCCGCCACAAAATCTCCAATAAATAGTATCAGCTAAATCGTGTATATTATCAATTGTAACTGGTGAAGAACATCCCGGAAAAATCAGCATTTTATCAAAAAATGTGCGTTTAGCCATTTGATGTAAATATTCGTATGTTTTCATTTTCTCCCAAAACAAATAGGTAATATTGAAATCTATATAAGCAAAATGCCCCGTTTTCCAAGGATTATGTTCTATAACACGGTCCAAAAGTTCCACTTTAGAATTAGAAATTGCTAAATAATCTCCAGTATCTTTTTCCAAATTGCGATGATTGGGCAAACTATATTCCCTCTGACTAAGTTGTTTGAAAACCCACAATTCAGCCTTATCTATAACTTCAATGTGAATATTGGTTGCGCCTTGTAAAAACGCGATTTCATCAGCATTTTCAGGCGATACAAAAATATAAAGAGGAATACCAATGGAAACCAATTCAGCTAAACGACCTACATTCCATTCATCATTATGTGGCGAATCATTTTTATCGTGTAAATAACAAGTAACAAAAGTGAGTGTATTACCAGACTCTATTGATAATTTTTGGTGTGATGTGTTGCAAATTATTGGCATTTCAGTCTATGAGGAATATTAGTTTATTAGTTGGGGTGTGTTTATATATTTTAGAAAATTGATTATAATTTTATTACTGATAGCTAACAATATACATAGCATTCTTATAATTCCAATATATCAACTCATATTACAAAAATGTCCAATAATCTAGCTCTAATATTTGATGTCGAAACAAGTGGTCTTATCCCAAAGGGAGAACCAGTATTGGACCTATGTCCATACATATTGCAACTCAGTTTTATCGTGTTTAATACAACTACCAAAACTGTCGAACAACAATACAATACGTATATCAATGTTCCGTCCAAGGTCCAGATCACCAGCGAAATAGAAAAACTCACTGGAATAACTAGGGCAAAATGCAATAGCGGTGTAGTAGTAACTGAGGCATTGACTGAGCTATACAATGCTTATCAAAAATGCGACAAAATAATCGCGCATAATATTGATTTCGATAGCAAAATGGTAAGGATCGAATTGGCGCGCAACCCGGGGCGCAAAACCCGGCATTTATGTGATCTATTAAGCAGTGGGTTCGAACAAGCAAACAAAAAGGAGCGATATTGCACTATGACACGCAGTATCGAATTATGTAATATCGTAGTGGAGGCCATTGACAGGAAAGGCCAGTCATATCAATACAAAAAGTTCCCTAAGCTTGCCGAATTACATTTAAAATTATTCGGCACAATTCCGGAGAACTTGCACGATTCAATGGTCGATACTATGGCCTGCCTACGTTGCTATATGAAAATGATTCACGATATTAGCATCTAAACATATTGTTATATTATATTTATTATTGTTGTTAATTAAACCTATTAATTAAATCTATTAATTACACCTTTTTACATTTCAAACGCCTACTTTATTTTACTTCAAATGATTTCCAATAATTATGTATGTATTCTAATTCTTTTTTTTTATTGTCTTCCAATTTTTGATAATTTAATTCATTTATGCGCCAAAAATAACTATCTTTTTTAATTTTTTGGAGTCTTGTTTGATACACATTCTGTAAAATATTGTATCTACTAATTTTTACATTATGTTCTCTAACAAACAAATTAATGAGTGATATAATTCTTATATTTGAATAATACAAAGAACTCCCATAGATAAACTCAATTATATATGGGTTTGATAAAATGTATTCAGAGTGAAATATTAACATTCTTTCTGTTGAACTATATTCTAATTTAGTTTCATAAAAAGAATCCATTTTATAATATATTATTTACACCTTTTTACATTTCAAACGCCGAGTAAAATATAATAATTATATATATATATGTGTTTTTCTGAAAATATTTCATTAACTATTGGCATTACTGGAATTGTATCAAGTTTATATTTCTATAATAAAAATATATATGCTTCTATTGGTATAGGGTATTTTGCTCTTATGGAAATACTACAATATTTTCAATATAAAGTAATTGACCAATGTAATAACAATTATAATAAATTTTTGACAAACATAGGATATATTCATATATGTTTTCAACCACTATTTTTCAATATATGGTTATTTGCATTTACTAATAAACCAAATTTTATATTTTTATATATGTCGTTTTTTGCTGGTTTATTATTGGTAAGTCGGTTATTTTTTGTTAGAGATGAAGAACTATGTGACAATAAAAACGAACCTTTATGTGGTAAAAAAACATGTTCATTTTCAGGAAATAAACACATTGCTTGGAATGTAAGGTTGCGTGCTCCTGGAAAATATTGGTTCACTCCAAGCATAGGATTACACTTTTTTATGTGGGTTATACCAGTATTAACTATTCTCCAAATAAAACCTTTTTTGGCAATGTTATTAACAGGACCATATTTAGGTTTTATAACAAACAATATACACGAACAACCTGCTATATGGTGTTATACAGCAATAGGACAAATGTTATTAACATATTATTTGATAAAATAATCCGGCGTTTGAAATGAAAAAAGGTGTAAAATAAGATATGTTTAAGTAATATTTAAAGTAGTTTTATAGGCGTTTGAAATGTAAAAAGGTGTAAAAACGTATATTTACATAAAAATCGTATGTTTTTTATGTAAACTCCGACGAACTATATTCTCTGGAGTTTCATCGTATTATAATTTTAGTTAGAATATTTGGTATAATTACGCTGAAGACATTTACGCTGAACACATTTCGCAGATTTCGTCGTGTTCTTCTGCCACTTTTCCTTTCTCCGGTTCAATTGTAAATTGCTGTGCTTGATGTCGCCCCCTACGTCTCAAATAATAAATGCCCGTTTTTAGTCCTTTGGACCACGAGTAAAAATGCATCGATGTTAGTGTGGAATAATTGGGGTCTTCGAGCCACAAATTGAGACTTTGACTTTGGCAAATGAAAGCACCCCGGTCCGCCGCCATATCAATCAAATGCCTCATAGGCAATTCCCACACAGTCTTGTATTTATCGCGGATTTCTTGTGGAATAATATCGATATGTTGTATCGACCCGTGATTTGCAATAATACTATTTTTGATTTTTTCATTCCATAGGTCCAACTTTAGCAAATCATTCATCAAATATCGATTTGCCATAATGAACTCGCCAGCAATCGTCCGTCTGCTATATATGTTACTAGTAATAGGTTCAATGCATTCATTATATCCCAAGATTTGCGAGGTAGATGCAGTGGGCATCGGTGCCAAAAGCAGCGAATTACGCAGACCGTGAGTTTGTATTTCGGTCTTCAAACTAGTCCAGTCATATCTCCCATCAGTAGGGACCACATTCCACATATCATATTGCAATTCGCCTAAACTAGCCGGCGATCCATGAAACGTCGAATAGGGACCATCTACTTTAGCCATATTACACGATTCGACCAACGCAGCGTGATAAATGGTCTCAAATATTAGACGATTGATTTGTTTGGCTTGATCGCTAATAAATGGATATCCCATCATCATAAACACATCGGCTAAACCTTGCACGCCAATACCAATGGGTCGATGTCTCATATTACTCAAACGGGTTTTTTCAGTGGGGTAATAATTGACATCGATAATACGATTCAAGTTGTATGTCACTGTTTGCGAAACTTGGTGTAGTTTTTCATAGTTGAATGTGGGTGGTGTTTGAGTCATATCCACAAATGCCGGAAGTGCAATACTGGCCAAATTACAAACGGCAGTCTCATTCTCGTCAGAGTACTCGATGATTTCTGTGCATTGGCCAGTTAATATACCATTAAATATTCCCATATGGCGTTTTGGTTCTGTAAAGCAATATGTATCATCTATTCTATCAGAATCGACAATTTTTTTTATTGTAATAAATTGTTTAGCAGAACGATTTGGAATATTAAGTTTATGTATAACCAGTCTTTTTGGAGAAAATCCTATATCTACAAGATGGTTCAAATCGCAAGATGTTATCAATAATCTATAAAGTGGCTGTGTATTGAATGGTCTACTACCCCCTCTTCCATCTGGTAAAATACTGAATCCCGCTTTTTTCATTTGTGTTACCTTTGGATTTATACCACATGTTTGAAGCATTAATTTAACATTAATCAAAAAGTCATAATTAATTGAAGTGGCTTGCAATTGTTGGTTTGTTCCGTTATTTGAAATACATCCATCCGCATCGCAATATCCAGAAAACCATTCCATTTTATCTGTAATACTGCTTCTTATAGGAACAAAAAACTTTTCTTCAATATCTAATGGCAAACTAATTTGTATACGGTCCGGTTTAATAGAACACGTTCGATAATTCATATATTTTAATAATTCTCTTTTATTGGAATACAAATATGCAATAGGCTTTTTAGAATACGAAATACCATTACATTGGGTAGTGCTTAATGTATTAACTATTTCATTTTTATCTAATAAATGAGGTGTTTCAAAATCTATATGACGTTTGCAATAATAATGGCCATCTAAACAAGCAAAATTACACCGACGTTCCTTTTCATATGCATTTACGTTTCCATATGTTCCATCACCGCAGAAAAATCCATGGGTATATGCATAATTCATTTTTTCTGAACCATTGATAATTGGATAATCACATTTTATTATTTTATCACCCGGTTTCAATTCATTTGCTTCAACCATTTTTTGAGATTTTTTAGAATAATTATCTTGTATAAAAAACTTATGATATTTAGTGCAAGACAATTTACATCCATCACTTGTATATACATCAATCAATTCTTGATTTTCACCAGTTTTGAATATTTTTACTTCACTAAACTCGGCGCCATTCCATACATTCGCAGTTTGACCTTCTAATTCTTGTATTTCTATATGGCCATTATCTGTCAATATTACAGTCTCTGGTGCAACACATAAATTTGACGACTTAATGGTGCCAATGTTTTTCTGGTTCGACTTTTGATTGCAAGCATCTTTATACAACAAATAAGGAGTCCCAGTTTCCATCTGTGCGTCCAATACTTGGAACCATAGTTCGCGCGCTTTCACTGCCTTACGACCTTTACCTGATAACTCATATTTCTCATATAACTCTTTAAATGCTGGCCCATAGACATCTGACAGGCCCGGACATTCATCTGGACACATTAATGTCCATAGCCCATCCGTTTTAACTCTCTCCATAAACAAATCAGGTATCCATAGAGCGTAAAACAGGTCCCGGGCCTTCAATTCTTCATCCCCGTGATTTTTCCGCATTTGCAAGAAATGTTCTATATCCGAATGCCACGGTTCCAAATAAATGGCAAACGACCCATTGCGTTTTCCACCTCCATTATGGACCAACCCTCCTGCGAGCATATAGTTGTGTTGAGTTCTCATTTGCAAGTCATACACTGTTCCACTATAGGTCTTTTCGCTATTACTAGTTACTGGAACCAACCAAAAGTTCTCATTTTCCTCTGTAAAACTTCGGAAATTGTGCGAAGAATCTTCGTTCTTCGAACTCCGATTCTCTCTTGCATATGCAATACATTGTCCAGGTAATTTACCTATTCGAATATTCAGATATTGGATATCTACAGACAATTGACGCACATCATCACTGTTGCCTAGCCCTTCTAATATACGAGTAGTCTTATGTTCATCCAAGTGTATCCATCTCTTACCGATTCGGAGTTTGCCGTTACAAACAAAATCACTCTTTGTAAATGGCAATACGGTATTTCTTTCCCACATAATCATATTATAGTAATTCATGAATCGAACTTCATAATTAATTGCATTCGCGCCGAAAAAAATTGCCAATTCTTCGATTTTATTCGGACTATGAATAACATACATCCAATTTGGTCTGACACGGCTAACTACTACATTGTTCGCAGTATCTTGCGTTTGTGTAATACACATTCCTGACAAAATGAGTCCATAAACATAGCATATATCATTTGTCAATTCCGAATAATCAATGTTTATTTTTGGAACACTATGGACAATATAATCACCTACTTCAATGTCTTTTGCTTCCAACCATTCAGGCTTGGTTATCCACGCATTTGTATCGCAATACATTTGAGGTTTTTTCACCACATAAATCGGATGTTCCGGTGTAATATTTAGTGATTGTCCGTTTACTATAGTCTTTATTTCGTGAATCGGTCCTTCATATGCATGTTCCAATACTTTCTCGACAAATTCAAATGAATTATTACGGTTCGCCACTTCCGTTACTTTTGCAATACAATCTTCTATGGCGATTGGTCCGTCTTTCGTGTAAATAATAGTATTTGGAGTAACACATTGATCAACATATTTAGCCGTATTATTGAATACACGGAGCATAGGAACTATTCCATTAGACGATCCATTTGTTCCGCGAATATGGCTACCCGATGCCCTCACATTGTGGATATGGAGACCGATTCCGCCCGCCCATTTAGAAATCAGAGCACAGTCTTTCAATGTGTTATAGATACCTTCTATGCTGTCACTCTCCATAGACAACAAATAACACGACGACAATTGCGGATGAGGAGTTCCTGCATTAAAAAGGGTGGGCGTTGCGTGGGTGAAATATTTTTGTGACATTAGGTCATATGTTTCCCTTATTTTCTCCATATTATGCCCGTGAATACCTATAGCAACCCTTAGCCACATATGTTGTGGTCTTTCAACCGTAATTCGATTTACCCTTGTCAAATAGGCACGATCAAGCGTTTTAAAGCCAAAATAGTCAATCAAATAATCGCGATTATAGTCACATATAGCATCCAATTCGTCTTTATTAGAAATGACTAAATCATATAATTCGGCGGAAACCAATGGACTTTGTTTTCCGTGTTTATCTAAGTGTTCAAACAATTTCTGCATAGCATCGGAGAACTTTTCCGGCGTATTTTTGTGGTGATTGGAAACCACAATTCTTCCAGCTAAGGTATTATAATCTGGATGAGTGCTTGCCAAAGACGCGCATTGTTCCGCAGACAATTCGTCTATTTTCGTGGTTGAAATACCGTCATACAATTGGTCAATTACTTTCATAACTAAGCTAGTATAATTCAATTTGATTCCGGCTTCTGCGCCCAACTTTTTTATACGCTGGAGTATTTTATCAAACGATACAATTTCGCGCTCTCCACTGCGTTTAGTTACATACATCTCATCCATTGTTTGATTGTCAAAAGATGCCATTTTATACGATACTATTTATTTATAGTATAAAATATTTATGTCGTTTTACTTTGTATATTTATACAAATACGGATATTTGTATAATATAGATATTGACACTTTGAACATCGGTTGTTTTACATAGGTAATTTTATATAATCGGAATCATCCAATTTCTCTATAGTATCAACTGTCCTATTAAGTTTGGAATATATAATTAAAATACCTAATCCAATCGGTAAAAAGAATGGTTCATAATAGTTCAAATATGTCCATCCCATCACAAAAATTACCGGAAATATATGATGTCGTGGTAGCATAATATAATTATCAGACGTCCGGAAATATATCCATAATCCTGCACAAATAATGGAAAAAAATACCTTATTTTTATAACTTATTATTTTATCTAAAAACATTTGTATACATATAGCATATATATATTTGGCTCAGCTTTCATAAAAGTAATATATTGTGTAAATCTGATCTTGTAGATTGGTTTGTGGGAGGAGTCGGAGGTTACGCAGACTCCGACCCAAACTCCGGAGGCGAAGCGTAGGAGTTAGGCGGATTTCCCGCTTCATCCAATTTAATCAGACATACTCCTCCACCACTACTTTGTATGGTTCTGCTATCATCCGAGTTTTGTTGAACTACTACTGGTTTCGTTTTTTTCACAGCCGCTCTATGCGCATACCCACTTACCCTTTCCTCTTCAATCGTTTCCCATATAGATATAAATTTAGGCAATGCTGCCTCAAACCATTCTCGATTTCGCTGCACTAGAACACAAGAAATATGGTCTAAATACCAATAATCTGTTCTATACAAAACATATTCTTCGTGCAATTCACGCCGCTTATCGCTAATCCATTGTTCCGTTTGTGCTATAGAAATGCTTATGGGCATATATTCATAATGTGGTATGTTGAAACGGCCGTCTTCTGTTCCACTTTGTGGCAATGCTCCTGCAACCAACATTTTTTTCACAAAATAGAGAACTACGCCCTTGTATGTATGTTCTCTATCACTATAATATTCTATGGCATTTTCATATTCTTTAATACGTGTTTCTACAAAATCGCAATATTCCAGATTGCACGTTTCCAATTGCACTTGCATTTGTATCCAGTATTCTTCTTTAGGAATACCAGTAATATCACGATTTACAATGTTTTTGATTTCCACCATATGTCCATATCGTTGGTGTTCTGGATCACATACAATTCCATCTGGCGAAGCCCCAATAAATGGATATTTTTCGTGTGGGATGCATCCAAAATCAGACAATTTTAAAGAAAACATATGTTCATAAATCGCCGCACTAACTGGTTCATATTTGACACCCCAATGCATCGAACTCTCGGTATTTACACTCCCAAACTGATGATTTTCTATAACTAACGGTTTGCATTTCTCATAAATAAGACTATTGCGCTGTGATTCAGAACCCAATGCTTTCGAAATGTTACTAGCCGTTAGCATTCCATAGCGTTTTTCATACCACTCCCTAGTTTTTTGTCTCGGCTGTTCGATTGTAGATATTCTATGTAAACTTGGTGCAATATCTACGAACATACACGGTTCATCTATAACACATTGCCTCGGTGGTATAATGCTATATTCAGCCATATACTTGTCATATGTATTTTTGACAAAACTACCTACTTCTTTGTAATCCGCATCTGTATCCATACATATTTCAGCGTCGTTCCATACTCCAAAGAAATACGCAGTTAAATCGTCACATACCATAGTGGAGAACTTCGGATCGGATATTTGTGCAATCTGGCCATACACATATTCTTCCATCATTTCGAGAACAGTTTCTTCCAAATCTTCTATTTCTTGATCACTCAATACGTCTAACCATGTTTCTGGTGGTTCGCTAGTTGATAAAATAAAATCGACTTCTGGCCCCGGGTCAGTATTTTGTTCAGTAGTGGTTTCCATTTTGTAATAGTTGTATATTTATAAATATAAAACTATATTTAGATTATTTTTTAATCAATTTTATATATTTTCAGGCGAAACGTCTAACTCCTACGCTTCGCCTCCGGAGTTTGGGTCGGAGTCTGCGTAACCTCCGACTCCTCCCACAGTCTGATTTTTTTCAGAAATACGTTTAGGGGTTAAAGACTTCAATGTGCTGACCCTTTTGTTATCCACAATTTTCAAAGTAAATGTATGATTCATATTATTAAAAAACAGCGCAGGAATACTCGTAATTTCACCAGTATCTTTGTCATATACGACATCCTTCGTTTTTTGCAATTTAGACTTTTCTAAACATCCCACAAAAAACGTCTTCAGATTTTTCACATCTTTTGCTGGATAATTATGCTCTTTACCATATTTTTCGGCAAAAGCGTGCAATTTCTGGGTTTTAACCGTTTTATCCAATTTATTCCAAGAATCGCATTTATTTTTTTGTTTTTCATTTTCCAATAATGCATCAATCGCATTCATATTTACTGCATTTGTGTATGTCTGGTTAGTATGGTTAGTATAGGTAGATGTATCAACCGATTCGAGCATAGTATAACAGTCTTATCTTTATATAATATATTGTATATTGTTTTATATTTATCTAGTTTTTATTTATATATTTATCTAGTAGTGTATGATATAATGAGTATGCATAAAACGATTTTATTGCCGGAACAAAAATCCGTAAACAAAAAACCAAGTATAATATCGAATAACTCCGGAATAACGTTTGCGGAACAAAGTTCAATAGAGTTGAGAAGTATTCCGATGACATTCGGAAACGATCTACCGACTAGCGTTAGTCCAGAGAACGAGTTTAGTCAGAGAATGGGCACTTCCAGAAATACTTCTACTGAAAAAGAAAAACAAAAAAGGGTCGTTACAAATACAAAAAGATGGCGTTTTACGGAAACAGATTATACAAAAGAAAACCAGCTGAGATTACTTAAAAGTATTCAACATATGGAACCTGGTATTTCAACCGATCCGCAAGTATGTGTATTACAACAACTCAAACAAAAAGTGGCCGGATATAAATCACAAGATATTTTAAAAGACATATATAACCCAATATTATTTGTAACAAGAGAACGTGTAATAGAATTACTGATTGCATCGGACTTAAAATGCCATTATTGTAAAAACGATGTCAATGTTCTCTATGAAATAGTTAGAGAACCATTGCAATGGACATTGGATCGTATAGATAATAACTATGGTCATAATATAGGAAACTTGTTTATCGCTTGCCTATCGTGCAATTTGCGCCGTAGAACCATATATCACGAGCGATATGTAATTACAAAAATATGCACAAATGTAATAAAACTATCGTAAAATATCTATCATTAAAACCCACATAAAACTAATATTTGTTGAAATACTATTTAGGCAAAATGGCAACCATTGTTGAAAATGAAATACTTACACCACACGAAGAAATAAATCGAAAACTCAATTATTTTTATGAAACCAAAAAAATACCCAATATAATCATCTATGGCTCAAATGGAACCGGAAAAAAAACAATCATACACAGTTTTTTAAATAAAATATACCAATCAGATAAACACAAAATAAAATCCAATGTAATGATTGTAAATTGCGCTCACGGAAAAGGTATTAAGTTTATTCGCGAAGACTTGAAATTATTTGCAAAAACCAATGTGCATTTCAATAATGGTATATTATTCAAATCAATTGTTCTCCTAAATGCCGACTTTTTGACTATCGATGCACAATCCGCATTAAGACGTTGTATAGAATTATTTAGCCATACAACGCGATTTTTTATTATCATAGAAAACAAAAATAAATTGCTAAATCCGATTTTGTCCAGATTTTGCACAATTTATGTCCCAGAACATATAGTGGATGGAAAAATTGTCAATTTACACGAACATTTTTTAAAAACAAAGTATCCGATTGATAATATAATCGACACTCGATATTTGTATATTTCAAATAAATTGGACATTTGTTTCAAACAATCGGATTATTTGGCTGCGAACAATCTAAATGAATTAGTATGTCATTTTTATGAGCACGGGTTCTCCTGTTTAGAAATAATAAAATGGATAAAACATAGCGAATTGATTGAACCGGAAAACAAATCTGATTTAGCTATGAAATATCACAAAATAAGACGCGAGTTTCGTTGCGAAAAAATGCTGATGTTTTTTTTATTATTATCTATAAAAAGGTTTTGTGTAAAAAATCCATAAATACTTTGTCTATAACTAGTTATAGACAAATGGACGATTTTGTTTTATCTAACTTACAAGAATCGCGAAATGAATGGTGCGGTCGTTTATTAAGTATTCTATGTCCTTTAGTAATAGAAGGAGTTCGCTCAATTTATAACGAGGCGTGGAAAATGTGTGTAGATAACGGCGAAGTTACTAAATATTTGATGACTTTTCAAAATCTTTTATCTCGTGTGGATAAATGGAACTCTGTAATCGTAGAAGAAGAACGCAAGCGAATTATTGAGCGAAGTGGATGCACTTATTTAGAAGATTTAATTACGTGTGTTCATATTATTCAACTAAAGGTTCTCACTTGCATTCGAGTAGGAAACAAACAAAAGAAGATTGATATATCTATTCCTAAATTGGACCACTTTATACATAAGGTGTATATCAATGTTGCGCGAAAAGTATATAAGAATGTTTATTTGTTTGAGCGTAATATAACATCATTATTAGTCCAAAAAAACAACAGAGAACTTGAACAAATCGTTCAAGAATGCATATTAGTTGCTATTCGCGAAAGTATTCCAACGGAGGCCATTATTCGCGCGTATATGGATGAAAGTATTGAACACGAAGAAGAAGTCATTATAGAGAACTTGATTGAACCCGGGGATAAATCGGCGGAACCTATTGTGCAAAAAACGCCGGAACCAAGTGCCGACCCAATCAATCCTTCTAGTGATAAAATAGAGGAAACTGTTGTGACCCCGGGTGTGAAAAACCTGAATGAAGAGAACCAAGTTACTCGCATATCTTTCAATGATTTTGATTCGGTTGTAGATCCATTATCAAATAAAATAGAAAATGTAAATGCACCTAAAACCGAAGAACGATTGGAAGCAATTAGTGCAGACCGATTCTTTAAGCGCAAACTAGATGAAGAAGATAGCGATGAAGAAGAATCAGACCGTATTAAAATACATACAGAACCTATTGATTTGAGTGGATTTGATATATTGGATATGGATGATAAACCCATTGGTAAATCAAATACAAACAATGACTTAGATGACAATATAATATTGGATTTCGAAGAATTGGTATAAGACTACCCAGTATAACTGTGATATAAAATACTGTATTACTATATAATATTTAACTAATGAAATATAAACAATATGTAGAAGAATATAATCCATCTGCAAATAAGCAGATAAAACATATGTCGAAAGAGTTTGCAGAAGGGTTTGAAGATATACATACATTTGAACCAACCGAACGAGATGAAAATCCACCGACTATACGTCCTACCCAATCACCTATGCAGACATCATTTTCGTATAGTCCAAGTTCTTTTCCTACTAACAACGTATATACATATACACCTTTTTCCTATACATACAGTCCGAATGCCAAAACTAATAACCCGATTTGTGTTTTAACATATAGCCCTTCCAAAGACGTATCTACCAACAATAGAACAGAATATGAATATTATGTTTATATGAATGATAAATACAATACAATCATATTTGTTATGGCAACTGGTATAGGTTCTTTTTGTTTTTGTGTAATATGTGCATATGTTTATAAAATATATGCATCCAATAAACATAAATTGCAAAAAATACGGAAAAATACATTGAACCGCAAATATGCAAAAGAGAATCCGAGTTCTCTGAAGAACGAAGATTCTTCGCACAATTTCCAAAGTTTTACAGAGGAAAATGTTAGTTTAAATAATATACACATTGCAGATTATAATAGTCAGTTTTAGTTCGTGTGAGCTCGATGGAGGAGTCGGAGGCAACCTGGATTCCGAATTACTAAGTAAGAAGGAATATTAGCTTTTGCGTTTATTTATCTGCGAAAACTTCGCTATTAAATGTATTATGGAACAAGTTTTTATTTTAGCCATATCCATCACTTTACTATTTTTTGTATTAAAAATAGTGGAAATGAAGTATTTAGACAAAGAAGTTAAGCCATTTAAATTGATTTTTAGAGATACGATTATAGTATTTGTATCTTCAATGACTGCATCGTTTACCTATTTCCATTTTAATAAACACATTCACGATTTTTTCAATATTATAACGGCAACGCCTACTTTGAGCTCCGCTGCAAATACACCGGTTTTCACTGATGAACCGGGGTTTTAGTGTAATACATATCTATAGCACTTTCTTTCATAGCAGTCGGAGGTATGTTATCATCATTTACCATTCGTGTTTGGTAATATATTTCGGAACTTATACCAGTTTCATCATAAAATGCAGTAAAAATCCACAAAATTGTTCGTTTTACAGTAGGGTCTTCCTTGTGTTGTATAATATCACCAATAGCATATTTGGGTGTTTTGTTGTCCATTTTTACACTAGTATTCATACTATTATTGTTATTGTAAAATATTTTATATAGTTTTACTTCATATACATATGTGTAATATATATCTATTCTAAATATATATTATGTCAGAAGATGCTAAGCCAAAGCGTAAATATACACGCAAGGTTAAACCCGTGGTAGAATCTACCATAACAAGTTCTCCACTTATACGCAAGAATGAGAAATATTCCGGACTAATGGGAGAACTTTTGGCTATAATGGTGAAACGTGGTGACAATATTAGGGCCCGGGTTTATCGCCGAGCGCAAGAATCCATTTTAGCTATACCAGATGATATTTATGAACCCGCTGATTTAACTGGAAAACCCGGTATAGGTCCGGTTATATTGGAAAAACTAAAAACATACGATGAAACCGGAACATTGGATATTTTAGAACGAGAAAAGGAGAACCCGGAAAACATTTTGAGCGATGTATATGGTGTTGGACCAAAAAAGGCGAAAGACCTAGTAGCAAAAGGAATAACATCTATAGCACAATTGAGGGAAAAACAAAACGAAGTTCTCAATGACGTCCAAAAAGTGGGCCTGAAATACTATGAAGATATACTGGAAAAAATCCCCCGCAAAGAAATAGATGAATATGCCGCCATTTTTCAAAGTGCTTATGAAACCGTAGGCAAAAAAACGGAAATGAAATACGAAATTGTGGGGAGTTACCGGCGCGGTGCGGTCGCTTCTGGAGACATAGATGTCATTATAACTGCGAAGGATGCGGCTGCATTCAACGAGTGGATAGACGAATTGTTAGCCACAAAAATAATCATTGAGGTTCTCTCTAGGGGGAAATCGAAATGCTTAGTTATAACACGACTAAAGGAGGGTTACTCGGCTAGGCGCGTGGATTTTTTATACACTACTCCAGAGGAGTATCCTTTTGCAGTTCTCTATTTCACTGGAAGCAAGGGATTCAATGCAACAATGCGCGGATTTGCATTGACAAAAGGATTATCGCTAAATGAACACGGATTATCGAAAATGGTGGATAAGAAAAAGGAGGAAAAACTTGTCCTAAATATTGTGGATGAACGGGGAATCTTTGACTATTTGGGTCTAGTTTATAAAGATCCAAAAGATCGTATTGATGGTCGCGCCGTTGTCTCGAAAGATGGTAAGGTTTCTGTTACTCCGGTTATAGAAAATGCGGGAGAACCAGATATTGCGCAAAAAACGGCGGAAAATAATGCGCCTAAATCTTCGGCCAAAGAAGCATACAGTTCTCCAAAATCCCAAAATAAAACGCAGAAAAACACAACCAAAAAAGTTGCTAAAGATTTACCTAAAGGTTTATCTAAAGATCCAAAAGAGTTGGAATCTTTTTGCACAGAATTATTGAAAAAAAAAGAGGAGGAAAAACTGGCAGAGGAAAAAGTACAGAATCCAGAAACGCCTAAACTCCTACGCTTCGCCTCCGGAGTTTTGGTCGGAGACTACGTAACCTCCGACTCCTCCCGCAAATATTCCGCGGAACCAAAATCTATTTTGAAAAAAGAAACAATGGCAGAACTTCCTAAAGGACCTACTATCAAAAACCCGCGCAAAAACAAAACCGTAAAAATTGCTAAAGAACCAACTATTATACCATCTGTTGAAAAAGAAACAGAACCGTTACCTCCCATAAAAATATTACCAGGTTCTCCTAAATTGACAGATGTGCAAGATATATCCGATGCTGAGTTGGCTATTATTCCTAAATCTTCTGTATCCAAAAAACCCAGAAAACCGAAAACGGAAAAAGTTCCTAAAGTTCCTAAAGAACCAAAAACAAAAACCCTGAAAAACAAAAAGGAACAATCATCAAATGTTTCACAAAGTTCTCCTAAACAATCTATTCCACAAGAACCCGATTCCTTATTACTTCGTAATCCGGAATCCGGGTTGGAATCAACGTTGCCTCCGACTCCCCCCTCTATCGAAAAACTAGAATACAACAAATTGGATAGTGTAAAAGATATGCCTAAAGAACAACCAGCTCCCAAAAAATCGCGCAAAAACACAACCAAAAAACTTCCTAAAGTTCTCCCAGAAAACACAAAACTAAAAACCCCGGAGGGAGAACTTTCGCCTAAAGTTTCTATAACTCAAAAACCCAAAAAACTATCCAAAAAGTCTATGGAAAAACAAAAACCAATGGATATAAAAGTATCTCAACAAGAAATACAATCCACAGAAACTATGCCTAAAGAACTTACAGAAACCGCTAAATACCATATCCAACAGTTCAAAAATATGGGTATTACAGTTCTCGAAAAACTTTCTCAAGAAGAGTTGTCTAACCTATTGAGGGTTGCAAATGCAAACTATTACAATGAAAAAGGTGATTTGATGACCGACAACGAATATGATATTGTAAAAGAATATATAGAAAAGAAATATCCCACAAATGCAGTCATACAACAAATCGGAGCACCGATCACCGATAGAGCTAGGAACAAAGTGGAATTGCCATATGAAATGTGGTCGATGGACAAAATCAAACCGGATTCCAATGCACTCACTGGGTGGATGAAAAAATATGGAGGTCCATATGTTCTCTCTTGTAAATTGGATGGGGTAAGTGGTTTGTATTCCACAGAAGGCGATGTGCCTAAACTTTATACCCGGGGCGACGGAAAAGTCGGCCAAGATGTCAGTTTTTTATTGGCATCACTAAAATTGCCTTTAGAAAAAGGTATTGTGGTTCGCGGTGAGTTTATTATTCCTAAAAAAGTATTTGCAGAAAAATATGCGAAACAATTCGCCAATCCACGCAATCTAGTTTCTGGTATAGTCAATTCCAAGAAAGCCGACGAAAAAACGGCCGACCTACATTTTGTGACTTATGAAGTCATTAATCCACAATTGAAACCTAGAGAACAACTCACCAAATTAAAAAAGACGGGTTTCGAAGTGGTGCAAAACGAAACAAGAACCACCCTTTCCAATGAGAGCCTGTCTGAAGTATTGGTGGATTGGCGCATCAACTATGAATACGAAATCGACGGTGTTATAGTGACCGACGATGCCATACATCCTCGTATTTCGGGCAATCCCGATCATGCATTTGCCTTCAAAATGGTTCTTTCGGATCAAAAAGCCGAAGTAAAAGTCGTGGATGTATTATGGTCTCCGAGTAAAGATGGATTTTTGAAACCAAGGGTAAGAATTGAGCCAGTTAGTTTAGGCGGAGTTACTATAGAATATGCTACGGGATACAATGCCAAGTTCATAGAAGACAATAAAATAGGTATAGGGGCAATTGTCGAAATAATCCGGTCGGGAGATGTTATACCGAAAATCCTCAAAGTCATTGTTCCGGCGGAAAAGGCAAAAATGCCTGCGGAGTTATACAAATGGAATGAAACCCGAGTGGATGTATTACTCGAAAACGCAGGAGAAAACGCGACGGTGCAGGAAAAAAACTTGACGGCATTCTTTAGCCATTTAGAAATCGAAGGGTTAAAAGCCGGAAATATCAAAAAACTAATGGCAGCGGGATATGACACGATACCTAAGATTATGGCAATGACCAAAGAGGACTTTGCGAAAGTGGGATATAAATCGCTGGCCGATAAATATGTGGATAACATCAAAGAAAAAGTCGCAAATGCTAGCGTGGTCGATTTAATGGTTGCATCGGGGACAATGGGTAGAGGTTTAGGTGCAAAGAAGATCGAACCTATTTTAACAGCCCATCCGGATATATTGGTTTCCAAGGAGGACCAGGTAGCGAAAATAGCGAAAGTCAAGGCGGTCAAGGGAATCGAAAACAAGACGGCGACCTTATTTGTAGAGAACATACCCCGTTTTGTGGAGTTTATTGAGACGATTGGTCAATCGCAAAAGTTGAAGGGGGGACCTGCGGTGGCAGCAGAAACCGATACCGGGGCTTCGCCCCGGGCGCGCTTGCGCGCGCCTGAAATAGACACTACAAATCCATTGTATGGCAAGAAGGTCGTTATGACAAAAGTCAGGGACCAAGAAATCATTCGGGAATTGAAAGCCCGGGGGGCATCATTAGAAGATACTATAGGCTCAAAGACATTTGCGCTTATAGTGAAGTCGATGGATGATGTGTCCAATAAGACAAAATATGCAGTGGAACACGGAATACCGATTATGACACCCGATGCGTTCAAAGAAACATATTTAGCGTAAATTTTTATGTCAATATTGTATATAATAATGGGAACGGTTAGTAACAAATTTTTAAATTATAAAGATTTAAAAATAGTTTTTCCAAATATAGAAACTCAACAAATTCCGAGTTGGTTTGAGGTTTCTATTGTAGATCCGAATAATGTTATTAGCAGACAACCTGACGAACTACTACCCAAAATGAAAATAGGTAAGGTTGTAGTTGTAGGTAAAAGCATGACAGAAAATACAATTACTTTACCTGTAAATACCGAGGGTTATCCATCCTATACTATAACTGATATAGGTTATGATAAAACACATTTAAGTCCTGAAAATAATACAAATTTTTCAGTAAGATTTAATAAAACTGGAAATAATACAGATTTCTCAGTAATTAATGGCAACACAGATGTAATAGTGAGCGGGATTGCATCTTTAAAACATATACCACCATCATATAAAGGTGGAAAAACACGCCGACGCAGAAGAACGCATAAACGCAAGAGATCAAGAAAAGCAAAAACTACCAAGAGAAGAAAATAATAGATTTTTTAAAGAAAGTATTTAGAATAGAAAATATATTTTCTAGTTATAATTATATAAATAGAAAATATGGTAAAGTTTACTGAAGTAGAAATACAGTCAAATTATGATACAGTAAAACAATCAGTGTCATCTAGTGAAAAAACATTTGAAATAATACGTGTTGATGATAAAATGGAAAATATGGGAAAGGTAGGTGAAATCAAAATTGCTAAAACAGATCTACCAGATACTCCTAGTGATAAGGTGGACATCGACCGTGAAATAATTAATCTAAGCCCTGACCTTGATGCAAACGCCGGCACATTTAACTATAAGTTAATGGTAGTAAATCATCCAGTCACAGCTAAAAACTTTTTTATATTAGCAATTAGGGGTAAAAATGATGCAACCAAAAATTTTTTATCTTATAATGTATTTTTGAAAAGTCTTGATTTTACCACTAACTTATATCGTTCTGCATCTAATTCAGCCTTGTCTGCATCTAGTTCAGCCTCGAACTTATTTAATAAAATGTCTAATACATTTAGACGGTCTAGTATACTCAGTGGACCGAATAGTGCTAGTAGTGAAGTTACAAGTCATCCTACTAGTAATGGAAGGTTTGGTAATTGGATTACAGGAAGTACCCGCGGCGGAAAAACACGCCGACACGTAAAAACCCCAAAACGTAAGAGATCAAAAAAATCAAGAAAAGCAAGAAAGACCAAATGTAGAAAATAGACATTACATCAAGAATATAAACATATTTTCATATGTTTATACAAAATGCCATTTCTCGAATCATCTATTACTAGAAATACATATTCATATTTTGATTGGTTAGCACAGACTTTATATCCAACTAAATCGGAAACATTTAAAGTGGAGATTTTGGACTATCAACCAATGAAAGATGATCACGGATATCTGCAAATCGGTGAAATTACTTTTAGTTTACAAGATGTAGTCCCAATAAATAATAGTGAGAAATATACAATTAATAAACCAATAATACACAAAACGGCTTATTCGAAAAATACACCCTACAAAAGTTCAAATATAACTCTTCCTGCAAATCTTCAATTGAGATTTCATTATAAAAATCCCAACTACAATAGTAATATTTCGCTATACGATTCAGATACTAACGAAATACTAAGTGCAAATGTTACACTAGTAAGAACAACGGAACAATTATTAGCAAGTGGTATATCAAATATGACAGGAACATGCTTTAGGAAACCAATTGAAAATTATATGGATAATCCTATAGTAATATAATGTGTGTAAGTGAGGATATGGATCAAGTTATATTTAGATATTTATTATTATATAATATATATTATATAGTTAGTATAAAATGACTACCTTTTCGAAAACAAAAAAACAAAACAAAACAAAACAACACAAAACAAAACAACACAAAACAAAACAAAACAAAACAAAACAAAACAAAACAAAACAAAACAAAACAAAACAAAACAAAACAAAACAAAACAAAACAAAACAAAACAAAACAAAACAACACAAAACAACACAAAACAAAACAAAACAAAACAAAACAAAACAAAACAAAACAAGAATGCAAAGGGGGGGATGATTAGGGATAGATCCACCACCAGAAATAAATACAATTACTTCTATGATTTAGTAGCTACAATGAAACCCGGAGTACCTGAGACATTTAAAGTCGAGTATTTCGATTATTATTCGATTGGACAAGATTACGGAACGGTGCAAATAGGTGAAGTCACATTTAGTAAAGAGCAAACAAGGTCTATTGAATCGCTTAGTTCTACATCGCTCGCATTGAGTTGTGATATTATCGAGGTGCCATTTAAACACAAAACTGCGTTTTTTTTGAATAATACACCCTACGAAAGTTCAAATATCGCTATTCCTAAAAACGTAAAAGTAGCATATAATGTGAAGTATAAGGATGGATTTATTAGCAACAAGTTTTACTTATATGACATCGATGAAAACGACTATATCGGAGGAACTTTTTATTTAGTAAGACCAACTGGTCAATTAGTAGCAACTGTTGCATCAAAGGTTGCATCAACCGTAATGTCACCATTTAGGCAGTCTGCCCCTGATCAGTCCAGTCCAGTCCAGTCCAGTCCAGTCCAGTCCAGTCCAGTCCAGTCCAGTCCATTAGCATATAACTAGTATCATAATTCTACACTGGTTGCGCAATATCTAAATATATTATTTTTGTTTATCATTTTTTGGGTTTTCCTTGTTTTTCTAGATTTTTTATAGTTTTGTTTCCACCAATTATTCAGAATTGATGATGTGGAAGAACCCTATGTTGCCACTGTGGTTAAATCTACAACAAAAACGTGTAGTTGGCTACAACCCGGAACATTGCGAATGGTCAAATTGGCATCCCTCGACAAATAATTCTATGTTCCAATAAGCAATTCATAACATACAACCACATAAAAACAATTTGCATATAGTATATAAATAACTATATACAAACCAAAAATGAACCAATTCATCAATTCAAATACATTACCTGATAACAACATCGCTATTAATACCAAACTTTTTATTTTAGACCCTCTAACCGTTATTATCAAACTCGCCATATTAAGCAATAAACCCATCGGAACAAAAATATGCATCCAAAATAATGTGCTCTATTTCCAAGAACCGGGGCCATTTCAAGCCATATGCAGATACTTCTATAACACAAACAAGACCGACTTGCAATATATGTATAACCCTATACAAATTGCATGCCAGCATTTCCTCACAAAAGAATACGTCCAAAAAAACCCCCGGATGAAAATCCTTTTTAAATGCGCTCAACAAGGTTTAGAAAAACTGATGGAAACCTATAAAAATTGCGCCATTATTCGACTCTGCATCAATTACTATTATACGTTGATAGCTAATTATGTGGATGATATCTACAATGACAAGCTTTTTCATAAAGACGGAATGACGCCACTATATGGCCAGGAAATCGTAAATGCTTTGAACAATCAATGGACTCAAGAAAAAATCAAAGTTATATTGAACTTGATTGAGTTTCTCAATGGTGATACTATGGCCGAAGATAATGTGAAATCGCTTGAGAACATTGTGAATAATATCGACAAATCTAGTCAAAAGATTTTGGACTAGTAAGTATTGTTCTGGGGGGGAATAAAATTGATTGAAAATGCCATATAAACAATAAATGGTATAGTATTCATATACCATTTATAAAGACCAATAACTATGCAAACCGTCGGACTCAATCGAAATACCATAGATAAATATTATACAAAACCGGCAATAGTAGATTTATGCGCACTAGCCATAAGAACTCATATAAATCCTGTCAATGAAGATTTTATCATTGAACCGAGTGCCGGAGGCGGAGCATTCATTGACGCAATAAAACAAATGACGGACAATTATGCATTCTATGATTTGGAACCGGGGCATCCGGAAATACAACAACTCGATTATTTGTCTTATACGATGATCGCAAATATCCAAGGGAGAACCCACGTTTTAGGTAATCCACCATTTGGCCGACAATCTTCTATGGCTATAAAGTTCATTAAAAAGTCCGCCGAGTTTTGCGATACCATATCGTTTGTATTGCCAAAAAGTTTCAAAAAAACAAGTATGCAAAAAGCATTTCCGCCGGCATTTCATTTAGTCTATGAAATCGACCTTCCGGACAAATCATTTACTGTAGATGGCACAGACTATACCGTCCCCTGTGTATTTCAAATATGGGAAAAACGCGCGGCATTTAGACAATTGGAAGACCCAGAAGTTCCTATAAACTACGCGTTTGTAAAAAAAACGGATGAACCACATATATCCTTTCGACGTGTGGGAGTAAATGCAGGTGTTATAGATACCTTTACGGAAAACAAAAGCGAACAATCACATTATTTTATCAAGTTTTCAAATGGGAAGTCTATTGAGGAAAATATGGCAAACATACGACAAATACAATTCAATCATAACAACACGGTGGGTCCAAAATCAATAGGCAAACAAGAATTAATTAAAGAATGGAACAAAATCCTTTAGTGGGATTACGCCCTTGGGATACTTTAGCATCAAATCCGACCCACGCTCAATTTTCACACGGATATGAGGGAAATCTATATTGCTCACAATAATATAAATCATATTTTTCGCTTTTTCTTGGAACTTTTCTAGGTCGAACTTGCGACCTACGCCAATCATACCTGATTCATAGTATCTACATCCACCCTTAGTAAATGTTTTCTGGTCATAGTGAATTGTGGGGTCACCTGCATCAACGAAATCGTGGTCTTTGCATCCGGCCACGTGAATAAGGGGGTAATGCGCTGCCAACCATTTTTCGATGAAATGGGAGAAAATGCGCCCGTCTTTGAATAAATCGACGATGGTTTCCTGAGGCAGTCCGCCGAATGAATAATCATCGATGGTATAACACACGGTTCGACTAAGTTCGACACTGGGTAATGGGGTAGTTTGCATTCTAAACAGATATATAATATATTACTATATAACTACCTATTTATATGTATTTCAATTTTTCATAAGCATTATCGCCCTACATATAAGAGGGTATTTCATCAATATCCATTACCAACGACTCTTTCGCCACTTTTTTGACTTCTTTAGCAGAAAGCGCAAATTGACCAAAAAACGGGTAATCCAATTGGGCCTGGGGACTATGTTTATGCACCGACCTGGCAATCATTTTGTATAGCTTAAAGTTGGGATATCGCTCATCTCCGTCACGTTTATACAATATATTTTTCCGGTTATCGTCACAACACCACCTGTAAATGGTTTTCTGGAATATATCCATATCCTCTTCCGTTTCGTCTTCAATCAAAAAGTCATAGATGGAACAACCCAACCGGCATAAATCAAAACTGGGATTGGGATCCAAACGCGCTTTTTCCTCATTCATATATGGCTCACAATTGTATTGGGTGGCGGCGTCGCCACCGGGTGCGAAGCTATCGCTGCAAAATGTCTTACCAGAAAATCGGTAAATACTGCGTCCGAAATCAATGATTTTGAAAATACGACCATATGTAGGAACTTTATACGTTTTTTTGTTATATCGGTAATACAAAAACTCCTTGTCCGTAGTTACATACATAATATTGTTGGTATGCAGGTCATTATGTGTAAAAGAGAATGCGCGTTGATATGCAATAAGTGTCATAACAATTTGAATTAGGGCGGCGGCACCTTCTTTCTTGGATAATGCGCCTTTTTCGAATAATTCGTCTATAGTCCCTTCACATTTTTCCAGACAAATCATTTGTATGGGGAAATTGTCCATATATGAAAATAATACGTCATCGTCATCTGATTCATCTTCACTAGATTCTTCGTCATCATCTTCACCAGATTCGTCTTGACCGACGTCGTCATCTTCGTCCGATTCGTCTTGACCGACGTCGTCATCTTCATCCGATTCGTCTTGACCGACGTCGTCATCTGTGCTATAATTAAGGCTACTGTTATTGGATGATTCGGAAGATTCTGTTAATGAATGAGAACTTGATTTTTCATAAATAACCTCTCCTGTATTGTTATCCTGTAGGGTAGTTTCACATTCACATTCGGACTTTATATCCGATGAACCATGTTCATTGGATACTTCTAAAATGGAACCGGAATACGTATCATTGTCCAGATCAACCACATCCAAATCTATCAACGAAATATTATGCGTTTTCAGAGAACCTTGAATATTAAGGCGCGGTTTATTACCCCTAGATCCATCACCATAATTTCCATTGGATGGGATTTCTTCCGAAATCTTGAATAGTTTTCCCACGTTCTCATTGAAATATCGCGATGTGCATAAATATTCGATATCGTCGGAAATATTCATTTTGTATTTTTCTTGAACGCCTAAATAAGACCCGTAGAAGTCAACGGCATTTACCAATCCGTGTCGGTGTAATAGTTGGCTACTTAAATAACTAAAAAAACAGTCGGTATAAGACGCATTATTACGGTCAGCTAGTTTGGTATGGCATACCGGTGCATTCGGAAGTGTAGGTAATGTCCGTATAGCATCATCTGTTGCATTGTATTTACCAATCATATACTTGATTGGATCTAATAGGGGGGAGAACTTTATAAATACGGACTTAGGTATAAGTTCTCCAGTTTCGGTATCCATCACGGTTTGTAAATCGTGTATAGCATATTTATGTTTTAGGGTGGTTCTTCCTACATTGGAATCATTTAATTCAAAAAAACACGAATAAATCGGGTTATAATGCTGTAATCCACTAATGTGGAAAGGCATATAATTGTTTAAAATATCGTGTTCGGTATTTTCATAGGTATTTTGTAAATTGTCTAAATCTACTATGTCTGACTTTCGATATTGAGTTTGCATATTACTAAATATTTGTATATTTAGTCTGTATATTTAGTGATAAATATAAAAACCGTCGCATTTAAACGATTGCTAAACTATTGTTTCTAAATAGTATCATTCTCGTTTGTGTTATACCCGTAATTTTCACACTGTATATTATATTCGATTATTTAGGAGAACAATGACACTAGAATTGAAAAAGTTTGACATGAAGTCTATTACATTTAAACCGGATGAAAACAAAGGTCCGGTTATTGTTATGATTGGTAGAAGAGACACTGGTAAATCATTTTTGGTCCAAGATTTGCTATATCACCATCAGGATATTCCTATTGGAACCGTTATTTCGGGAACCGAAGCTGGAAACGGATTTTATGCTGCACACGTTCCTAAATTGTTTATTCACGAAGAATACAATACAGTATTAATAGAGAACATTTTGAAGCGTCAGCGAACCGTGCTAAAACAAGTCAATAAAGAAATAGAGACGTATCGCAGGAGCACAATTGACCCCCGCACATTTGTTATTTTGGATGATTGTTTGTATGACCAAACCTGGACCCGGGACAAAATGATGCGTCTGCTTTTTATGAACGGCCGTCACTGGAAAGTTATGTTGATTATTACTATGCAATACCCATTAGGTATTCCGCCCAATTTGAGAACCAATATCGATTATGTCTTTATTTTGAGAGAACCTTATATGACAAATCGGAAGCGCATATGGGAGAACTATGCCTCTATGTTTCCCACATTTGAATCGTTCAATTCAGTTATGGACCAAACCACGGAGAACTATGAATGTTTAGTTATAAACAACAATTCCAAATCGAATAAATTACAAGACCAAATATTCTGGTATAAAGCCGAAAAACGGCCGGATTTCAAATTGGGGTCCAAAGAGTTCTGGGAAATATCCAAGAACTTGGCGGATGACGACGAAGACGAGGCATATGACCCGAGTAAAAACAAAAAGAAGAGCGCCGGACCACCAATCAATGTCAAGAAAACCAAATGGTAAACCCTTTGCTAACGCCAGAACTATGTTCTCTGGAGTTTGGTATAACATTATCTGATGATGTAAGTGGTGTCGTATTGACCATTTTTGTTTCGGAAGAAGATTTCCCAAACCAACAACAAGACCAATTTACCCATCCACTTTTCGTTTTTCGAGTGCGTTTCCATTTTTCATATCTCGTTTCGCGCTGTGTTGCTTTATCTTCGTGATTTTTTATATTAGTAGGCATTGCATTCATTATATCTATTGCACTTTGCTCACTATCTGTATGCATCATAATGTATAATAGTTTATATATATATTATGCTAATGTCTTTTTATATACCTATTATTCGGCGTTTGGAAATAGCAGCTTGTCTATAGTAGTTCGAACACATAATAATCGGTGTATTATTATACCCACTATAAAAAACCCAATAAATGTGTATAAAAACGGCGTTCCAAATAGTTTCGATAATATATAGGCACCTACTGCGGTTACCCCAAAATCTAAATAGGCTATATTATATATACGATACGAATGAATACCAGTTCCCAATTTGCCAAACAAGTTTTTATATTTGCACAAATCCATACTATATACTATAAACGTTTTTTATAATATATAATCAAAACACATATGGCGATAATTTTTTTATTATTCTTTTTGAGCATAAGAAGATCGCAATAACTCGTTACGAATATCAGTAGTTGCCGTATCGGATACTTCTCGCTCATCGAAATTGACAGTTTCTTTTACACCTACTAAATTGCCATTTTCGTCTAAAGATTGTGTGAGAACATTACCACTTTTTTCGGCAAGTTTGATGTTTTCTTCTATGGCCTTGCGTTTAGTGTCTTTGATGCGCTGATCGAACTCTTGTTTTGCCTTTTCTTCATTCTTTAGCTTCTCTTGATGTAATTGATTGAGTTCTTCTTCCATAAACTCAATGCGACCAGTCTTATAGGCATCTGGATCCCACGGAATCCACATTCCAACTGGACCGACAAATATGTCGTGATTGGGGTCATTTTCGCGCAGTTTTTTGCAACGGATTTCGGCTTCGTCTTGTGTAGGATATACTCCCCGTATCTTGAGACCACGGGTGGAAGTTTGGAATGCGTGTTCTTTCTGAAATTGCTGCGTAAGAACGTCTTCTTGTTTATCCAAAAAGTTTTTATAGTCATCTTCTACAGAGCCGGATTTTATTTTGATTTCTTCTTCTTTAGCAAAATCGTTAAAGTCCGAAACTAAATCGTCAATTTTCAAATTATACTTGTATGCCATAAAGTGCAAAAAGTCAAAGAACTTTGAAAGAGATTTAGTAAAATCCCATTGTTGAACAAATTGGTCAAATAAAAAGGTTTCGCGTTTTTTCAAGATTTTTTCAGGTGAAACAAATGACATACAAACGAACTTCTGTCCGGCAATTGTCGGATCTTCATCGCATAAATCAATATATTTAGGATTTTGTTTTCCATTTGGCAAGTTTTTCCTTTCAAAAGTTGATGAGTTAGACATTATAGAATATTTAGCAAAACTGTATTTAAGTAATTTACTATATTTATATATTTGTTTTATTGTTTGTATTTCCATATATTTTTTTGTTTTCGTTATATATAAGAATCCAATGGGCTTCGATTTTTCTGAACTAGTTAAACGTATTGTTAAGTATTTAGTTATGGGTCTTGTCATCGCTGTTGTCAGTATTGTCATCCCCAAGAAGTCACTCAATGTCGAGGAAGTTGTCATCCTTGCATTGTCTGCCGCCGCCACCTTTAGCATCCTTGATGTTTTCCTCCCAACTGTCGCCGAATCCGCTCGTAACGGCCTTGGTCTAGGAGTTGGTCTTGGTCTCTCCCCCATCTTTGTTTAAATAGTTATACCATTGTAACAATTCAGTAACCAACCATTTTAGATATATGATGTTTTAATACATCACATATTTAGCGATTTTATGTAAGAACTGATGGCGTCATAGTATGAGTTCTCAAGAACTTTTTTGGGTAATTTCTTTTTACTTTTGCAGCTGCAATGTGACCTGATATGATTTGTGTTAGTGGATTCTCCGGAGAAACGACGGATTACATAGTAGTTACGCAGGATTTCGCAGGATGAATATCATCTAAGAATAATATGTTTAAGTAAAACATCGCCATAAATTATAGTATATTATTATAGCAATGCCACCTAAATTACAAAGAAGTTATAGTAATATCAGTGATCTTTCAGATGATCTTTCAGATGATTACGATTCTAGGGTAGATGATAACGATTCTAGTTTAAGTAGTTTACTATCAGAATTGAGTAATAACAGCCTACAAAGTTTTGCTAGATCACTTTCTAGTCTTGAAAGTAATGCATTATCTATTAATCCTAGTGTGTTGAACCGTCTTAATATGCACAGTTTAGCGAGCATTGCGCAAACAATATCAAGGCCGGGTGTTTCGAATGGTCTTACTAATTATAATGTTGCAAACCTTATTGTATTACAGTCGGCAATAAGCGCTCAACGAGCTAATACAAAAAAAAATGCACCACCGGTATCTACAGTAGGTATGCCTAATATTTTACCACCACAGCTCCTACGTAGATCAAAAGGGGAAGTAAAAATAACAAATACCAATTTACAAGATCCAAAAAATAATCCGGTAGAAGTATTATTATCGACAATAACCCCTACATATGGTAATCAGAGTGAAATATTTCCTGAACTGCTTACAGTTATCGATAAAATATATGATAAAATTGCCAGTTGCCCTGATTTAAAAACACAAAATGACGAAATACTCAAACTAATCAAAAAGGTGAAACAGGAAACTGCTGGTCTAAATCAACATATACCTTTTGACTTTGACGACTGATTGATTACTACGTAATACTTATCTGGTGATGGAATATTATTTAGTCGAATAAAGTTTTTATGGTTATGTTTTACATAAATATAACCTTATCATAATATATAATATTAATTACGATGTCTGAAACTCTTACCCCCCCGGTTGCCAACATAGACTCTGATGGAAAAAGTATAGAAGAATTAAACAAAAGTATAGGTGTTTTAGGAACTGAAATAGGTAATTATGCTAAAAGAGTTGAAGAAATAATTGCCATGTTGAAAGCAAAACAATCTACAAATATAAATGATGTTGCTGTTGAACAAGAGAAACAAGCAAAACTTGCAGAAAAACTTGCAGCAACAAACTCACAAATTGGTAGTCTAGAAAATCAAGTAGAACAAAATGCACTGGTTATTGATAAAAAGACTAGAGAAGTCGCAGATTTTACTAAAAATATGGCTTCTGCAACTGAAAAAATTGCTAGTAAAGATGAAGAAGTTGTTAGATTATCAAATGATATAAAAACGAAGTTAGGTGATATTACCTTACTGGAAGGAGATATTAAAATCAAAAATAATGAGTTGGACGAGTTGCGCACCAAATTAGCAGATAAAGATTCAGAACTACAAGCAAAAACATTGGCAAATTCTGAGCAAACGGGAGCAAATGAAACCATCATACAACGACTTACTGATGAAAAAAAAGAACTTGAAGATGCAATCTACGAACAACAACAAACCTTATCGAAACAAATTATAGATTTGAATACCCAAAATACTATCCTTCTTGAAAAAATAGCAAGATTAGAAGATGCTCTTAACGTCTCTAAAGATAAAACAGCAGAGGATAAAGCAAAGGTAAACAAACTTGAAGCCCAAGCTCAGGAAATGACAGAAAAAATTGCGGATTTAACAAGAACAGTTGAGACTAATTCAAACCTCCAGGCCAACATTGCCAAATTAAATGAAGATAAAGCCCAACTATCTGAAGAAAATAGTAAGTGTCAAAAAAAAATTGATGCGTTAAATTTAGAAATTGAAAAGTCTAAGTTTAAAATTGAAGAGTTGATTAAAAGGGTTCAAGAATTAACTGCAGATTTAAATAAGCATAAAGATGATGAGCCAATAGTAGCTGCTGCGGCTGAAGACGAGGTAGATAATGCAGAGTTAGGTAAAGAACAAAAAAATATACTAATTGAACACAGGATTAGCAGAAATTTAAAAAAATCAAGTAAAGTATTAACTGAAGGCACTGTTAGACCAGAAGCCAATCAAATTATGGTTGGGCCTCCAAAAGTAAACTCCCAATCTGAAAACATAGTAAATGAAGAAGCAAATTTGCCACCATCAGAAACTCCTAAAATAAAATTACAACAAGTAAATAAAACGGATTTAAAAATTTTAGACACAGCGAACGTACCCGTTGAATACGATTTTGATGTATTTAAAGATTTACCAATTCAAGACGGGTATAATTGGGTTACAGGGTTCATTGATAGTAACGGAAATTATACAACACGTTTTAAAGAACAACAAAGGATTATTAAAAGAAGTTTTATGAAAGGGTTCATAGATGACAATGATAAAACCCTTAACCAAAAAGTGCGTTTATTTACAAGAATAAATGCGACTGCAAATAATGCCGAACCGCAATATTTTATTGAATATAAAGAGCCTGAATCATCAACTGCATCATCCACTTCATCATCCACTTCATCATCAACTGCATCATCTAATAAATCATCGGATAATGCAGAAGATAATGCAGTAGATGATTTGGTACAAAAAGATACAGGTTCCACATTCGGAATTAGTGGTGAGGGTGTTTTTCAAGAACCAATCGCCAATACAAAAAAGATTGAGTTAATAAATTACGACGATTACCTTTACAGCAAAGACGTCAATCCTATAAAGTTTGCAATTTCGAAAAAAACTGGACTTCCAATAAGTAATAATGGTATATGGTATAAAGGGTTCGTTGAAAATGATGGAAATACCTTTCAGACTATAAATGATTCTGAAATAAACACCACAATACCCATTATGATGTATCCCTATGGTGATAAAACAATATCAAAAATTAATATTAGAAAAGCATTTACCAATATAAATAATGGTAATAATAAACGTTATTTTGAACATATTCCAGAGTTTGGGTATTCCTATAAAGAACAAAAAAAATTTATTGCGATGAGCAGCGGGTTTAACGCAGATGATGAAAGTGATGATGAGGATGAAACAAACACCTCAACCCCCGCCGACACGATAACAGGACATTTAGACAACAAACCACTACATAAAAAAAACACAACACTACCTCCAATACAAAACGCATCTAAATCGAAAACTACCGCCTTTCCCGGTGGTCAAAAAACCAAAGCAAAATCGCAAAAAAAAAACAAAACTCATAAATCCCGAAAACCACAGAAAACAAATAAACACCAGAAAACCAATAAACGTCGAAAAACACATAAACGCCGTAACAACAAAACCAATAAACGACACTAAACTATCTATTGTTGTATAAACTCCATTATTTGCTGTATCCACTGGTTCCCACAATCTGTCACCGAATTATCCGAATAATTCACATTTTCATTCGTTTTCAAATGTAAAACCGGTGGCGCATTATTGCCAAATAGCCAATCGTCGTGGTATTTCTTACATTTCGTAAGATATTCCAATGATATACCCGATTCCCCCGAACGAGCCCGTTTTGCAATTCGCTCTACGCACACTTCTGCATCAGCATCAATATAAATACACCTGTCAATAGGAAATCCACCCGAAAACTCGTCATAAATCAAATTGTAGATTTGAAAACACACTTTACTTATAATACCATCATCAAACAACATTTTAGCGAAAATATTACGATCGGCCTCCAATGACCGTTCGCAAATAATGACTTTGCACCGTGGATGTTCTTCGACGGTTTTTCGCAATACCGAAATACGAGTGATATAGGCCATTTGTTGAAATGCGAATGCGTGTTCTTTCGGATTTTGATAAAATAGATTCAACATTTTTGTGCCATTTTCATCGCATATACCTTCCCAAATATCCACAGGTTCTTGCACAAATACTACGTCCCTACTATGAGAATATTTTTCCTTCATTCTTGCTATAATACTACTTTTACCGGCGCCGATATTTCCCTCAATAGTAACTAATAATGGTTTATGGGCAGACATTGTATATATTGCTTGTAACGAATAACAAATAACAAATAACAAATAATTAATGGATTAATGTATATAGCATTATTATTTTATATGTGTTTATAATCAATTTTTTGCTAACATTGCCGTAATAATATATGCAAAAATATTATACAAATGAAAAAAGAAACACTTATAAAGGTTGGTATTTATATATTTGTTTTTTTAATCATATGTTTTTTAATTTTTATTTATTATGAAAAAGACCCGCTAACTGATTTATATGCAATGGTAAAAAGCAAACAAACAATAAGTTCTCTATATCAACCACCAAGCCAACCAAAATCCGCCGTTATTCCAATGAAATTGTTTCAAACGTGGCATAGCAAAGATCTACCACCTAAAATGCAAGAAAATATCCAACAAATAAAAAAACAAAATCCCGAATTGGAATACTTTTTATATGATGACGCTGATTGCGTGGATTTCATAAAAACCCATTTTTCAGAGGACGTGGTTCATGCATACAATGCATTGTTACCAGGAGCTTACAAGGCCGATTTATGGCGATATTGTGTGATGTATATACACGGTGGAGTATATTTGGATATAAAATACCAATGTGTAGATGGATTCAAGTTCATTGACATAATGGATAGAGAACATTTTGTATTGGAGCGACTATATCATTGGAAACCCGGGACACACGGTATTTATAATGCCCTTATTATTGCAAAACCTGGCAACCCATTATTTATCGATAGTATTCAAAGTATTGTTCGCAATACACAGACTAATTATTATGGATTCAGTTATTTATATCCCACCGGGCCTGGACTTTTAGGAGAACTTTATTTCGGAAATATAGTAAAAAATATGAGTATGATTGACAATTTTGATTTAGTATATAACATTGTTCATAACCAAGACGTTATTATATATAAAAATCAAATAATTTTACAATCATACCCAGAATATAGAAAGGAACAGCGGACGAACCAAAAATACAAACATTATGGAGAATTATGGAAACAGGGGACTATTTATACGTATTAGTGTGAAATATTCCGAATCCCCCTTAAAAATCAAAGGAATACGAGATGGCTCAACTGTATGAGCGAACGTATATTTTCGTCAACCTACATTATAGTAAAATATTTCTATAATATAGATAAATGAAAACTAAACTAATAACAACATTAGTTATTTATATTTTGGCTATTATATGTTATTTTATTTTTATGGTCCAAGACAAAGGACAATATCAAGAAAAGCATTTACATAATAAAATAAAGGTCAAACAAATAATAAAACACCCATATAAATCACCTACTGGCCAACCAAAACCCTCAGTTGTCCCTATGAAATTATTTCAAACATGGTATACAAAGGAGTTGCCTCCTAAAATGCAAGAAAATGTCCAAAATATCAAAAAACAAAATCCGGAATTGGAATACTTTTTATATGATGATAATGACTGTGTAACTTTTATAAAGAAGCATTTTGCAGAGGACGTGGTTCATGCATACAATGCATTGTTACCAGGAGCTTACAAGGCTGATTTATGGCGATATTGTGTTATGTATATTCTCGGTGGAGTATATTTGGATATAAAATACCAATGCATGGATGGATTCAAGTTCATTGACATAATGGATAGAGAACATTTTGTAATAGATACTATATTTGATATGAATCCAAGTCATTGGAAACCCGGCACACACGGTATTTATAACGCCCTTATTATTGCAAAACCCGGCAACCCATTACTATTGGATGCTATTCAATATATCGTGCGAAATACACAAATCAATTATTATGGATTCAGTGCATTATATCCCACTGGACCAGGGCTTTTAGGAGAACTTTATTTCGGAAATATATATCATAATACAAGTATGATTGATAATTTCGATTTAGCACACGCTAATATTAACAAAATAGCCTTTATTATATATAAAAATCAAATTATTTTACAGGAATACCCTGAATATAGAATGGAACAACGCGCCAAACAAAAACATAAACATTATGGAGAATTATGGAAACAGGGGACTATTTATACAATACAATAAAAACACAATAAATATAGTTATTATGTTATGTCGGCTAATCCTAGTACCCAATCCTAGGAACCTCGAATTGTTTCGGTGCTTTATATTTGAGTATATCCAATTCTTTTTCCGTTGTTGGAAACTCATTATGCCCATAAATATCTTGCAATAGTAACCATTCAAATATTCCGCCTGTATAAATATAGACATTTTTGAATCCAAGAGAACATAATTGTCTGTATTTTTTATCGGTAGTGGCATCTACCGAGTTTCGGCCATACACGATTATTGAACATTTATTCATTTGCAATTGTGTGATTTTTTCATTAATAGTGGTTTCTTCCACCATACAATGTATTGTATTTTTAATGAGACAACGTTGTTCTGTTGTCGATAGAGTATTTATCAACAAAAAATGGGATGTTTTTTCTATTGCATATTTGACGTCTTCGAACCCGATTTTGTTTATGGGTTTTTCAAACCATCCGGATAACATATACATAATAAATTAAAGAGTATTATGTATATATTTGTTATGTTTTATGTGTTTTACACCAGAAAATTGAAATATTATTTATTGAAATGAATTGAATATAATTACGCACATATTACTATCAATCAAACTATCTTAGTCTTTAACCATCTATACAACAATGGATCTTACTCAATCAAAACTCTCTCGCACTGAATGGAACAGTATTGAGATTTCTGTTCCTGAAGATGAATTATTTGTATTAAAAATGATAAATAAAGGCAGCGTCAATGTCAATATACGGTCAAATCGTCATCTGTCTATTATACAGTTTATGAAATTAGAAAAAACGTCGTCCAATGAGACGTGTCTCTATGAAAAATATTTCCAGCCCATTATCGCAGAAATTGTTGGTAAATACAATATGCATTCAGGTATTACTCCATTTGCACTTCCATCAACATCGGCAAAAGACAGCAAGGCACTTAAACGCGCGGATTCTATTCGTATTGAAAATATGGATATTTCAACCAGCCGTGTGAAAATATTCGAATATACTTTATTGGACTTTTGCGAAAGATTGGCGGAAAAACTCGTGTTATTGGAGCCCACTTACAAAATCCCCAAAAAAGAAAAATCGTCGAAGAAATCGAGTGACTCCTCAGCTATATTAAATGACAACACTGTGGTTGGCGATAAACCATTCGTATATTATTTGTATTCGCTCATTCAATTGCTAACAAACTCAATCGACCACATCAGTCCATTTATAACCCAATTTGTAAAGGAAGTTATTGCATATGCAAAGACAAAAACCGCGATTACTGACGTAGTTCATAGCGCCTATCAAATCATTGAACAAAACCCCTATTTATTGAAATACGAGGACTTGTCTCTATATTCACATCAGAAGGAATTGTTCTCCATATTCAATCGCACCAAAAAACCTAAACTAGTATTGTATATGGCACCCACCGGAACAGGTAAGACAATGTCACCGATTGGTCTGTCAAATAGTCATAGGATTATCTTTGTTTGCGTGGCCAGACACGTCGGCTTAGCTTTAGCGAAAAGTGCTATATCCGTGGAAAAGAAAATCGCGTTTGCATTTGGATGCGATACTGCGTCGGATATTCGTCTCCATTATTTCGCAGCAACTGACTATACAATCAATCGGCGATCTGGCGGCATTGGTAAAGTCGATAACAGTGTTGGCGATAAGGTAGAGATTATGATTTGTGATGTGAAATCATATTTGATTGCAATGCAATATATGTTGGCTTTCAATCACGAATCTCGTATTGTGACATACTGGGATGAACCCACTATAACTATGGATTATGAGACACACGATTTACACGAGCAAATCCACAAAAATTGGGCAGAAAATCGCATTTCCAAGCTGGTATTATCGTGTGCGACTTTGCCTAAAGAACACGAGATGGCACCTACTATTATGGACTTCCGGTCCAAGTTTGACGACGCGGATGTATTTACCATTCAAAGTTTCGATTGCAAGAAGTCGATATCGCTCTTGGGTAAAGATGGAAAGCCGGCTCTGCCTCATCTACTGTTTTCACAATATGAGAAATTGCAAGAATGTGCGACACATTGCAGTGAAAACAAATCATTATTGCGATATTTCGATTTGAATGAAATCATCCGATTCGTTGAATATGCGAATCAGACAGAAGGAGTTATAGAGGAGGTCTATAAGATGGAGTATTACTTTGATGACGACATTAGCAAAGTGACAATGAATGGATTAAAGGTGTATTACTTGGATCTGCTGTCAAAAATCAACCCCGAGATGTGGCCGGCAATGTATGAATGTTTGTCTAAACCTGGATCGAATAAACAAATTAATACTTCATCCTTGCGTAGTATTCGCAGTGAGGAAACCGTTAGACCACAAGGCCAGACCATTTTCCGCCAAAGTAGTGTATCGACTTTACCTGAATCAACCTCTACACAAGTGCTTGCACAAGTGCTTGCACAAGTGCAATCACAAGCCGGAATATTACTCACTACAACTGATGCACATACATTGACGGATGGTCCGACAATTTATTTGGCAGAAGATATACAAAAAGTAGGCGCGTTCTTGATTCACCAGACGAAAATCCCGGAACGCGTTTTCGCCAGTATGTTGGAAAAAATAGAGCGCAACAATCAATATCAACGGAAGCTCGATGCTATGGAAAAACTATTGGAGGATAAGTTGGGAAAGGATATGGATAAATCGAAAAAGATGGAGCGTGAGAACTTTAGCAGTGAAGTGAAAGCCCTCAAAAAAGATGTAGAGCAATTGCGAAGCCAAATCCAAGTCGTAAGTATGGACAAAGTATATCTGCCGAATACACCCCAGCATCAAACATTGTGGTTACCTACTGGAATGAATCCAGTAAAAAATGCATTTATTCCGGATATAGAAGAACAAACGATCAAGGAAATTATGATGTTGGATGTGGATACTAATAAAAAACTCCTGCTCATATTAGGTATAGGCACATTCGACAAAAGCAATCCGGCACCTTATATGGAAGTAATGAAGCGATTGGCGATGAATCAAAAGCTGTTTATTATTATAGCATCATCGGATTATATATATGGCACCAACTATCAGTTCTGTCACGGGTTCGTTGGCCGCGATTTGCAGAATATGACACAGCAGAAAATTATTCAAGCCATCGGTCGCATCGGTCGTAACAAAATCCAACAGGACTATACAGTGCGTTTTCGTGATGATGATATATTGGCTTCTATATTCTTACCACCTACTGAAAATAGAGAGGCGGAAATAATGTCCCAGCTGTTTTCGTCGTAAATGTTTGATGTATGCCAATTAAGTGGGAGGAGTCGGAGTAACTAAGACTATGGCCCAAACTCCGGAGGCGAAGCTGTATGAATTTGCGAATATATATGTATGACTTATATAATTTATGACTTGTAATTATACTACTACGTATTGTAAAAAACCTAAGCGTATTTTTTATACGCATATCATTATTTGGACTATAATAATTTTCTTCAAAAACACTTAACACATTCTTTTGGATTTTGTTAAGATTCCGGAGAATCTTATGAAACGATGAAACTCATGCTTGTATAAGATTATACGACACGTAACGTTTGATCATTTGTTTTATATAAATATATGTGCAAATATATTTATATGTTTAGTTTGATTATGTATATCTTGATTTACGACGAGAGTTTGCTACAGTTCCCACGCCCCCGGGGGCTAAACTACCAGGCTTGTATACTACTTTAGAATTATCGGTGAACATACTTTTCATTGTGAACGCAGGCGCTACAGGAACTGTGCGCGAATAGGTCATAGAAGGTGGATTGCTAAACTCAATGTAAGACGATGGCATCTAACTATATAGTATATATACATAAATTATACGCACCCACTTTGTTGAATGCCGACGTAGGTAAAATTGTGTGCATCTAAATATTGGCGAACTTCTGCGTCATATTTTTGCTCAAACCCTTCAATATCTCTGGCTAAAACCCATAAAGCCAATCCCGTAGGAGTAGTTATAACACTATATTGGTATTGGCTATCAACGACTTCGCCCAAATTTACTACCCAATAAGGCGCGTCTTTCGGGGTTCCTTCTAAATGAACGGTTAGCTTACCCGGTTCCAGTTTATGCTCATAATAGGCATATCCACCGATAGTTTGCAATTCGTTTTTCAAAGATAATTGTGAATTGAATACGCTGACATTTCCATTAGACAATACTCCATAATCCGCAGTAATACATTTGCCATATCCCTGGAAGGTAAAGTCAAAAGGAGCGCCATACACTTGATACCAATGTCCCGCATACTTGAATACATCGAGTTCTCTGACTGTTTCGGCCAACGAATGCCCGCCGCTACAAAATAATGCAAAAATAAACAATAATACGCTAAAATACATTTTACTAGTTTTGTATATAATATATAAAACTATTTGTTTATATATTTTCAATTTGTATAATTTAACCAATTTTGCCTTATGCTTTCACTTGAAATATTTTTTTAAGGTATTCATTATAAAGTAAAAATAAAATATATTTATGTTATTTTTATATAAAATTAAATCGGCGGTGTAAATGTCCAAAGGTGTAAACCTCTACGAATATAAGTTAGCGTCTAAACACGAACTAGAGATAAATACACCCATATATGTATTCTTCTTCCTTGGGATATCTGGTTCCACATAATGTATCAATCCAATATTCGCCGTAATTGTATCGCCTATATTTATGGTGTAATATATGATGATTTCCTACTAACCAAGAACATCGATTATCGTGTCGCATATGTCCCCGGATATATGTAAAAATAACGGCGCACAAAAAAGCCGCTAAAGAACATTCGATTGCGAAAAAAAAAGGTATCATAATACCCAAGGGTTCGACAAAGTTCTCTAAATAATGTCCCACATTTGTATCTGTATATGTCAATTGGTCATATGCCTTTTCGTGATGAAGTTTATGTATAACATAAAAGTGTTTATTGTGTAATACAACGTGTATTGCATAAAACCAGACATCATAGCATAATACGTGAAACAAAAATACCAGCATATTTACTAATATACCAAAATATTTAGTTTTTACACCTTTTTACATTTCAAACGCCGAATATCTACTAACTCCTACGATTCGCCTCCGGAGTTTGGGTCGGAGACTACGTTACCACCGACTCCTCCCACAGATTTTCATATATTTTTATAATATTCGGGAAATTCTTTGTGTAAATCTCTACAGCCAGATATAGCACCCTGTTGAATTAGATTTTCTTTTCTTTTTTTTGTAAATGATTTTAACCATTTATTTTTACTATTTGAACAACTTTTTTTACAATAAATATCATTACAACCTTGTAAATACATTTTTTCAAGCAATTTTGCCAATGATTTATTTGTTTTACGGAGAACTTTAATTGGTTGATATTCGTTTTTCTTATTATATTTATTGCTAAATTCCATTTCAACTCTTTCCCTTTCTGGAAGAAAAATATTTTTACAAAACTTTTTACAGGTTTTATTTTTTGGATTCATTGTTTTTCTCGCAGTTTTAGTTTTAGATTTTACCTTCTTATTTTCCATTTATATAATAGAGATATAAATATTTTACAGTTGCGCATTCGGATATCTTCGCAGAACTAAGATTCTTCCCACATTTTCCGAAGTTTTACAGTGGTTAATGTTCATATATTACAAACCGCGGGTAACACTTAAGGCAAATGGATTGCCTGACAGTGCAGACAAAACATCGGGAGTATTGCGGTCCATTTGAATATTTTGATATAGACTCGACCCCTGACTGCCTGCTAATCTGCCCATATTAGCTACATTAGGGGTTTGGTATGGCATAGTAGGCGCAACGGCGCGATTATTAATAAGAGAACTATCGCGACCGACTTGTCTCATATTGATATCGCCATTCATTAATGCCATATTTCCGGGGACCATACGACCATCAATCGTTGATGCTTTTACGTCATTATTGCGCTGTCTATATTCGGCATCATATGTGCGAGCAGATCGGCGGTCAGCTCCGGCCCCGGCCACGCCGGCATAATAGAAATCTCCAGTAGTTTGCCTAGCATTTTGTATGGCTTGTTGTTCGGCGACTTGGTAGCCGCCACCGTTTTGACCAGCATTTATATTCAAATGAAACTTGGAGTTCTCCGTAGTTTCGCGGATAGTAGTTCCTGGGCGATCAGCCGGATTAAAGATATATGATTCCGAAACAGTGGATTTAGCATTTTGATAGGGGCGCAAATTACCGACCGTATTTTCTTTACGAGATGGGCGAATGACGTCCATAACCGGGGCAATAGCAGCACCAATAGCACCTCCGATAGCACCGAAATAGCCACCATTTTGATTATTTGCCGTGCGATTATTATTATAAGCCTTGGTAGCTTTTATACCATAATCAGCATCGTGTGCCCAATTGCGCCCGATAGCAGAGGCAGCTGCGAGAGGAACAGATCCCAATGAAATATTATGAGAGGGCATATATTCACCTGGGACATAGGCTGCCGAATTGGAGTAACCTGCTCCTCCGGCATATTCTATTGCAGTATCTGGACGGGTTACATTACGATCAATTGGCATCGGTTGCAAAGTGACCCCCTGTCCTGCACCAGTAGTAGTCATATATCTCTCTGGTCCCATATCGAAATATGTATCTGGTCGATTTTTTTCCATTATACCTATAGACCCAATATTTTTCACGTGACTAGCAGCAGGACCTTCCAGTCCAAATTGCATAAGTCCAGTGGCTTTCTGTTTATTATTTACACGCATTTGATCGGCAGTTTTAGGGAGCCATTGGTCGCGCATTGCCATACCTGAATTGAAGCCGTTAGCACCTTCATTAGTATATCCTAGACCTAGACCTGGGGCAACTCTTTCTTCAGCAAAAGGTTTTACATTTGCCATACGCATACTTACATTAACCCGGGATTGCATAAAATCCGATTGATTTGGTGCACCGTGAGCCCATTGATAGTTCTCCAAAGGAGTGAAAAGGGGCGCTTGTTCTTTTTTAATAATGGTTTGTGAACCTGCGCCTGACATATTGTCCAATACACTTTCATTTGAATTATTATTTACGTATCTGCTGCGAATACTGCCTCCAAAATAAGGAACCATATTGTTATGTGCATAGTAACTACTATCGACTTTTTCACCAGTTAGTGAGTAATATGTAGATTGATTCGATGGATTGACTGAAACTGTTGTATCAGATATATATTGATTACTAGTAGAAGGGTTAAAATATTTGTCTGTATATGCACCCTGCGAATCATACCTATTTACTGTCGATAATTTGGAAGTCTTTTCTAATTCTGGGACGACTAAATGATATTCATCGGGGTAGTTTTTATTCGGAACATCTGTATTTGGCAATTCATCAGTATTTGCATTACGAAAGTTTTCCTTTGATGATTTAGTTTTCGTATTCATAAAGTATAATGAGCCTAAAGCGACTAAAGGTATTGCAAGTATTTCCATTTACGATAATATTATATATATTCTATATAATATTATTATATCAAACACTACCCAAAACACATAAACCTACGAAGGTAAGCCTTCCCTGGTTTCCCAAAGGGGGCGAACGCCTGCACTCGTTTGATTAAGCTCCTATTTCATAGGTTGTGGTATAATAGGAACGTGGTGATCTTTTTCTAATATACGGGTATGTATATTGTCGTGAAATTTCTTTTCCACATTTATTAATGGATTTATGAAAGGGACTTCCCAACGTGTTTGTTCTAAATCTCTATACATCCAGGCAGGATGGCTAGCGCGCGATTCATCTACATAAGGCTGTATTTTTTCATATGTTTTTCGGCTAGTTTCTACTGCAGTATTTTTATAATTGTTTAATTCTATGTTGTCTCTATTTAGTTGGCGAGTTAATCCGCGCAAATCACTTTCAATATTTATCGGGTTTGTCATTAGATTTGCTCCCCATTTTTGCATACGTATTTGGGAATCTTCTAAATATGGCAAGTTTGCACCAGGCCCTGGTGTATCTAATGAGTATCTTCCAGAATAAGTGCTGATTTCTAAACCGTATTTAATACGAATCGGGTCATCGTGAAAACGTGTAAATGACATAACAAATGTATAGTTATATTATAGTGAAAAAATAAAATCGATGAATGAATATAAACAAATCAATATATAAATGGTAAATATGGATATTGCTAAACAAGTATTTACTGAACCGGGGATAACTTTTACGATTACGAGTTCTCATCCAACATTATGTCTAAATATGATAGTGAAGAATGAAAGTCGCATTATACTACGTTTAATACAATCTGTGGTTGGTGTAATAGATACATATTGCATTTGTGATACAGGTAGCACGGATAATACAGTTGATATTATTACCGATTTTTTTAATAAAGCCGGAATACCCGGAAGGATTATTAGAGAAAACTTCCGCGATTTTGGTTATAATCGAACAATTGCGCTAAATGCGTGTGTTGATATGGAAAATGTGGACTATATACTATTATTGGATGCAGATATGATATTTCAATTAAACCCTGATATTTCTCCCATAAAATTTAAGGAATTGTTGAAAAAAGATGCATATACAATTTTTCAAGGCACGGATTCATTTTATTACAAAAATACGCGTATTGTTAAAAACCGTAAAGGTATAACATATTGGGGCGTTACGCACGAATATGTGAATATACCAAACGGTTGCATACAAGATGGATTTGATAAATCATTAGCGTTTATCAATGATATTGGTGACGGAGGTTCTAAATCAAATAAGTTTGAGAGAGATATAGAACTATTGAAAAATGGGTTGATAGAACTTCCAAATAACGACCGTTATACGTTTTATTTAGCCAATACATATCACGATTCAGGTAAGTTTGATTTGGCAATAGAAATGTATCGCAAACGTATAGAAATTGGCGGTTGGCACGAAGAGGTTTGGTATAGCTATTATCGTATCGGAAAATGTTATGCCAATATGGGTAATATGACAATGGCAATCGATGCGTGGATGAATGCATATGATCTTTTTCCAAACAGAGTGGAGAACTTGGTGGAAATTGTTAAATATTATCGCGAAACTGGCAAGAATAAATTGGCGTATTCTTTTTATACGTTGGCTGACAAAATGCGAACTATTCATCCGGAAAGAGACTATTTATTTACAGATAAAGATGCATATGAATACAAATTGGATTATGAATTATCTATTATTGGATATTATACAAATCCGGACAACCTCAATATTCCTAAATGTTGTATGAAAGTTGTAAACCATAAAAATATAGATGAAACCTCTATAATAAATGTTCTCAGTAATTACAAGTTTTATACGCCTGCATTAATTGATAATGCAGTTGTTTCCCAAAACATATTGGATATATCTGCACTGTATGATATAGGGAATACACTGAATCTTGATTTAGATGAAATGACTCCGACTACACCTACACTTTGCCTAAATAAACCGGGTGGGGATATACTCACTGTATTAAAAAGATATGTTAATTATAGAATTGACGATAATGGCGGATATGTCAATAAAGACCGGATTGTTACAAAAAATGTGGTTTCGACATTTCGCCTAAATACTGGTTCCAAAAAAATAGAAAAACTACAAGGAGAACCTGAGTTTTTATTAAAATATAATAATGGATTGGACAATCTGTATGTAGGATTGGAGGATGTCCGAATATATGAAAATAATGGAACAATGTTTTATAATGCAAATCGGGGAATAAACTATCATAATATTCGTATAGAACACGGTCAGATTTCTAAATCTGATAAATCTACTGAGAACTCAGTTTTGCTTCAAAAACACGGGTCTTCTGAAATAGAAAAAAATTGGGTTATTGTAGAACAAAAAAATGATTACATCTATTGCATTTACAAGTGGTATCCGCTAACTATTGGCAAAATCGTAAAGAATAATTCTACGGATGAACACGCTTCCCTTTTCGATATTATACATACAGATGTAACTCCCCGTTCATTCAACCATTTGCGTGGGTCAACGAACGGTGTTCGTATCGGCAATGAAATATGGTTTCTATGTCACACAGTCAGTTATGAGGACCGACGATATTATTATCAAATGTTTGTTGTATTAGATGGCGAAACTTATATACCAAAACAATATACTCCTTGGTTTTCTTTCGAAAAGAAAAAAGTGGAATATTCTCTTGGATTTGTTTATTTGGAAGATTTAGACATTTTATTAATTGGGTATAGTTTAATGGATCGCGAAACAAAATATATGATGGTTAAATTGGATTCAGTTAAGGAGATGCTTATTCCGGTATAATACCATAATCAGCCGTTTTGCATATTCCGTATGACTTTCGATGCCATTGTGTTATACCATATTGCGCAATCCCGTCCCGGTGCAGTTTTGTGCCATATCCCATATTCTTAGCTAAACCATATCGTTCATTTAATATAGGATACGTATTGCAAAGTTCTTCTATATAGGTATCTCTCTCATTTTTCGCTAATATACTTGCCGCCGCTATACAAGTATATTTGTTATCGCCTCCTTCTACTGTTTCGTGCATTATTTCCCTTATAGATTGAGTAGTTTCATCATATATCATATGAGGTGTGAAATCGTTTCCGTCCACCAATAACATATAATCTCTTTCGAATGGTTTTGATTGATCGGATACAATGGTATTCAATTGCGAAATCACTTGTTTCGCACATTCGTGCATTGCCAATAAAACTGACTGACGAATATTTATAGTGTCTATTACACTTGCATCCACGTAGTGGATATGCCAAGCAATGGCATTCGTTTTGATATATTGTGCAATTTCTTGTATTTTTTTCCGCGATTTAATTGTTTTAGAATCGCGCATTTTGTTGTGTTGAAATGTATTATCTTTAGGCAATACAGCTGCAGCTACATATAATCTGCCAAATAATGGCCCTCTACCCGCTTCATCAATACCAATCTCAAAGCGGTTGATTTCATCATATATTTTAGAAAGACAAGGAAGTTTAGACATATTTATGAATGAGGTATTGTTATAGACTTTGTCCAGGTTCTTTTTTTCAATTTTTTACCACATTTTCGTCTTTATTATATATATAGTATTTTATATATATAGTATTTATAAATAATGAAACTAACACCCCTTTTATTATTTTTGTTGTTATTGGTAGTTTTAGTTATAGCAGTTACTACTTTGAAGAATCCGATAGCACCGGTTGAAAAGGAGGGATTTGTCCAATTCAAAACAAACGTAGTTCCTCAAACCGAAACTGTTATTCCGCCATATTCAGGTCGTGGTATTGTAAAATTATATGATAATTTGTTTATCGATAGACAAAATATAAATATCGTGGAGGTAGTGGCTCCCCAATTCGTTGGAAATGTAGATAATTCAACATATGTAGTTAGTGCAGGTAATGTCGATTTAACCGGGTCATCTATAACTGCTATTAATGTGCAATCTAGAGATGGAGTTATAACATATCATCCGGTTACTACTACGACTGTTATAGAAAGTAATCCAAGTAAAATAAGCTATATAAACAGTTCATATAAATCTGTGCCTTTTTATAATAGCGCGTGCACTACTACTGCAAAATACCAATTATTTTATATTCCGTGGGGAACCGATACTTATATTCATGGAATACAAGTAACTGCTAACCCGGGAGACCCCAATGAATCATCATTCAAACCTAGTAATGTATGTAGCTATTATATTCCTTCCGATCAAACTGCAAATATGACTGCAATATATTATACCAATAATGTCATTAATTTGACAGTCCCTACAACTGAGGATACTTCTTCAAAAAACAATTCATTAGTTACAGAACCACTATATAGTGCAACAAAACAGGTATATCAATTGAGTTCGGATGTTAAATATGATATTCAATCTGGTAATCTTATTGTCAATTCGACTGGTTCTATTATTGTATACGACAGATCGGGCAAACCTACTACATATAAAACTACTCCTAATAATACAGATATATCAGCTAAACTTACTGACGGTAAGGCTCCTTGGATTGCAAACAATACTGCAAATACTCTTCAAATCGTGTATATGACTAATAAGAAAAATACTATAGTGTTGTTGTTGAAAATTGATGCAGCTCAACGTTTTACTGCATTCAATATAAGAAGATTTAATGAATACGGTGTAGACAATGGCACCACTTCTGAAAATAGTGATTCAACAACTCCTCCCCCTGGTGTAGATTCATCAGCTTTATCAGAGTATTACAAATGGTACTGGTATTGGAATAGTGCTGGTCCAGGAAAAAACTCACAATATTCTAATAATTATTTACTGAAAACTCAAATAGTTCCTCCAGTGTGCCCCAGCTGTCCATCGATTACTTGTGCATCTTCGGGCAGTAGTAGCAGTAATAGTGGCAGTAGTAGTAGTGACAGTAATAAAACTAAAGATGATAATATTATAACTGGAACGGTTAATACTGTTGGAAATGTTGCAAATAAAACAGTCGATACTGCTGGAAATATTGCAAATAAAACACTTGATACTACTTCTAATCTACTAACATCGGGTGCAACTGGGGCCACGAATATAGTAAAGTCTGGAGTTAGTGGAACAGTGGATTTAGTAAAGTCCGGAGTTAGTGGAACAGCGGATTTAGTAAAGTCCGGAGTTAGTGGAACAGCAGATTTAGTAAAGTCCGGAGTTAGTGGAACAGTTGGTTTATTAAAAGATACAGGTTCTGGAATCGTAAATACTACAGGAGGTGCATTCAATGCACTTACACAGAATCCAAATGCAGTCGGTGGGGGAGGAGCGTATTATGGTGGAATGAATACACCATATGGCAGTAGTGGGGGATATCGTGCTCCCGGATTTTCACAAGGTAATGGATCAATTGATAGTTACTCGTATTACGGTGCATTACCAAGTAAGGGGGCTAATTATATACCTATTACTGCAGACTTTAGTGCATTCAGTAAATAAATCGGCCTTTGTGAATATTGATAGGAGTCGGAGGTAACGAAGACTCCGTCCCAATTTCCGTGAGCTTTGTTGCCTCCGGAGGCGAAGCGTAGGAGTTTAGGCAATGGACAATATTTTACGGGGTCAATTAGACATATTATTATACTTATGAGTTATTGGGCGGGGTTTTCGACTATTCTTTTCCTCTTCAATAAACTGTTTAATTTCATTGTCGGTTTGGTTATGTATAAAATACATCAGAATCGCCAATGATAATACTGAAAAAATGACAATTAACCAAGCAACCCAATTTTTGGTTTGATTATAGCAAGACCAATTAGTCATAAATACTAAAAACACAGTAAAAAATATATTACTCACCATAGTAATTGTTGATATCCCAAACATATAAATATCAAGCGATACGATTATCACCGAAAGAAGAAACACTAGTTTTGCTAAAATACATACTTTCATACCTAATGACTATATATATATATTATTATAATTATAATTTTACTTATGGAAATCCAATTTTATAAGAGGTTGTTGCATATGTTTTTTATATAACTTGTTTTACATATATATTTTATGCAATTCGTTTGAAATAGCATAAAAATAACCACAAACATCATAGTATTATGACACAAACAATCAACCATATTTTGAATAGGGAAACTATTGCAATGGAAATAAAAGCAAACCTCTTATCATTTGAAGAAAATTGTAAAAATATCAACTATAAAAAAGGTTTCTATGTATATGGTTCTCCCGGTTGCGGAAAAACGCATTTTGTTATAGAAATCCTCAATGAACTAAATTATGATATCATCAAATATGATGCCGGCGATGTCCGTAATAAATCATTAATAGATACTATAACAAGTAATAATATGAGTAATCAAAATGTTCTCCAAATGATGTCGAGAACCAAAAAAAAAATCGCCATTGTCATGGATGAAATCGATGGTATGAATAATGGCGATAAAGGTGGTATAACATCTCTCATCAAATTGATTCGGCAAAAAAAAACGAAAAAACAAAAAGTCGAAAGTATGACACTAAATCCGATTATTTGTATAGGGAATTATTTCGTGGATAAAAAAATAAAAGAATTGATGAAAGTGTGTAATACATATGAATTGAAAACGATCACCCCTGTCCAAATATCGTCTATATTAGATAACCATTTGCCCCGATTAGATAGTTCTCTCAAACAAGATATAGTAAGGTATATTCAGGGTGATATGCGCAAACTATTTTTTGTAGAAGAAATATATCGATTGAAACCGGAAATACTTAATACGGAAACAATTGACCATATATTTCACACTAAATCTTTCAATGAAGATTCCAAAAAAATAACGCAAACACTATTAAATGAATATACACCTATAGACAAACATAATGTATTTATGAATGAAACGGATCGAACCATAGTTGCACTTCTATGGCACGAGAACATTGTAGACCATTTAGATAAAACTAATACACAAATCTCATTCCCTTTTTATTTGAAAATATTGGATAATATGTGTTTTGCGGATTACATTGATCGTATTACATTTCAGAATCAAATATGGCAATTCAACGAAATGAGTTCTATGATAAAAACATTCCACAACAACAAAATGTATCACGATCAATTTCATCATACTATATCTCCAACCAACCAGTCTTCCGATATTCGTTTTACTAAAGTTCTCACTAAATATTCCACGGAATACAATAATTCTCTCTTTATTTTTGGATTGACCCAAACATTAGATATGGATAAAAAAGATTTGATTTCCTTTTTCCAGGAATTGAGGCTCTTTTATGGTGCTAATTTTTTCAATGAATATGATAAAATGAATGAAATCGAAAAATTATTCGAAACATATGGAATAAATAAACTAGATATTAAACGGATGTATAGATATTTAGACAAAAATGTGAAAAAAGAAACGGTCGAAGAAGAGGAAGAAGAGTCCGATGCATTATAATATATGGGTTATTTGTTTCGCTTGAAAATCGCAGCTAAAATACAGATAGTTCCTATGGCTTTTTGCACAGTAACTTGTTCTCGGTTAAATATGAATCCATATACATAGGCCATAACAATACCGATATATGATAATGGAGCATATATAGCAGGGGACAGCCGAGTGGCTGCATAAAATCGCAGTAAATATCCACACAATCCGATTATGGCATTTACGAACAAGGATATAGAAAGTGTGCTGGTAAGAGTTATTTTAGCAATGTCTTTGAATCCAACAAAGGAGAACAAGAAAGTTCCGGCAAAATACGACAAAAACAGGTGATTCCAATTATTCGTGGTTTTTATTGAACGAACAATAAAATAAATAATGGCTTCTGTTGCAGCAGCTAATGCAATCATAACATATCCTTCATATGGGAACATTGGATTATTGTCGAAACCCATTTTTTTATCTGATTCCGTATCTTCTTCTTGTTTGTGGGAGGAGTCGGAGGCGAAGTGCGGGAGTTTAGGAGAACTTGAAAAATCATTGGATAAAAATATAACACCGATTATAGCTAAAAACATCAATGCATTTATAGGTTCTCCTGCAAACAATAGAATCATAATAGGATACGTATAAAAAAGGGAGTATGCTATACCACTCTCCAATAATTGGAACCCCCTATACGATGTATAAACATGGACAATAGTGATTATAGAAAGTAATAGTCCATTTTTGGAGAACAATGATTTAGCAATAAATCCCCAATCAACAAAAACCCCGGTTATAACAATATAGGTTATAAACCGACTCCATAATTGCAAATGGAGTGGCAAATCTATATTTTTTACAAATACCGGATATAAACTGAGTAACGATTCAGAAAATATTTTACTGATTACTTCGAGATACATATAATATATATTACGGATATATTATTTGTGGATGCTAATGCAAGAGAGAATCGGAGTTCGAAGTCCGAAGATTCTTCGCACATTTTCAGAAGTTTTACAGAGTAAAATGTTTAGTTTATCGTAACAAACACTTCGGGGTCACTTTTTCCTTTAGCCGGTTTAGGTGACTCATTAAGGATAAATGGGGCGGTTGATTTAGGCGTAAAAAATCTTTCAACTTCTGGAATAGACGATGGTTGCGCTTGTAAAGTTAGTTCTTGTATTTTCATTTCCAGCAATTTATTTTGTTCCACTAATTGTTTGATATGTTCTTGTTGGGTTTGCAATATTTTTACGGCATCTTCCATTGTTAATTCAATCGGAGGTTCTCCTGGTCTTTGTAGCATAATTTTTTGAGGCGGTAATTGTCCGGATTTAATCATCTCTTGCATTTGTTTAGCCCGTTCTTCGTCCATTTCCTTCAATTGTTTCAATACATCCGGTTTATTTTTTGGTTCTCCTGGTTCATATTTGTTTAATTTCATATCTATGTCTTTTAGGAAAAAATCCAATATAGGTTTTTCATTCCTGGTTCGAATAAACATCGTAACTGTTTTAGGAGATTCTTTAAACGTCGGGTTTTGTCCATTTTCAAGTAGTTTTCTTTTGTCAAAGCTATTTTGGTCGTGGGAAAATACTAATATCGTTTTCATAGGGTCCAATTGAACCATAGGAACTGTATAGTTCTTTAGAAAAACTTTTTCTTCAGCTAATGAAGCGTGATCATCGTATTTTGTATCTTTTAGCAATTCTGATCGAAATGCAAATGTAGCAGCAGTTGAGTGATTTGGTCCAAATGGACCGCTTTGATACATTTTATTGATATGTTTGAAATATACATACATTTCACTTGACCCAGCAATCATTGCTTTTGGATTGGCCTGTAATGTTTCAACTGCGTGAGAAACACGTTCCGGAGGGTAATAATCATCGTCATCCATATAAACAATGAATGACCCAGTCGCGTGTTTATGTAACATATTGCGTTTTTCACCTAATGTGATTTTGGTCGGAAGAGAAATGTATTTTATTTGTGGTATATTATAGGTCTGTAGAATATCGCCAATTTTATCCGTTCCATCATCGATGATTATCCATTCCATACGTTCTTTTGGATATGTTTGATTTAAAAAACACTGAACTATCATATGAATAAACGGTCGGCGATTAAACGTGGGCGTGCAAACACTTACAAACGGTTTCTTTTTGGTGTTGGATTTTGACATTGCGTCAATATTACTAGTATATCTACGTAAAATCATATGTTTATATCTTTTTATGTAATATGAGTATTGTGTGTTATAATAAAATTAGTAAATTATGACCTATTGAACCAATAATATGAACTAATGCCATATAATTTTCAGAAATATAATTGTCTTTATCAAAACAAAAACAATTATATTTACATCCATAATAATACATAATAATAATTGCAATAAATGTAGAAATAACACATCCAATATATATTTTGGAAATACTATTTATACCAGTATATAGAACATATGTTCCATATACAAAAATAAAAAAAATTACGGTTTTATCTACAATTAATGCATATTTGTTTAAGGGGTATATATTTTCCATATATCTATACGCGATTGATGTAAAAAATAAACACGCAAAAAGTGCTGCATAAATATATTTTTTTTTAATACAAGCTAAAGTAGTATTTGTAATAAATAAAAATGACGTTAATACAGTAATGGTTGAAATATATACGGTATTGTCGGTATTGTGTGTTTCGTTTTCAATAAAATAAGTTTGATTTTTAGATAAATCAAATCGAATATGTCTGTTGGAATGGTTATTTGTAGAATCCATATTATACTATTATACAATTATGTGAATATTATACCGAATTATTTATATGACTTATCATAAATTGTCTATATATCTATGTCACTTTTTTTGATATTTGGGTCACTAGTATAAACCATCAGGAATATGCCCATAATAATTCCAACTACAATAAATGAAAAAAATGACCCCAATATGATTTTACTAGAAGAAGACTTCATACTGCTGAATATCAAATATATGCTATATGACAAAACTATCAAATATAATATCGCAATTAAATATTTATAAATTGCATTTAATAGATTTATTAAAATCTTTTCCCATTTTCCGGGAGGGCATTTATTGTCCTTAAATGAAATAGACGATTCAAATGATTCATTTATATTTTGCATTGCTGTATTCATTCCTCCAACTGAATAAATGGCTATTGCACCATAAGACATAACGTATAAGTAAACTATAGCGAAAATACCGGAAAATCGCACCGTTAAATGTGAAACAACCGTTGAAAATATAAACCAAAATACTACCGTTATTGGACTAATGTAAAGTTCAAATAATCTAGAAATAGTTCCAATTATTCCAACTGAAGCAATTCCAACAATCCAGTCATATGCTGTGATACCGTGTAAATAACCTTTAAATGGAAATTCAGATTCATTCATATATGAATATAACATAGTTGCAAGTTTCTCGGAGTATTTGCAATTCATATGAAGAATAAATAGGGTAAGCCATATAAAAATAAAAATGGGATTTGTTAATATTTTTCCTATAAATGAAAAGTCTAATGGACCTATACTCAAATATTTAAATATATTGCCGATTTTTAAATATATACCAGGCATAACTTTGCGTAAAAAAGTGTCAATTAATATCATAGGTTGAACATTATGTTTGAATATTCTTTTTAATAGTCCTTTCAATAATTTAGATACAATACCTTTAAAATTAATTTCAGTAGGGTTGCCACCTTCATCTCTGTAAAAAGTTATATAGAACCAATTGTATGAAAAATAAATAGATAATGGTATCATAATCAAATAATGTAATATATTCACTATTATTGAAATGTCCCCGTTATTTTTGGCCGGTTTACCACCAATTTTTCCATCAGTAGATTTGTATAAAGTAGTAGATATAAACTTTAAAAGCTGAGAATAAAGTCCAATTAGTCGCTTAAAATAATTTACAATTTGCTTTATATATGAAAAAATATCTGCAGCAATTCCACCGCAATCTTTTTTCCATTTAGGACAACGTTCATTGGATACAGGAGTAGAACTCGCTTTCCAATCAAATCCGCCAAAATTTAGTTTAAATCCGAATAAATTATTATATTGCCATTGTGTGATTCGCCCCGTATTTAATAATTTCTTCAATTTGGATATACTTAAACCCCCAGATTTTGCTTGTTCTATCAGTTTATCATATGCTTTTTTATCGATAGGTTTGAACTTTTTATCATACTCATATTCGGGAATATACATTGCAGTGGCGGTATCGTAATTAAAACCTTCAAAATTGGATTCTTCCCCTTCTGGATTAATGTTACTTGTGGATTTTTTCTTAACGTCTTGCGAAGTTCGTTCTCCTACGTTTTGTCCAGCTACCTGAGGTGGTGTTATTATCTTCATATTTTCCATTTTTTTACTTTTCGAATTATCTAATGAGGGAGTGGTCGGAGCTTGTATAGACATTGCCTCATTTTCAACCGTAAAACTTCGGAAAATGTGCGAATAATCTTCGTTCTTCGAACTAAGAGTCGGCTGTGCGTTTTCTTGAGTTGATTTCGAGGGAGGAGTCTGAGGTAACGTAGTATTCAACCTGGATTCCGGATTACGAAGTAAGACGGAATCAGTATTTATGGGTATGGTATTCGGTTCAGTGACCGTGGGATTAATATCATATATGTTCTCCAATTCTCCTATATTTTTGTAATTATTTTTACGTTTTTTAGACATTGTGCTTTCCATTTTTTTTATAAATTGGTCCGGACTATCCTTATCGTCTTGTCTAAATGGTTGTTTATTTTTCAACATATTTAATATATAACTATATATAGTTATATAGAACAAAATATAACTTATCTATCTTGCATATAACATTCCACAATTTCCACCAATAAACGTTAATACATTATATCGCTCTTCAAATAAAACCATATCATATGTATAATCAAATAATTTCCAGTTTGTTTTTCGAACACCTAATATATTTCCACTAGTATCACATACAAACCCATATTGTATATTACTATTGACATCAAACGTCGCAAGTGATGGAGTATAAGTGGTTATTTCCAATTCAATGGTTTTAAACTTGCTCATATTTATTGCACCTGATGGTTGATATTCAAATGGACTTGTGTTTAAACAGAAATTATAGCAATATACGCCTTCTTTTGCAAATCCTTGAGTTCTTGTATATTTTTCAATATAATCATATACACCTCGCGTTAAAATATTTTCTCTATATTCACCATTTAATACTACTCCCATTGTTTCTAATATTTCTTTATGATTATCGGATGAATAATCTCCACTTATGAAATATCCAGTATTTGATCCGCTGATTGGCGAATTATATAGGGGTGGATTTTTTGCTGGACCATAATACTTACCGTCCCAAGCTAGATATGATGATGTTTGCGGAGCAATGTCTATATTTTTTGGAAGTCCTTTATATGGCCAATTTGTGTAATTCGTCCATTGATTTCTTAAATATGCGTCATTTCTTCTAAAAAACCACATCCAATTCGAAATCATACCATTAGAGTTTAATAATTTAACCTTTTTAGAACCTATAATATTATCGAACCTATATTCATATACATCTTTTACTAAATATATTTGTTCTTGTGCGGCAAATAATTCTCGCTCTTCTTTTGATAAAAAGCAATATGTCGACATTAAATGAACGTCAGATTTCCAGGTGCTATTTTTATTACTATAATCAGATTGTGCAATATTCACACTTGGTGGAGTTTGTAAAAATCGATACATTTGGAACTCTTGTCGAGTAAAATCCGGTTGTATATAAGGGAAATTATTTGTTGCATCAAATACGTCTCTAATACAAAAGAGTTGTTGTATAGGTCTTATAGTGACACTTATAACTAACTCGTTATATTGCAATGATATTAGAGGAAATGCACAACGACTATCTAATGTAAACCACGTATTAATTGGGATATATAATGTGCGACCACGTATAGATGGCTCAGCGCCTGCTGGGTTTGTAGTATAAAATGCACTTGGATAAATATTTTCTCTACCTAAACAACCTGCTGGGTCATTTAATTCTGGCACATTTCCGGTCATAGCATCATATAGTCTCTTCTTTTCGGAATTGAAATCTCTGTCAACAATTGCAGCTAAATATTCACCTGAATATTTTTGTAATGTTAAGTTACCGCAAGTAATAGAAACTTCTTCTATCATAATAGAACCCAAATTATCAATCCATTTAAAATCATAGGGCGCCCACTGTCCATTATTATTTATCGCATTGCCGCTACTATCTCCACTAGATTCCGGTCTAACTGGTGGATATATTGGACTCCATATATCAGGCAGGGACACCACTAAATACGTGTCCATAAGTAATTCGGCATATCTTGGGATTTTGAATGTAAATGTAGATGAATCGGTTAGTCGAAGTTCTCTTAAACCATCATAATCAATACGAAACTTTTGCAAACCAAAATTAGTATATTTAGAATAAACACATCGGAAAAATGTTTTTGTAGGATTACCTGTAAGTATTACATTGGCATTTCCAACAGATACAATATTAAATAATCCTCCAGCCATTGAAATAGTATATATTATTATTTTATTTTGTTTTTTATTAGAATACTTTTGCGAATCTTATGTGATATAAGTATATAATATATAAGTAAGTATAAATGGGATTTATAAGAATATTTTTAATTATAATGGTGTTAGTTATTTTTTGTATTATTATGATGAAATTATTAAATGAGAGGGCTAGTATAATTAAAGAAAATGTGCCAACATTAAAAGAAGGTATGAGTGTAAAAGATGAAATAAATAAATTACTCGGGGTTAGCACAGAAGTTTCTATAGAAAATATAAATGAAAAACGATTAGGAATGCCACTTCGTGAATATTGTATAAAAGCGTCATATAACTCGGCTTATAGTGGAACTGTTATTAGTGCTGATATGATAAAACACGTAATTTCTAGAGGATGTAGATTTATAGATTTACAAATACATTACTCCGAAAATGATTCAATAGTATATGTAGCAAATGTAACTGATCCTAAAATAAAAGAAATGGAAAGTTTTAACAGAGCTCCGTTAAATACTATTTTCAATGTTATTGTAGGAAATGCATATACAAATATTCAAGGGGGGGGAGGTTGCCCTAATCCAAAAGACCCGTTGTTTATACATTTACGCATAATTCCAGATAAAAATGCCAAAGTATATAATGCGATCGCAGAATGTATTACTGAAAACTTTCCGGATAAGTTTAGATTTTTAGACAATGAAGGTAATTCAAAGAAAATTGATCTATATACTCAGATGAATGATAAAATAATGACAAAAACATTGTTTTTGATAGACAAGACATATAACCCAGAATATGCACTTTTTAGTCAACGGATTACATATCTATTAAACGGTGAAACTGGTGGAAGCACATTCAAAATGTTTGATTACAATAGAATAAACAACAAAGCAAAAACAGTGCCTTCGATAAAAGACGATTTCAAAAGAACAAATATAGTAGAAGAACAAATAGTTATACCAGATATATCAGAAAAAGGAAAAATGCCCAGTATTATAAATATGGTAGTAAATTATGGAGTTCAAATTACATTGTATCCATTTTATAAATCGGATGACAAATTGACACAATATGAGGATTTATTCAATAATCAGAAGGCAGCAATCGTTCCTATGGCTTATGCAATAAATTATTTAGGAAAAATGGAAACCGAACTGGCAAATAAAAAAATACAATTAGGATCACTTACATAATAGATGGACTTATAGTGTATGTTTATAGCAATATTATGTCAATATTACTATATATTGATGACAAGTCAAAATAAAAAGAATAGATTTAATAATACAGAATGCGATAACTCAATGACATTTCAAGATTGCGAATTGGCAATTTTACGTCATGCAGTAGATGAAAATGAAGAAGCTGTCGGAGAAAAAATAGCCAATAGTGAAGATGTAAAAGCCATTATCAAAATACTGGAAAACTTTTTAGTTCGTAAAAAATGTATTTGTTATGGCGGCACTGCAATAAATAATATTTTACCTAAATATGCCCAATTTTACAATCGCGATATTGAAATACCGGACTATGATTTTTTTTCCAATAGGGCATTAGATGACGCGAAAGAATTAGCCGATATTTATGTTGCGAATGGTTACAAAGAAGTGGAAGCAAAAGCCGGAATGCATCACGGAACATTTAAAGTGTTTGTCAATTTTATTCCAGTAGCTGATATAACATATCTACACGATGAAATATTCAAGTCGCTTCAAAAAGAAGTTATTATCCGTGCAGGAATCAGATATGCCCCTCCTAATTATTTGCGGATGAGTATGTATTTAGAATTGTCTAGACCACAAGGTGACGTTTCTAGATGGGAAAAAGTATTCAAGCGTCTGACTTTGCTAAATAAACATTACCCATTAAAACCTGATGCAGAATGCAATACCATCGATTTTCAAAGAGAAATGGACGAAAAATCGTCAAATAATGAACACCTTTATTTTTTGATACGCGATGCGTTAATTGAACAGGGGGTTATTTTTTTCGGAGGATATGGCAGTGCGCTATATTCAGAATATATTAACAATAAAACACGAAAATATGTTCGTAATGTTCCTGATTTTGATGTTTTATCTGAAGACCCGGAAACGACCTCACTTATATTGACCGAACGATTGACTGATGCCGGGTTTAAAAATATAAAAACGGTTCATCATCCGGCAATAGGAGAACTTATACCGGAACGTATTGAGATTTTGGTAGGTAAAGATACTATATCATTTATTTTTAAACCAATTGCGTGTCATAGTTATAACACAATTCGTATCAGAGATAAAGAAATAAATGTTGCAACTATAGACACCATTTTGAGTTTTTATTTGGCATTTATTTATACGGATAAACCGTATTTCAATAAGGACCGTATTTTATGTATGGCGCAGTTTTTGTTTGAAGTAGAAGAGAATAATCGCTTACATCAAACTGGATTACTAAAACGATTTACAATGAAATGTTATGGAAAACAAGAAACTTTGGAAACAATTCGAGCATTAAAAACTGAAATGTATAAAAAATTGGCGGATAAACGTGGCACCAGGGAATACGAAATGTGGTTTTTGAAATATAATCCATCTTTAAATAAAGAAAAAGAGGAAAAGAAACTCGAAATCACTGGTGAAAAACAAAACAAAACACAGAAGAAACGTGGGCGAAAATCCAAGTCGAAATCTAAGTCCAAGTCTATGACTAGATCTAAATCAACAACTATTCATTTTGACAAATTGTTTTCATAACTATAGACAACTTACAAACTCGATGACTTTATTTAGAAGAGAATAGCTAAATCCAAACAAAATACTCTTCAAAAAAAGGCCATAGAAATTAAAATTACCATCTTCATTATAAATACGCATAAAGGAGAATCTCTTAAAAATAAGTACATCTATTAAAGGCATTTGAAATACGAAAAATAAAATACCGATAAAAATGGGTATCTGTATTTCAGTGAATAATGTGTCCATTAACCGTTCTCTACGTTTCTTTACTTTATGTGTTTTTATTGCCGCTTCTTCGTCTTCTTGAAAATCGCGTATATAGTCTGAGGTAAGTTTAGGTGCAGGGATATAATTCGCCGTTGTTTCAATATCTTGCATATATTCATCTGTATTACGCGGAATATCGCGTGATGGTAGTCTATATTGCGGGGCTTCGTTTTGTTGAGGTAATGGCATTGTGCCAGATTGATTATGATTACCGTAAGGATTTGGATGAATATTCATTTGTGTATAATTCAAATTATTTTCAGGTCCGGCCATATCCAATGGTTGTCGTGTATTCATAGGTTGTTGCATATATTGCGACGGGGGCTGCATATATTGATGAGATTGCTGCATTGGTATGTTCATTTGCATTGGTCCGTTCATTTGCACTGGTCCATTCATTTGCGATGGTCCGTTCATTTGCACTGTTATGTTCTCCGGTAAATCAGCAATTCGCGTAGTAGATTGTTTGTCGGCCATAAAAGCTTATATATTAGATTGTGGCTAAAGATATTATTGTTTAACGAATTATTGTGATATGGATTTATACAAGATAAAATCGGAGTTTGATAGTGAGAGGAGTCGGCGGTTACATAGACTCCGACCCAAACTCCATTGACTTTCCCATAAGAAGCTGTGGGAGGAGTCGGAGGTTACGCAGACTCCGACCCAAACTCCGGAGGCGAAGCGTAGGAGTTTGTAGGAGTTAGCACATTATAAAATACCAAAAAATGTTTTTTTAGGTTTAATATCATTACGTTTTTCTATATCAATGGTCTTTTTAGAATTATCACAAGAAGTAGATTGCATCGTATATTTCATACATTTTTCATCGTGCTTGTATATATCTTCTTCTGAAATAACAGGTCCATTAAATACTATACAATTTTTATCGGTGCATACTTTTCGGAATAATGTTGCTAAACCAAAACCTAAAATAAGAGAGAGGGCAACTTTTCCCATTTTACTATTTAACAATCGTTGAAGATGCATAGTTTATATACTATATATCTAAAAAACAAACTATGAATAAAACTATGTCTGAACAGGAATTTTAGAAATTTTACTGGTATTTTTTGGACAAGGAACTTCATTTTCTTTATACGAAAAACAATTTCCCGCCTTATCTTTATATTGCAATAAATCTACATTTTCAGGAGTAGGATATACATATATCTTCCGTAAATCAGGCATTGTGTAATACATAATTAACAATCCAAACACTAAACTTACCAAGAAAATGGGAACATCTATATATTTTGAAATCATCGTTATATATTAGACTAGCATTATTTCTTATCATTTATCTTTTTCCTTTATTCTTCTTCTTTGTAGTTTTAGATTTAGGTTGATCGTTTGCGATAATATCATTTGATAGTCCCAAATCTTGCATAATTTGGTCTAGATCTGGTTTTACTGCAGCCGACTTTTCTTGTGTTTCTTGACCTTCCATACGAAATACGAAATTATTGGGGGTTTCAGTTGCCTGTAATTTAGCTTCCTTTTTCTTTTCCAATTTTGCCGCCATTCTTTCCTTAGTTGCATTTTTATTTAACATACGATTCATTGCATTCATATCCATTTTTGTGTTTTTTCCTAAACCCCCCATATTTTTTGCAAGATTTTTGAATACTTCTCCAAAATTGTCGGCTCCACCCATTCCCTTCATTTTACCCATCCATTCGCCGGCTTCTTTCATCAATTCATCTTGTGATATATCCCCGCTTTTCATTTTATCATTGAGTTTAGAACTTACTTTTTTCATAAGTTCTATAAGTTTCTTAGGGTTACGAATCATTTTTTTCAAAAAGTCCTGGGTGCTTGTTATATCTTCGCCTTCGCCTAAAATACTTCCTAAATCTTTAGCAATTTCTTCGGCCATTTCTTTTGCTAAAGAACCGATTTTTCCATCAAACAGTCCTTTCAAATGATCGTGCAAATCAGATGCGCTTCCGGACATATTATCAAAATTGAATGATTTAGCAAAGTTTTCAAAATCTGGCGTTTGTCCTTCCTCGGTTTCTTCGTCGCCATTTAGCGGAACACCTTCTGGCGCTTCATCATCGTCATCTCTATCAATACCTGATGATTTAAAAAATGCGTTCAAACTATCCATTGTTTCTTTGAGTTTTTCTTGCAAATCATCTTCAGATACACCTTCAAACAAGTTCATTGCATCGCCAAAATTGGTTTTGTCTTTGACTGCACTAATTGCTGACAATAGTAATACCTGTAAATATTTCCATATAGATTGTTGCGTTTTTTCACTTACATTGTTACAGTTATACAATGTTTTGAAATCAATCCCTGGCAAAAAAGCAGTATTGGTATTGCTATCTGGTTTGAAAATATCATCATTTTGATATAAAATATCAAAAAATCGTTCAGGTAAAATAGTAATACAGTATTCAAATACATTTCTCACCTCTTGTTCTGGCATTTCTATATTTGCCCATTTGTCCCATAAATAACTATATTCCGGAAAAGTAATAGATAAATCTCGCGTAAAATCTACTAAAATATTTGCAAAATCCGATGGAACCTGTAATATTTCTTGGGCTTCGGGGGGTTTCTGGGATTTCGTATTCTTTTTTGATTTTGATGGCATAACTAGTATATATTAGTATTTATGTATATTTTTATATTGTAATACGCATAAATATTATATGAAAATAATTTCATATAATTGCAATATTATGGTCGAAGCCCTTGGAGCATCATAAAATTGAAATACTTTTTTTATATTTAGTGTATGGCAGATTTCAAACAAACTGACTACCCAACTTACTACTCAATTGACTACCCAATCGACAACTACTAACTTTTATATTAGCCTTATTAACTCTCAAATTACTAACACAATGCCCGCTACTATTACTAAAGTATTTATTCCCCGTATTCTCGGCAATGTTACCGTATCTCAGATACGCAATGTATTTGCTGCCAAACAAATAGGTAAAGTAAAAAATATTGATATTCATCGCCGCAAAAACGAAAAAAACAACCAGTATAGCTTTGCATTCATCGAGATCGCTCTTTACGATACCGAAGAAGCAACTACGCTATGTGAAGACATATTGGAAAACGGCTCGTCTAAAGTGTTCTATGACAGGAAAAACTATTGGGAAGTCAAGATATTCTTGACCAAAAGCGAACGCGTAACTGCGTCTGCTGATCCTATCATTTCTGCAAGAGAAAATCAGAGTTCGAATAACGAAGATTCTTTGCACATTTTACAAAGTTTTACAGAGGAAAATGCTGACCAAGACCAAGACCAAGACCAAGACCAAGACCAAGACCAAGACCAAGACCAAGACCAAGACCAAGACCAAGACCAAGACGAAATAAAGAATATTTGCGACATATTACGCATTAATCCGATTTATAAAAACCAATCTTGGTTGAAAGTGTCTATGCACTCGCAGCTATTACACGTCATCCATATGCGTGAAATGGAAAAATCAGTTTGCTACAACTGTGGCTCTTCCAGCAGACCAGAATATGACCGCTCGATCTTCTGGAAAAACTATGCATTCTGCAGCGGATGGTGCCAGTATGATACTGAGTCTGATATTCGCACAAATGTTCCTACTTTGCAGCTAAACATAGCTGATTCGACCGGTTCAAATTTCCTCGAAATGTTCCAGCGTATAGAAGATGAAGCAAATGAGGAAATGCAGAATATCCGATACCTTTGCAGCGAGCTCATCAAACGCCCCACTTTTACTAAAGAAGACCGCTCTGAAATGGCGAGAGACTACGAAGCTCTGGAAAAAGAAATGGCTATGGCATAAACTTGTATATATTTCGTATATAATTTGTATTTTCACTATAATTTGTAACCAATTATAATTACTCTATTACTAAAAAAGGCACGTCCGACTTTTTTTCTTTAAATCGAAAAATATAAATTGAATATATAAAATGTCATATGCCCACGAAATAGATTTGGATGCGTTAAAATCGGCATTCAAAAAAATAATAGAACTGGATACTGATTTATTTGCAAAACAAAAAACAATAGAGCACGAACTAGAAAAACTAAAGCAAACTCATAATGGACTTATAAAAGAAAATAATAAAAAGATTTTCATTTTTTGTTTAGATTCGTTTTATTTCCAATATCGTATTTTGCACCAAGAAATGGAAGATTTGTCCCGGTTTATAATCATATTAAATAACCGAATGTATGGTGAATATTACAAGCTATACAATATCATTGTGCAACAATTAAACGAACGTAATATTTTATTGCAATCGATTATCCAACATAAAAAATATCCTGTTTACAAAGATTTAGAACAATTGAAAAAATATTCTATAGAAGATATTAGCGAAATACACGACAGTATTTTAACCATTATTAATGAGCTATACATTTACTATAGCTCAAAACAAAGAATGGTAAAAGAATATTCGCATACAAGTAATATAAATATGACCATAACCAATTTTATACATACATTGGAGTATGAAAATACACTGATAAGAGAACAATTATATTTGTATGTTAGTTATATTGATTTTTTTCATTCTACCCAAAAACGATATTTGGAAAAGTTATCCAAACGTATGTCTAATTTTCAAAAAGATGTTTCGGAGAACATAATTAACTATGCAAATACTTCATTTATAGAAAACATTTCGAATATTAAAGATGTAATTAGATCTCAACCAAGTTCTCCTGCAGGTTCGGTTCAATCTGATTTATGTTCTATTGACAGTAAAGAGGAAATTATCAATTCTAGTAATGAACCCATATTTCAAAACATAAATAATGTAGAAAATATTGTTCTATCAACATCAAATCTTGATAAAACTTCAGAACTTGCACACAATTTTGGGTTAGATGGTATTATACAAGTTGTTGTTTCTTCTGATTTACACGAATAATATCTACATAAATGATATAAATGCCTAAAGAAGAAAAAACTGAAGAAGAAAAAACTGATGCCGATAGTAATACAACTAACACTAAACATTTGGAATGGACAAGTGAAAATGAGAACATTATGGTGGAATGGTGCGATGTGGCCCAATGTTACAAATGGTTAAATACTCGGTCTCATCAAAAATATTCGTATAGACACGCGTGGTTTACCATACCGGCAATTGTTTTATCTACTATTACCGGAACCGCGTCGTTTGCGCAAACCAGCTTGCCTTTGAATTATCAGCCATATGCACCAATGGTTATTGGGTCCATAAATATTTGTATTGGTATATTGACGACTATACAGCAATATTTGAAGATTTCTGAATTGAATGAATCGCACCGGGTTGCAGCAATTGCGTGGGACAAGTTTGCGCGAAATATACGTATTGAATTGGCTAAATCCCCATTAGAAAGAACCGACTGTGGGCATTTCTTGAAACACAATAGACAGGAGTATGACCGTTTGATGGAAACCTCACCGTCGATTCCTTTGGATATATTGGGAGAGTTTAAACATAAGCTTCCTGGTAAAATCGGTTCCGATAAACGCAAAAAGTTTGATGCACTCAAAAAACCTGATATATGCGATACAATTACTTCAGCTAAAGATACTTTGTATGACCGATCAAAAGATATATTGAAGATGCCTATGGAGTTTTCTGAAACGAATATGGTAAATATAGATGAATTGGAACAAAAAGAACGCGAATTATATATTTATAAGCGAGCTGAAGAAATCCGGAAAAAAGAACTTGTTGAAAAACAAAAAAATCAACAAAAACTAGACACTCAATCTGCTTTATCTAAATTGGCAATAGAAGCGGCTGGAAAGGTTAAACACGAATATAAAAAAATGGATGATTATGTCGCAAGTTTTTTAGTAATGTATGGCCGAAAACCATTATGTGAAGAAATAGAAAGTAATTTTAAAGAAGAAATATCCGATGACTTGTTGAAAAAATATTTGAGTAAATACGTAGTCGATGATGGCGACGATAATAATGTATAATGATATATACGTAATAGATATCATTATCGTTGGAAGTATAGCACGGATGCTATATCACATCATTTGTATTTTTATTTGATGATTTACTTGTCGGTTTTTTTTATTTTTTTGATTACTTTGACAGGTTCTCCTATAACTATTTTAGGTTTAGCTACTTTTATGGCAACGGATGGTCCTAATACCAATTTAGGTCCCGGTCCAGGGACCGGAGGTTCTTCTGCCAATACGCGCGGTTCTTCAACCAGACTTGTTATAGCTGCACCTGGACTCGCAATTTTCTCTATTTCTTGAGGAGGCACAATTTCTTCCACAGAATCCAATACTGGCGAATACGTATCGATAACTACCTTTTCTTTTGATGACAATTTGCGTATCTTGGATTTTTTTTTGGCTTCTTTAGATTCTTCCTTTGCCTTTTTATTGGCCAATTCCAATGCATCTTCTATTTCATCTGCCTGTTTTGCTAAATCCCCCAGCATCTTTTTGGAAACGAATTGTTTATATATCCGTTCTGCATCAACATTATGTGTTTTCTTGAATACGAAATATCGGTTCATAAAGGAAATCCATTTTTCATCTTCTGTCATTGATATGGCTTTTTTATAATCATTTGTCCTCTGTGGATTTTGCTCAATTTCCGATTCCATTTCACTAAATAATTCGCTAAATAACCCGGTTCCGTTTGGAAGGCCCATTGGTCCAGCTTCCTCCTTTTTAATCAATGCGAATCCATAGTTACTCAACATTTGTATTAAATAATCGAAATTGACTAAATATTCAGGGAAGGTTTTGTTTATGGAATCTTGATATACGTGTATCATATAACCAACGCTGGTTTCGTCATCTGGAAACCCAGTTTGGTCATACATTTTATTTATTTCGTATAATTTGCGATCGCGTTTCATTATAGCAATTCCTTCACCCTTTATTTTTTGCTGCAACCGCTTGAATACAGTCTTACCGTCATAACACGTTCCGATAAAATAACCGCCCATTGCAGTGCATTCTGCTAAATTACGTAGGAACTCGTGAAATATAACATTGTTTTCGAAGAAATAATGGAGCGCAAATTGACAAGATGAAATATTGAATCCTTCTTGAGCAACTCCGTATTGTTTATAAACAGCCTCTTTGAGAACTTGACGGTCTTTTGGACCATTTCCAAAAATAGCTCTAGCGATTTGTTTTTCTTTTTCCGTTTTAAAGGCCTTGCCTGACCGTATATTATTTCCACTATTACCTTCAAGGAACAGGGCTTTAGGGAAATCTTTGGTATATTCATTTGCCGATTTGATATATCGAGCACACGCACCATCTAGTGGGTCAAATATATTGGAATTGGATTTATCAATACCGAAAACAAATCCCAAATGGGAACGTATCCATTTAGGCAAATCGCCTGCCTTTCCAACAGCGTAGTCAATGAGGGTTTGTTTCCGCTGAGACACGCCTAATATGATCTTCTTTTTCACATACAAATTGTGGAAATCGCGCAGTCCATCTGTATTTATTTCGCGGCTATCGCGATTGTAATATACTCCATCATCTTCATCTGTTTCCGGGATTCCTTGACCAGTCATAATCATTTCCTTTGTTATAGGATCGTGTATTGAGTGCCAGTTACTATTAGCGACGTGATATGCATTGCCGTAATTTGGGGCACCATTGTGCAATTCCGCGGTTTTGTCATATCTAACACGCAGAGGAACCCATTTCCAAGACCCAGTCAAATTGATGTCATATCGGAACTCGACAATCATATGTTCTCCAAATACTTCGTTTTCTTCAGTGCGCATTTCGCCGGATTTCAATTCCACATTGCAATAGCACGCATCTTCATCGTATGGATTAGTTGGTCGGAATGGAACAGGGGAATATTTCTCCTCATTGTCATATTTCACATTGGGTAAATTATCCGATATCATAGATTCAAATGGGTTTATAAACCGATGTTTTTCTTTGTCAAACCCGCAACATAAAATCAGAGTTTTGTATTGCTTTATATTGCGGATAGTTACCAAGTTCTTGCCTTGTTGGAATACATTATGAACTTCGTCTTGCCCGTTTTTGTCTTTTTTTACACGAACTAAGAAATCGATGGTATTAAACTCGGCCGGTTTCCATTTGAATGATTGTTCCCATAAAGGTTTATTGAGACTTCCTGCAATACCAACTGATTGACTTGCTACACCAGTATTTATCGGTGTAAATATAAGACCATCGGTATTGTATTCATATATTCCTTGATCAATATCTGATAAAATGGTTGCACAGGCTTTGAATATAGAGTTGTTTATATTGGTCACTTGAAATTGTTTACATTTGATTCTGAAATTGCAATTATCGCCTGGTTTTCCGGAATCCTTTGCCGATTTTACAATAGATTTCGGTTTCATAAACGCCGTTGCATTAATGAGCAATATTCTACGATAATGTTCTTGGTCATCATCATCATCGTCGTCTGTCTCCTCAAATGCATATTCCCTGACACTTTTACCCTGTAAATAATAAATATCGAATGCCGCAAATAAATTGATATAATCGCCCTTTTTATTATATTTTATAAGTTCTCCGTCTAACAAAGTATTTAGGACAGTTTTTTCTTCGGTATAGGCGCCTGCAAACATAACGTTCATATTACCGTCAATCAGATATATACGACCATTATCCGCAACGTATAGCAAGGCACGGATTCCGTCAGCTTTGTCAGTTACGGAATAATTCTGCAAAATATTGGGAACACTACGATCTCCGTTATCCATCAAGTTTTTTACTTGTAAAGTTACAGATGATGGGCCACAAAAGTCGTTGGATTTAATGCGCCTCATTTCAAAATCGGGTCCGTATAATAGTTTCATATATTCTAAAAGAACCTTGTCTTTCTCCGAAAAAGAAATCGGATAATTAGTGCCTTGTATGCCACTTAATACAATACGAATACCTTTTCTAAGTGCATCCAACAATTTAGGTGCAGTATCGTAGGTAGTTCCAGTCCCAACCTTAGTATTATCTAACTCCAATTCAACTTCATATGTCTCTGGATTTTCGAATACTCCAGCGTCTTGCATAGTGTATTGCGGTATGGGGACTTTGCCTGTTTTTTTAGACGATTTAAGAATACTGATATCTAGGAAGAATGGTAAATCCGGATGTTCAAACCGCACGCGGTTCATATAACGGAATATCTTTTTCTGATTGGGCCATTCTCTTAAAATACTTTTACCAATATTGGAATCTTTAGAATAATCCTGTTCTTTTTTATAAGAACATCTGAAATTAAAATCTTCAAAATCTACTGGAAATAGGGTTTCGTTTTCCTTTTTTTGAGCAAGTGTTTTCTGTGTAAACTTGATTTTGCTATCAGCTGAAAATATCATATTGGGTTTATCTAATATTTTTTGCAGATTATTGGTTTTGCAATATTCCTGTATCAAATCAATACCAATCAATTCCGCACGAATATTGGATGTTTTGGTTTTTTTTGTGCGGACATCGTAGTATTCATTATTCATACGTAACATATACAGTCCTTCCGGGTCCTTTGTTACAAATCCGGCGGCTTTGAATTGCCTAACAATATTGTCATAATCAATTTTTGTTATAGGGCGACCTTTTCTCGGATTTGTGCCAAATGCAATTTCTAACTCATTGATTTTCCCTCCAACAGATGAAATCGGATTACTTGCTAAATAAAAGGTAACCATTTCTTCAAATGCTTTTGTGCTATCCACTGAGTTTAATTTCGCTTCAGCACTAGCCAATGCTTGTCCTTCTGCAATAGCCCGTTCCTTTTCTATAGAGGTCTCATCTATTTCACCAGGTTCCGTCTCATTGGGCTTCAAAGCATTCGCTTCTTTGGCAATAGCCTTTTCGGCAACCTTTTTCTTATATTTCAGTAATGCTTGCATAATAAAATGTTATATAGTATTTTTACATATTATTTCTATATGTTTCTTTCAATTTTGTATAATTCATATCCAGGTTTGGCACATTATCTGGTGGTAAGAAATTATCTAGACGTATAGGTTGCCATAAGAGTTTGCTATACCCACAATAAGCTATGCCAGATTTTTCCATATAAATCTGGTTTTGATATTTTGGATTCTTTAGCCACTTCTGGTATTTTTGATGCAATTGCAACAAGTTCTCCCATTTTATATGTAGATATACCCTTCAATGGTTTATCGGGAGATTGGACATAGATGTATTCTGAAATAATATCTGATATGTCTGATATGTCTTCAGAATAAAACCCATATTTCTTTTTATCGGTATATTTGATTATGAGCCAAGGTCCGAGTTCTCCTGGTTCCGCGGTATTTACAATAGATATATCATCGTATCTATATTCCAAAAACGTTTTATTGATTGTATTTAGCAATAATATGTTCTTCTTATAATAAACCGAAAATGCAACTAGTGACATCAATGATGTTTTCATATTGGTCATCAAATCCGACATAATTTCTTGCGCAGCCCCCAATGTTATTTTCCGATTGAGATTCTTTAGCGCATTTTTATTCGATTTTAACGATTCCGTAATTTTCTGTTTTTCAGCAATCTCGGCATTACCATATTTGTTACCTATTGCTAAATATGTCGCCTCTCCATAATGAGAAATATACAAGCACCAAAACAATGTATCCATCTTATCTGGGACAATAAATTGGGATTTAGAGATTGTTCGCTCTGGGTGGATTACCGGATGTAAAACGGTAAGAGTTAGAGTTTCAGACGAGTTCTTTGCAATGTATTCTTTTGACAACATCCATTTTTCCAAGTTTTTTATAGTTTTACCATCATCAAACTTGTTATACGGATAAAAAGTTTGATATACTAGAGAGGACATTTTAGTTAATAGTGATTTAGATTTTATGGGTTGGGCTATATAGTTATTTAGCACTTATTCTTTATCTTCTTTTTCAGTAAAAAATGTATTTTTGAAGTCCAGTTTTTGAGTTTCAAGCGACGACAATGTAGCCTCTTGTTCTTCTATGTATTTTACATAATTATAGATATCAGCTATAGATTGTTCCGGTAAAAGAGTAAGGTTTACATATACACCACTTTTGTTTTCATTTAGCGTAACCGCACTATTTTTTTTTAAGATTTTCAGAATCTCTATATGATGCTGTTTATTTAATTGTTCTATTTTCAATTTTAATTCATCCAATATAATCATTGTTATTTAGTAATACAATTCTCATATGTCTATATCATTTATTTTATAAATATTTACGGCTATTTTACAAACCTTCGTCATCGATAGATTCACCACCCGAATAATCCAATTCTTCTATAGCTCCTCCAATTGCTTCTGATTCCTCTAAATATTCGCCACCAATCTTCAATGGATGCCTTTTAGGAACAGCGTCTCGGCGTTCTACCACTTTACCAATAACATCTATACAAGGATCATTTAGCTCAAATCGAACACCTATGACTTTTACGCGAATAACATCTTTTTCTTTTACATCACTGAATCGCTGATCATTATAGTTATGGTCTCGTGCGATATGTGCGGTTATAGGGACTTCGCCGTGTTTTCCCACAACTTCGGCGTGAATACCGGCTTTTGTTATTGTTTTAGCAACACATTCTATCAACATACCTTCCACTGGACGACATATCATACACTCAAATACTACTTGGAACTCCACGAATCCGGTGTTTACAAGTCCATTGGAATATGTTTTCACGGAAACCGATTTAGGTTGAATAAAACCATCTATTCCGCATTTACCCTCAACTTTTGCGGCGATCTTTTTCTCCAGATTTTGTCTGATATTTTGCCCAATTTCGTTTATAGTCAGCACGACTTTTGTAGTTAATAGAGATTTAATATAAACACCATACAACTTTTGCTGAGATTGAGGTTTCTTATCGGCCATTATTTGATATGATATGATAATATAATATAATAATACAGATATATTTATGTCATTCTTATACAAAAATATATCTCATTCAATTTTCCGCATATTCATTCGTATATCATTGTGCAGGAATACAAAGAAACTCCATACTAACATTCGTAGAATGAAGTTTGTATGGTGTTTATGTGGAAGAAAATGACTTTTTAATGACATCACTTAAAATTGCTTGCTCAGGTGTTAAATAGTAATACTTATTATTACGCAGTTGATCACTGAAAAACCGCATAAGTAGTTCTATTACAATACATATTCCTTGTTGGTTGACAAACTCTGTATTTTTGTCTGTATATTTAGGATTATCTGGCGGAGAACCTACTATTGTATTTAGCAATTTAATTACTTTGTCTTTTCCAGCGTCATCGATTCTTGCTCCAATATTATTACGTTTTTCTGTCATATCTTTGACTTTGAAAACCAATTCGCGTTCATTGGTTTTTTTGGATACAAATGGAGTTATAAATCCAATTAATGAGAACATATTTCGCGGGTTTCGCTCTAATTGAAATCGGCGAAGTTCTCCTGCCATTAGTGTATAATCTTCTTGATCTGCCTCTAACCATTCCATTGTTTCTGCATTTTGCATAATTAATATGAGTGTATCGTCTTTTATAGTAACCAATCCGGTTTCTTCGCCTAATTTGATTATTTTAGTTTCTAAATATTCGAAAACGGTTTGTTCTCGTGGAGAACTTGGGACATTTCCTAATGTATAAAAATGACGTATAATTTCCAGTTTATCGTTATATAAAAGAGAATCTATAAAGTGCAATATAATATATTTTGAAAATAGTTCATCCGTTAATCCAAACTCGGTTCGTATTTGTTGTATAGGCAGATCGTGTTCAATATTTTGTGTATCCACTTTTTTCGTTTTCGATTTACCTTCTACCTTAGTTTTCTGTTTTTCTATATACTTGTTCTCCGGTTTTGAGTAATAGAATATCATTCCCGCGTGTTCATACCAATCTGATTCGCCCTTTTTCAATGTAATTGTATTAAATACTCCTTTCTTACTGGTTTTCGGGTCATCAGTTTCAATTCCATCGAAACATATATCTAAATTGTGCATAATTTCAGAGAACCTGGATGCAGGGGGTCCAGTTGCCTGTATTTCTCTTCCCTCTGGACCAGTTTCATCTTCTTTACTCAATTCTTTATCAGATTCAACCAAAACAGGCCCGGGGGGCGATGGTTTAGCCATTTTAAACTCCTTATCACTTTTATCGATTTCCATAGTAATGTTATTACGCTTGTATTCAATTGGCGTTGTGCGTTCATAAATTGACGCATTTTCGTCAGTAAGTTCTATTGGTTGAAATACATAATAGGCAGTATCCGTTTTTGCATCATATTTATCAATTAGTCGGCCAGTTCTCCCATATGCATCTATTAAATACTCATTTTTATTATTAATCAATGCCGACAATGCGCTGTATATTTGTTCAATAGGATATTGTTTGATAATAGTTATAGCATTAACCAAGTGTTCTCTTTCATAATATGCGTGATTTAAATAGGCAACCGCGCCTTCCGTATTGGGCATTTTTTCCCTAAATAATTCACGTATGCGTTTTATGATTCTGTCTTGGTTTGTTTGGGCAAACGTATTGTTATAGTTCTCCCTTTTAGGGTTAGTTGTTTTCTCCATAGGAGAACATACGAACTCACAGTTTTGCATATAATCACACATTTCGCTAAATGGTCGGTCACCTATTTGGAAAGGCATATCTTGTTTATATCTGGATAGTTGAATAGTTATGGTTTGATTTGCTGCATTACTCAAAAGTTTTTGAACTGAGAAATTAGTTTGCCCTATATTTAATATACAATCAACTGCTATGGTTTTTAGCAGGCGTGTTACTATTCCAATTTGTATCGCTTTTTTTTCTGCATATCGATATACATATAAATCCGCACTTTCTTCGGGTGTGGTCTCGGGTAATATAGTTCCGTGTAAATAGATTTCTACATTGCGTTTTTTGAAATCCAAACTACAATGACTCAAATTGCGCACGGCACGACCAATAATCTGTTCTACACGGTTCATATTATACCACGGTTCCATTATATGGACTTGGCGAATATTTTTGAAATCTAGACCTTCTGCCCCGGCTCTCGAAAGCAATATAACTTTTACATTTTTGCCGTCTTTATTATCCGGATGAGTTAATACCTTTATATCACCCGAATTATTATGTGAAAATGCTTTATCGCCAGTTATCATAACATATTTAGCCGGATGGAATGTAACGTCCTTGGTTTTTTTTTTCATTTTATAATCAATTAGTTCTCCCGGAGGTGTGGCAAATAAATTGGGTGTATTGGGTGTAGATCCAAATCTGGAGAACCCCATTTCTTCTAAAGCTAAAGCCATAGGGACTAATCCACCGTCGATATATTGCGAATAAATCATAATAATGCCACTACCTTCTTTTATACATTCACAAATCTCATCTATTTTAGCGCTGTATTTGTGAATATGTCTGGGTGAAAAAATACGCTCTTTAATATCCGGTTTATAGGAGAACTTGTATTTTAATTGCATCATATCTTTGGTTTCCTTCACAAAGTTCATTGTATTTCTCAGACCAGTTTCGCCAACCAATGCCTTTGATATTTCATTGTCTTCATCGGATAAAGGCGAAGCCGTTGCCTCGGGGTTCTCCAAAATAGGGTTTGGATATACAATATTTAGGGATTCAATTAATAATTGCAATGAGGTATATCCAAATGATTCCATATCTTCAAATGCGGGCATTTTTCGCAGACGTCCTGTTATAGTGTATTGATCATTCGATTTGCCCCTCAATTCATCTAATATACGCATATAACCCTTATATTGCACGGATTCTGAGTCCAATTTAGTAGCAAATATGTCGATATATTTAATACGTTCTTCTTCGGTAATAGGAGAACCATTTAATTGTGTTTGTGGATATGGTTTATCTACTATAAGATGTTTAGTTTCGGCAAATTGTGACGGATAAATGCGATATGGGAATGTATATGGATTTTCACCTCGAACATAGGATACATATCCAGTTAATTTTCGTGTAAGTAATGCTTCGCCATCTTCCGACATAGTTCCATCGGCGAGTTTTTTAGCCGGGGCCCATTTTCCATTACTATCAAATACGTCGGATATTTTTATAGTTGCTCGTTTATCGTTTGTATTCATCAAATTGGTTAGCCATACAATTTCTTGATAAGAATTGAACATCGGGGTTGCTGAGAGAAGTAGGAGGCGCATATTTTGCGAATATTTAGCGACTTTCATTAAAAGGACCGCTGTTTTTTTCCGTTCTTTGTTATCATCGGAAATACGTATATTATGCACTTCGTCGATAATAATTAGACGATTATCAAATAATTCTCGTATATGTTTTTTCAAAAGAGTTTTTCGTTGTTGTGGGGTCAAGTTCTCTATATCTGCGCTTTTTTTAACAGTATTAAATATATAATTTGTGAGTTGGATATATCCCATAAATAAATAGGAAGTATTTATTATACGTTTAATAGATGATATGACTTTTTCTCGTGTCAGTCCTTTTAGATTAGTAGGGTTTATTTCTTTAATAAGGGAATTGCCCACACAAGAATTGATATTCCAATAGCCGTCGTCACTATCACGACCCTGAATATATTCCAATTTTGTTTCGTCGAATAATTGCAACCGGAAATTGGCCTGGACATTGGGGGAAGCTATAACCAATATGCGTTTTGTAATATTTAGCTGTTTCATATAAGACCGCATTTCTTCAGCTATACCAATAGAACTACAAGTTTTACCAGAGCCTAGACCGTGATACAGCAATAGACTATTGTATGGGGTTTGCATAGATAAAAAGTTTTTGACAAAAAGTTGGTGAGGCAATAATTCAAACCCTGTATTACACAATATTTCGGCCTGTTTTTCAATAGGATGTATTTGTCCGTCATATTCAGTGTCAAAAAACTCCTTATGTCTGGAAAGTTTGACGATGAAATTAGGATCATTTAAATGTGGATATAGGAAATCATATTCCCCTGTCGGATTGGCTTTATTATCTTCATATTCAGCGCGTTCTCTTTGTAATAATTCGGTATTTAGGACAGTCTCCTCATTTTCTATAGCAACTTGTTTTGGTAATTCTATATTTTCTTTTGCAATAGGTTCTACTAGTGAGTTAGCCACCGGTTTGCGACCACGTTTTACCTTTACAATAGGACCTTCCATAACTCCTTCTATCGGTGGCAATAGTTTTTTAGTTTTACGTGGGGCTCTCGGTTTTTTCACTTTTTCCATTTTATATTCTGGTAAATTGTGGGCATTTGGTATTTCATTAACGTTCTGCGTATATACTGGGTCATTAAATTGTGGCTTTTTTTTGACCGTTTTTATTTTAATAGTTGGACCAGGTTTTATGATTAACTCTGGTCGAACTTCGTTTTCTGACCTAACGCTAGTATGTAGATCGTATTCTAAGCCCGGTTCTATCATAGCATTTTCTGTTTTATTTTTACGCACCATTTTATCAATAGGTTCTTCTTGATACATTGTATATACTATTACTATATAGTATATACATAAAATCAGGCGTAATAACGTCAAAATAACTAACTAATAAGCTCATATAAAATAAAACTTATTGGTTGTTAAACACGCGTGTATTTTGGAAATCATTTTGATTTTTTCTAAATTGTAAGGTCTTATACAGGAAATACAATCCTCTATAGATTTCCACCCAATAGCACTTACCTCTGTATTTTCGAAAACAGTCGGAATCAAACTATCTAAATACGATATATTCATTAAATAATACTTGTGTTTATATGATTTGTAATTGGACCCCGAAAAGTTCTCTTCAAATGGAATAATGTTATGTATATTTTTCAAAAGGTAAGAATTATATCCAGTTTCTTCTGAAAACTCACGAATAGCGCATTCATAATCCTTTTCTTGGTTATTTCGGCGACCTTTAGGAAATCCCCATTCAGGTTCAGTCCATTGTTGATATTGCATACTTTCGTCTAATAATCGGTCCAATGTATGTAACTCGGATTTTATCATTATTCCGATTTTCAATGCATTATATTTTTCTCTTGAATTAGATTCCTCAGACTTGTATTGTGTTGAAACTGCCTCATCTCCCCATAAGTTTCTCCATAGGTCCGAAAAATTACCATTTCGCAATCGGTCCTTTTCATCTATCGTCATTTGCTTAAGCATATTCATAATATATTGGGTATTATGCAGCGTATATTTACCTCTCATAAAATCAATATATCCTAAAGTATCTTTGCGTCGAATCGTCAAAAACTCATAGTTAGAGTTTTCTGGATTGATACGAAATGCTATAACACCAAAACTAGTTATAGGTATTTTACATTGATAAAACTGATGCCCATTTTTTCCACAGTTATTACAATACGTATCATAATTATGCATATTATTCGATGAAACTATTTTATTATAATCCGACGTTTCTATATAGTTTTGACTTCACGATGTTTTACGATTCACTTATTTGGGGACCCCATTATTGGTTTGTAATACATTCTATTACACATTCTTATCCTGACATACCGAATGCTATGACGAAACGTAAATATTATGATTTTATACAAAACTTGCCATTGTTTTTACCCAATTCGGAGATGGGAGATAGATTTAGTAGAATGCTGGATAAATATCCGGTTTCGCCTTATTTAGATAATCGTGCGTCGTTTATAAAATGGGGGTATTTCATACATAATAAAATAAATGTAATGCTCGGAAAAGAAGAGCTTACATTTGAAGAATCCGAAGAAGCATATGAATCTAATTATAAACCGAAACCCATATATTTAGCCGAAAAACTTAATTTGAAAAAACATTATTTGTATTTTGCACTTATTGTAATGTGTATATTGGCAATTTATCTATATTATTAGTATGATTGTATAAAGTATATCAAAAATCTTGTCTTATTATATACTATTGTAATATGAGATTTGAAATCGTTTTATTTGGCATTGCCGCCTTTTTGATGGCAAACGTATATAGTGATGGCGCATATTTGAAAAAATTATTTACTTGGAAGAAATATTATAAGATGGCAGGTATTGCATTTGGGGCATTTATGTTATACTGGTTATTTCGTAAAAATCCATTACAAGCACAACAAATGATATCTGCGTCCAATGATTATTTGAAATATTTACCAGTGGATAAAAATGCGTCTATGGTAATATCGCCCATTTTAGATTTTACCGCAAAAAAAGGATTTGCAAACAATGCGGATATTGGGTATCCAGTTACATCTATGCCACAAATAAGACCCCATATGTCTCAATATGAACGTATTACACAATCTGGTAAAAAAGGGACAAAACGGTCGGTAAGTGAAACCAAGAAAAAGTTTGTAGCGGCTAGCCAAAATTGGCATTGTGGTAAATGCGCGCGCCAATTACCAGCGTGGTTTGAAGTAGATCATAAAACTCGATTAGAATATGGCGGAAGTAATCACGTAGATAATCTTATTGCTTTATGCAGAGATTGTCACGGTGAAAAAACGGCTATGGAAAATCTATAAATTGTTATTATGATGATAATGAGGAAGTGGGTATAGTTGGCACATTTTCGGTATTACGTAGTATATGTGAGGAGTCGGAGGTAATGAAGACTCCAAACCAAACTCCATTGGCTTTGCCATACGAAGCCGTAGGAGTTAGCCGGAAAATGTGCGAAACACCTAAAAAATATTTTATGTAGAATATATAAGTATGTCAGACCTCTTATTTAAACCACCAAGTGAAGTATTCGACGATATATTTGATGTTAAAATACCTGGATATGAATCAATAGTTTCTATATTGAGTATTGCATTAGTTTTATTAGTATTAGGAACAATATTTAATATCTATAAATTAAGTTCAGATACACTGATATTTGTAGTTGGAATTGTAATTACATCAGTATTGCTGGGATATACTGTAGAGTATAAATCATCATTTGATAAAATTATGCAATCCACTGCTTTTTATTGGACACTGATGTCTATATTTGTGTTATTACCAATATGCATATTTTTGTATATTTTCAAAACAGATGTAATATTCATTTTATTTACAATAGCAAATGCTTTACATTTAATTGACCCGGCACAAAGAAATGCATTACTTGATTGTATAAAAAGCCATATTGGAATTATTTTGGGACCTATATTTTTATCGATTATCCTTTTTTACGCTATTCGCGACCCACAGGCATTAACAAGTAATTCCAGTTCATATTTTTTAGTTATCTCAGCTGTTATGATTCTCTGCTTTGGTCTATTCTCTAGTCTTCCTGATTTTTCAGAAACCCCCTATATGCCATTTTTGATAGGAGGAATAATTCTATTTCTAGTATCTTTCGGTAGTTATTATTCATCATACCTTACTCCAGCAGTAATTGCGACTATTGCTAACTTTTTAAGAGTATTAATTATGTTAATGATAGTCGTTGGTTTAGCAATAGGATACAAAATATTTAGTGATCGCATTAAATCTTTAAAGGGTTGGCCAGGATTTTTAGCAAACTTTTTGTTTTATATTCCTTGTATGTTAAGTGATGGTTTAGAATACTTATTGCAGCAATACAAGATAACCCCAAATATAGTATTTGTATTATTGATAATTGAACTCTTGTTAGCATTAGGATATTTCTATATTCCGGTTGTTATTCAAAAAACAATAAGAAAAACAGCAATAGTCTTACAAAACAAACCAGTATATTTAGATAAAGAAGTTACGGTAGGAAATATAAAGAACTTTTTATTTAAACCTCTAGGAGAAAAAGTATTGTATATTGAAGATAAAGACAGATATATGAGAAACTACTGTATCAATATGTGGGTATTTTTAAATATACAACCATCATCTAATTCGGCATATGCGAATGAAACCAATATTTTTAACTATAATAATCATCCTAGAATCACCTATAAAAACCAATCATCTAATAAAAGATTAAAAAGTCGAAATATATACACATTTTATTTTTCAAACACTCAAGACGGAAAAATAGACGATAATGGAAGAACTTCTGCACATTATGAAGTTAGTATACCAAACCAAAAATGGAATCTTCTATCATTAAATTATTTTGAATCAAAAGTTGATTTATACATAAACGGTAATTTAGAAAGAACTTTTTATTTTGCAAATAATATTCCCGATTATTCTTCAACCGATTCGGTTTTGCTTGGAAGCGACAATGGATTAGCCGGTGCAATATGCAATGTCACTTATAATAAAAAACCATTAACTACTGAACAGATTGCATTATTATATAACAGTAATTACTTTAAAAATCCACCAGTTGATTTTATTCAATAAACAATTGGACAAAGAATGAAATAAATATTTCTAGATACTATATATAATATGAACGTAGCGCTCATCATTCTAATAATTGTTATTCTGATTCTTGTATTATACTTGGTATATTACGTTGGGTTTTCTTCACAAATTCTAATAGATTTGAATAAAGCAAATGCCTCTATAGCAATGGCTGATATCAAAAGTCCAGCAAATACTTCATTTACATACAACACGTGGATATACATAAATAATTGGAGTACCTCAGATAAAGTAATATGTGAGGCTAAAAAAACTGGTGCAGAAACAAAGTTTAAATTATATTTAGAATCTAATAAGCCAGTATTGAAAGCTGAAATTTATACCACGGATCCAACAGATGCTGCTAAAACTAAAACAGTGACAATCACCAACAATTTCCCTATACAGCGATGGGTCTATGTGGTAGTTAGTGTAAATGATGCAATTATAGATTGCTATTTAGACGGAAAATTGGTAAAATCTCAGCAATTACAATATTTACCAAATATGGACGGAGATTATGTTATTAATTATGGCCAATTTGATGCATTTTTAACTAAGTTTTATCGTTTTTCTACTCCTACTGACCCCCAAACTGTATGGAATAGTTATATGGCTGGAAATGGATTTTCTAGTTACGGACCTTCATATGGATTTAGCTTCGCTGTAACTAAAGACCAAACCCCTATTGTGAAATACCAATACCAATAAATATGACTAGTATCAGATTTATGTATGGTATATTACGTAAGATATAACACATACAATTTTACCTACGAATATTTATTGCGAATAAAACTATTTACAATAAAATAATTTAGTGTAGTAATATATAACATTTATATATGAGTCAAGGAGAACCATCACCTTTTCAAAATATAACTGGCGCTGCAACAAATGCATATTCGTCAGCTGCAGATTCTATTTCTAATTTAAAAAACTCAGTGTCATCCTCAATGGGGGACTATTCATCTTCATCAAGTTTAGGAGAAGCTAGTAATGAGTTTTTACAATCAAATAGTATAATTGCAAAGGTAGCATTTATTCTGTTTGTTATTATTTTGTTTAATATATTACTACGTTTAGGAATGTTTTTATTAAGTTATTTTTCAAAAACAAATGAAAATCCTTATTTAATTCAAGGATTAATTTATGGAAATAAATCAATATTGGTAAGACAAGACCCGCGTCATAGTAAAGCGGTTCCTCTACTACGTTCAAATAATAAATCATCTGGAATTGAGTTCACTTGGTCAGTATGGCTATTTATAAACTCTGTTGGAACAAACCAAAATATTACGACCGATAATACAAAGGTTCAACATATTTTTAGTAAGGGAGATAATTCATATGGAGGAGATGGTATTGCTTTATTAAATAACGGACCAGGTGTGTATTTGAGTCGTAACACTGACCCAACTATCCGAATTAAAATGGATACAGTTGTTGCAACTGCACCTGCAATAATAGATATAAATAATATTCCTCTTAAAAAATGGTTCCATTTATTGTTGCGTGTCCAAAATACTAGTTTGGATGTATATGTCAATGGTGTAATTAGTGCTCACGTTATATTGGATAATGTTCCTAAGCAAAATTATTATGATGTGTTTGTTTGCGATAATGGTGGGTTTGATGGCAGTTTGTCAGATCTTCGATATTACGCTAGTGCGCTTGATATATTTTCCATTAGTGCTATTGTTTCACGTGGTCCTAATTTAAAACCGAGCACATCGCCTGCAGTTGGTGATTCTGATGCATCTAGCTCAGGGACAAAGGGATATTCTTACTTATCAACCAGTTGGTATACATCTCGTGTATAATAAATTAGACAATAGTTATTTTGAACACGAAACACGATGCACATATAATGCTGGAAATATTATCGAGGCATTGATTGGTATGGTCATATGGATTTTTATTCATATGACAATATTTGTTAGTCATTTTCCACTGTAAAACTTCGGAGATGCTTTATTATAGAACAGGGTAACTAGCTTCCATCAACACTCCACATTGACCCGCTCCCTTATTATAAGATGCCCCCTTACCCAACTTGATATATCCATTTAAACCCCAAGTAGGACCCCAAGAGTTCTTTACCGTGTAATAATCCAATGTTCCATCTGTGCCATATCCAACAACAAGAACACCGTGATCCAATGTGGTTCCACAAGCACCTGTAAAAACTCCAGATTTGTATAGCTGAAACGCCGGCTGGTCCGCCTCTATAGCAACTGAAACTGGTTGTTGTGCAAGTGATGTCATCATAGCATCATCTGAGTTGGGTTTAACATCCACAAATGATTGGACCTTACTATTGCCATTTACTTTACAAGTTGTTTTGCAAGTACCTGCAGTTTTAGTAGTTCCGGATACATAAGGATAATCTTGTTCAGAGCATAATCCACCATTCTTTTTAATCCAAGTAAAAGCATTGTCCATCAACCCACCATTACATCCGTGATCTCGTCCGCCATTTGCAAGAGTATCGCAATCAACTAACTGTTGCTCAGAAAACGACACCAGAGTCCGATATTTCACAAAATAAGCACCTTCCACTGCACCTGTAGTGGAAAAACTCCAGCACGAACCGCATTGGCCTTGGTCTTTAACTGGCGTTACTGCACCGGCAGCAACCCAATCTACTGATTTAGGAACAGCAGTTATGTCATTTTGAACAAATTGGGCTTCAAATACGGGCTTTTCAAATGAAAGCAAATATTTTCGGAAATCGTGGGTATCCATACCAGAGAATTGATTATGTCCTAAAGTATAAGTCAGGTTTTGGGAATTGGTCACTTCAATAAAACGATCATTAGTCGCCCATTTTCTATACACATCATAAAAATGAGAATCATCTCGAAATTGGAAATGGAAAGTTTCTACCCATTGATGAAATCGATCCATAATACTTTCGCTAAATACATTAGAAACAAACATCAATATAAAAAAAATGGAAAGTTTAGACATATCCGTAACTATATATAAGAGATATATTTTTTTGTGGGAAGAGTCGGAGGTAACGTAGTCTCCGACCCCCAACTCCGGATGAGTCGCCGTAAGAGTTTATATTGTTTCAAAAATATATTTTTATGTAATAAATATCGGTAAATAATGATTGTTATATATATATGTCAAATTATATTGTATTCACATCAAACATCGATTTAGGATTGACACCAACTTATAAAGGTATTGTATTTACACGAACAGAATCAAATGGATTATATACATATACGGCAAATACTATTGTTACTTTTATACCAGACAATTGTTTTTTAGCTACAGGTAACCCTTATATATTATCTATAACAATACCAAATGTCATTACTTCTATTGGAGTTCAAGCGTTTTATAATCAACAATTAATAACATCCATTACAATACCATCTTCAGTTGTGTATATTTATTCATATGCATTTATATATTGTTCGTCACTTCAATCTATAACCATTCCGAATAGTGTTACGTATGTAGGGTCCAACGTGTTCGATAGTTGCTTGTCATTGATTTCTATAACTATACCATCATCGATTACTGATATTGGGGACAATATTCTATATAATTGCAGTTTATTAAATACTATAAATATTTATGTTCTAGCCGCAGACAGAAATACCATACTTCCCAATTTGTATATATATTATTACTTTACGTCTATTTATATATCATCTCCTCCTAATATACAAGTTTTATATGAAACACCATCGGATTATTTAAAAGTTAGATTTGCTTATAATTATGGACAAGAAACTTCATTTAATACAATACCATTTTCTAAAATATACACTTCAGGTAATAATTATACTTATCAATGTGATTTATCTATAAATAGGATAGATAACAATGATTTTTCAAATAATCAATATTTAAATGCAGTTTCTATACCATTTAGTAATTCTATAAATGCAACTAATATTACTACGATTGACGCATCTGCATTTAAAAATTGCACAAAATTGACAAATATGGCCTTTGCCGAAACCGTTACAGTTATTGGAAATTATGCATTTTTAGGTTGCACCGATCTTTCATCAATCACTTTACCCCCCAATTTAGCTATTTTAGGAGTAGGTGTATTGCAAGACTGTAATAAATTGACGAATGTAATCTTACCCATAAATATGCAAGTTATAAGTGATTATGCATTTTCTGGATGTAATCAATTAAGTTTTATAACACTTCCCTATCGTCTTAATTTTATGGGACAATATACTTTTCAAAACTGCAGCGCATTGCAAAATATAGCAATACCAAATAAGGTAGCTTATATAGGAGATTATACATTTTATAATTGTTCATCGCTTTCTTCCATAACATTTGGAAATAATGGACAAGATATGATAATCTCGTATATTGGAGTTAGTTCTTTCCAAAATTGTATAAGTATAACAAATATAGCAATACCAAATAATGTGATTATAATAAAAGAAAATGCGTTTCGAAGTTGCACAAGTTTAACTACATTAACAATATCAAATACAGTAAGTATAATCGGTAATAATATTTGTAATGGTTGCACAAGTTTATCTTCCGTCCAATTATCAACGAATACCAATTTTACTAGTATAAGTGAATATACATTTGCAAATTGCACATCATTAACTAATATAACTATACCATCAAATATAAATAATATCAAACAATATTCATTTTATGCATCGGGAATAACATCTATAACAATACCTAGCTCTGTATCAGTTATTAGTAATAACGCATTTTATTTATGTAAAAACTTGACTACACTTAATCTGAATAATGGACTTATTCAGATACAGAATGATGCTTTCAATGGTTGTAAAAGTATTACATCTATTGTAATACCAAATAGCGTAACTTATTATGGCAAAAGAGCATTCCAAGATTGTTCCGGATTAATTACTGCGACATTATCTAGAGGCGCTTCTACTATTGCAAATAATATGTTTATAAGTTGTTATAGTTTGAATATAGTAAATATACCAAAAGGGACAATTACTATTGGCGAAAATGCATTTCAAAATTGTTATTCACTTAGTTTGGTTAATTTACCTATTTCTATAAATACTATTTTAAAAAATGGGTTTCAAAACTGCAAAAACTTACCAAAAATAGTAATACCCGATTATGTAACTACTTTGGGAAATGCAGTATTCATAGATTGTTCAAATATTTCACAAATAACAATACCATATGGCATTTCTACAATTGGTATAGATATGTTTGATGGGTGCAAATCGTTAATAAATGCTTATATCTCTTTCCAAGGCGCGATTTCTCCAGTAGTTTTAAGTGATACCAAAATATATAAATACATAGATCAATCTTACAATCAAGTTCCTGGTAAGCTTCCGAATCAAATTATAATAAGTGCAGTTAGTTATATCGATGTTACTATGAATTATGATTATGGCGATACTACTACGTTTGGAAACATAAGCTATATTAAATACGACATAAGTGGGCAACTATATACATATAGAGCAACCACTATAACTCCAACTATATATTCCAATTATTTTGCGGGAAATACCCACATTGTTTCGACCATCATTCCAATAAGTGTGAGTTTCATAGAAAATGCGGCGTTTCAAGGATGCACCTCTTTGATATATATAAATCTCCCAAGCACTATACCATCCATTGGTAATTATACATTTAAAGGATGTTCATTATTAAGGAGTGTTTTTGCACCAAATACTATAATTTCGATTGGCTCTTATGCGTTTCAAGGATGTTCTAGTTTATTATATTCTGGTATGTTGGCCGATTTAACAGGAGTTAATGCGATAGGAGATAATGCATTCCAAGGATGCTCTAGTTTAACTACAATATCATTACCGAGTAATATAACATCAATCGGTGATAGTGTTTTTCAAGACTGTATTGAATTATATACTGTGACTATAGCAAGTAATATTACTACAATAAATACAAACTTATTTAATGGATGCATACAATTATCATCAATAAATATTACAAATACAGTGACCACAATTAAAACAAATGCATTCAAAAATTGCAATTCATTGATAAATTTACCGTCATTAACAAATGTAACCTCTATAGAACAAAATGCATTTCAAGGTTGTTCTAGTCTAACTACAATATCATTACCTAGTAATATAACATCAATCGGTAATGGTGCTTTTCTAAATTGCACAGGATTAATTAATACAACTGTAAATAGTAATATAACTACTATAAGTTCGAGTTTATTTCAAGGATGTTCTCATTTATCCACATTTAGTTTGATTGGAGGAACTGTAAAATATATACAACAAAATGCATTTCAGGGGTGTGTTCGGCTAACTTCTACTCCCGATTTATCTGGAATAACTTACATAGGCCCGAATGCATTCCGAGGATGTGCAACTATAACATCACTTACTATACCAAACAATAGTATTACAAATATAAACACAAGTGTATTTCAAGATTGCACTGGATTATCAACCCTTACTATTTCACCCAATTGCACATCGATAGGAGATAGTGCTTTTCAAGGGTGCATTGGTTTTATAACTTTACCGAGTTTTGTAAATATAACAAATATTGGAACGAGTGCATTTAAAAATTGCGTCAATTTAACCGCCATTCCAAACATAAGTAGTTTGACCAGTATAAGCCCAAATACGTTTCAAGGATGTTACAATTTAACTTCATTTCCAAGTATTCCGAATGTTACAATTATAGGGACTTATGCATTTCAAGGTTGCAATAGAATTACTTCTATTACAATTCCGAATAATGTAGTTTCTATAGGGGATAATGCATTTCAAGATTGTTATAGATTAACTACAATAAACCTTCCCGCTAGCATTTCTTCAATTGGAAATAGTGTATTTCAAGGATGTTATGGGTTTATATATTTTACTATTCCAAATAATATATTATCTATTGGAAATGGTGCATTTCAAGGTTGTTATGGATTGAGTAGTATAGTTATTCCTCAGAGAGTTACTAGTTTGGGAAATAGCGTATTCAAAAATTGCACAAATATGGATAGTATAACACTTCCTGGTAGTATTCTAACTATAGGAGCCAATGCATTTGAAAATTGCAGTTCTATTACGTCATTAAGTATTCCCAGTCAAGTAACTATTATTGCAGACAATTTATGCAAATCGTGCAGTAGTTTAACCAATATAATTATTCCGAATAAAGTAACATCAATTGGAACAAGTGCATTTCAAGGATGTTCTAAAATGATATCTTTATTACTTCCATCAATATTAACTACAATAGGGTCAAATGCATTTACAAATTGCACCAGTTTTATGTCGATAAATGTTTATTCAAATATTACTACAATAGGAACTACTATATTTGGCAACATATCAAATGGAACTGGGTGTCCAACTCTTATAATGAAGTTAGTAATACCAAATACAACGAATCCATTATCGAATATACCAATATATTCTTATACAACTACGAATTATCCTAATATGTTGATTAATATAAACTATACAAATAATACAAATACTGCAAGCTCAGTTTCTATAGTAAATAATACTACACAAATAACAAATACAGATCCAAATGCAATTGCAACTTGTAATGTAATTACGCAATTACGGCGTTCTCGTATTGCACATACCATTCCAATAAGATTTAATCCAGTTAGTCCCTACTCCCAGTTTACACAAGAACAATTAAATATGCGACGAAAAGCCGAAATATTGCAATATAAAGCAAACCAACAAAATACAAAACAAAACGGAACCACTAAAAAACAAGCATTTTCACATTTAGTGAATAATCCAAATATAGCTTCATCTGTAAGTTCAACTATAAATCGAAAAGTATGTGATTTAAATATGATGCCAGTGCCTACTTCATCGAGTAATATCCCGGGTCCAGTTGAATATTTATATTTAGACCCATCTGTTCCTTTGTATAATTATAATGATAATCGTAATTACAATTTGTATATACAAACAGATACTGAAAACTTCAATATATTTACATATACCGACATAGAAACATCATCTACAGATGATAAAACCATAATGTCTATTTATATTCGTGCTGGTATAAAAAATGATTACACAACATTTTCAATAACTGAACCGGTCGCAATAATGGTTTCTGGTGTAAATAATACGATTACCGATTATGATTTGGATTTTTCTAGAAATACAGTTACTATAACTGTTACCCAAGTTATTTTTCAAATACATTATAATACTACTCCTATACAAACCATCACTATAAACAATCCTACAAATGCCCAAACTACAAATAAATTATCAGTTATGTATTTAAATACAACGCAATCCGGAGAAAACCCATTTAACGCTAATATTTTCATAGGAAACTTAGAAGTAAATGATATTTACCTATATACACCACCAAATATTACTTATGATATAAATATATTAGCAACCGTAGCATTGGATACAGGTAGTTCTGATTATAACGAGGAGGCATATTTTTCAGAAATTACATATACTGCAGTATATAATACAACTACTGTAATAAATAAAAATAACTATAGTATTGTGAATATAACTAATAATTGCACAGCTTATTCCGATACTACTGAAAACTATATTAATAATGTAGGCGGTCAATAATACATAGCAGTCTAAACATTGCGAGTTTATTGTATATTATCTATACCGTCAGATAAGATATCAAACTCTAGTTCATTAACATAATTCAATGTTTTGTAATACAAATATTCAAATGCTTTCAAAAGAGTAATCACTTTTTCGTAATTCTCAGAAATATGATTATGAGAGTAAATATGATAAATAAAATGGTCAATGATAAACTCCGGATTTTTAAAAAATAAGTCATTTTCCATATTGAAATCTTTAGAAATAGTCAAACTTACTTTTTCTGCATCCGGTAATAATAATGTATTTTTATGTACTTGTTTCAATACATAGACAATGTTTCTATATTTTTCTTTTACGTATTCTTTATATTTCAAAAATGGGGGTTTCTCTAACAAAATTAAATTATCTGTTTCTACCGGAGTTTCTATATCAAGTGCGCGTTTTAGATCAGTGCAATACACTAAATAATCTGAAAAAGATTTAGTAAAATTAACGGTTTTAACCATCCATTCTAAATCTTGAAATAACTGAGTTATACAATAACTGGTATTATTTAGCTTTATATACTTAAACCTTTCTAATTCCTTCTGATTCCTTCTTACTTCGTAATCCGGAATCCGGGTTGCCTCCGACTCCTCCCTCTTACTTCGTAATCCGGAATCCGGGTTGGAGTGTTCGTTGCCTCCGACTCCTCCCTCGAACTCAGATTGGGGTTTTAGATAAATGGTATCTGCAATTTGAGCCATATGAAATAATAATATAAAATACTTTATGTAATTAATCGCATAAAGTATTTTATTTTGCTGGGGTATAAGTAAAATTATGCATTTTGAGACAATACTGGATTCAAACACATTTTTTGAGAAGGATACACTTGACCTGACATACATTTATTATATTCCGATACTTCAATGCACCCTCGGCGACCTTTATATTCTCCTACTAAACACCAAGCATTTTTTTCTTGAGAAATAGGGTTTTGAATAGGACTTGCAGTAGTATCGGGGTTAGGGATTTGCGCATTTTGTTGGCCGACAGTAGATTTATTTAGCGTATTATCTAAATTGGGTTGTTGCGCCTGAGTATTTGCACCAAGTGTTTGAATGTTATTCGAACCCGTCAAAATATTTCCTACAGAATGAAGAGTTCCCTCTGTAATATCTACACCCGTTCTTGCTACATTTCCAGCAATATTTGCAGTTACATTTATGGCTGACCCAGTAACAAGTCCAAAAAGAGCGAGTATTCGCATACTTAGATTGTATGCGATTAGTGCAATATTTCTAAAAATATTGCCAATACCATCATTTAGTAATATCAAAAAAATAATAACACATAAAATAATAATAATAGTTTTATTGCTAAAGCCGTTTGAACTATCGATCGGAGTGGTTGGGGATGATTTAAGCGTTTCCGTAAAACTAGACGATACAGTTTGATCCATTGAACTCATTTTTAATCTATATTATAGAGCCATAGAATATTCTTGTAGCTTCGAGTCCGGAATACTTATACCCCAGAGGCTAGGCCTCTTGAGTTTCTTGGCCCAGCTATATCTTTTTTATTCCATACGGCCAGATATCTAGATGTCAATTATACGTTTATATAATTGGTATTATTTATTGGGATATTATAAATAATGGGACTTTTTAGTATTATAGAAACCTTTTTTTTTATAAGTTTAGGCATTACTATTTTATTGGTAGCCTTACTTGTATATCATTTTAAACAACGTGTATCTTCATTGGAACAAAAATATGAAACATTATTGAATATTGTTACTGGTGTAGTAAAGCAATTAAGTAATATACAAACTACAAATAAAAGTGTTCAGAAACCACAAGGAATGGAACACTTTGGTGGAATGTATCCACAATGGATTGAACACGAACATTTAGGAAATACTGCTTCACAATATCCTTCTCAAATGTTTAATATAAATGAACATTTACAATACAGTTTACAATCTGACAATCATAATGCAATTAATGTTGAATATGAAGAGGATGAACATGAATCCGATGAAGATGATGACGACGACGGTGACGACGACGGGGACGACGACGGGGACGACGACGGGGACGACGACAGTGAATCAGATGATGATGACACAAATCCTAAATCATCCAGTTATGCAAAAATCGTTGTATCAGATGATGACCTTGCGAATAATTCATTGCATGCAGCAGAATCAATCGTGGGGAACGAATTATATGGAAATGCGATAAAAATCATAAACTTAAATGGGGTAGATAACCTTACTAATGAATCCGAGAATAATCCTATAACACTAGATGAGCCATATGAAATCGATGATGCCTATGAATTACCAGTGCAAGATATACCAAACGATTATTCACAAGTTGCATCAGAAGAAGACCCTGTAATAGTTGTCTTAAAAATAGATAATAATGTAAATGAACACGTGAATACAATTGTTGAAAAATCAATTTCAAAAGATTTATATAAAAAAATGACATTGAATAACTTGAAAGCAACTGTCGTTGCAAAGGGATTATGTAGCGATCCTAGTAAAATGAAAAAAAATGAATTATTGAAGTTATTAGAAGACGAATAATTTTGCGAATAATATATGTGTAAAATATATATTATTGAATATGTTTAGCAATGGTGTTGAATTGGCAACTGCATATCCTCCTATTGTAGATAGACCTAAATCAATATACGGATATCAAACACATAATCTTTATAAAGACTTCCCACCAATGATGAATGACGGACGTGTAATAGTCGCATCTTGGCAGCCAGAGGCGATTGTTAATGATAATTTATTAAAAGTTACAGGTATTACTTCAAATTGGCAATACCGTCAATATTTAACAAATAATGCCGACGGTATTATGAAACAAAACTTAGCCGAAACAATGAATGATGTAGGATATGTAGCCCGTTATGCAAAGGCCAACGAAACTCCTTATACCGCTCCTTATAAATACAAGTCATATTTAGATAATACAACACCAAATGGATACGAACATAGTAATCTAAAGGAAATGTATTTCTCTAAAGAAGAACTAAATGCGCGCAAAGTTTCACCCGCAATTACACAAGAACAATTAATTTCTAGTAGCCAATTCATACAATAATTATATTTTACAGCAAACTCACTCTGAACACCTTGCTCGTTCCTCGCTCCAGCGTTGTCATCCATCGCATCACGTAGTATTTTATATGATTATGGTTTTTTAGATGTATAGTTAGATACCTAATATTCATCCTGAGAACCTTCTATATTGTCGATATTTTGTCCAATTTCATCATCCGTTATTTTATCTGGATCAACCTCATTGTATTGCACTTTGTTTTTCAAATACGCGGAAAAGAAAATGTTGTTCTCCGTGTTTGCAATACTATACACTTCATATACTTTACTTCCCATAAACAAAACATTTGTCAAAAATGCAGTCACGGTTTTGTTGTCTAAATAATTTTCATATATTACTATAGCACTAATAACCGTATTGAATACATATACAGATATAGCACAACACCCAATTTGTTGGTATATTTTATCAATATAGAGAATGTTCTCCCTTTTCATTTCCGGTAATGTGCGAAGACTAATTGCCACACTAACTGCATCAGTTGGTTTATGTGCATTTACGTCTAAATAAGTAATAAGACGGTTTTCGCGTTTTATTTCTACTAAATACAATAATGAAAAACTTATAAGGGTCATTAAATTGAGAATATACACTATATAATACGACCCTCCTGTATATATGTTCTCCGTAATGCCGCAAACGTGATCGCCGCATTTTTGCGGAACAAACGAGAGTAATAGAGAACCTATGATTATTCTATAAAACTCTATACATAATGTTGCCAATACTGTAACCTTTTGTATTGTATCTTGATCGTTTATTTTCATCGCAATATATGACTTGAAATTGCGACCAAGTTCTCTTATATCGATGCGATTTAAACATACCGAGGGTAATAGAGAACCCGGAGGGGGCGGCGTATTTTCGATTTGGATTTCAATGGACACATTTTCCGCGTGTTCTTCTACGTGAGAACCGGTAGTTGGATGGTCGCTAATAGTGTGTATTTCTTCCATCTATATATTATTCATTTATAAAACATAATAAACATAATTTTTTATGTTCTCTACTAATACCAAGAATGATATTTGAAAGCATTATCATGTTCGAGCCGGTTAGTTTGAAAAGACATCGTCATAGATTAAAAGGTGGAACATATGATCCGTCTAAAAAGGATAAAGACGATTTTATAAAATCAATTGAAAACTTCCCAAGCGATAAAATGACTAAACCGATAAGATGTATTTTGCACTTTTACTGTAAGAGACCCAAAAATCATTTTAGAACGGGGTCCAAATCACATATATTAAAAGATACTTCGCCAAAATATAATACCAACAATAAAGATTTAGATAATATGGTTAAATTTGTTTTGGATGCTCTAAATGATAAGTTGTATACCGACGATTCTTTGATATTTGAAATAACGTGTAGTAAAATGTATTCAGATAATGAAGGATACATTTATGCAAAGTTCTCGGAAGTTGATGATGCATAAGATTCGATTCTCGCACACCCCCGGGCCGCCCCGGGCTCCTGAAATATAATTAGTTATGCGGAGAACTTAAAAATAAATAGTGTAAGATTATCATAAATACCCAATGGAGGAAATTAATATTGGATTAAGCGATTTAGAACCGATTTCACTCAATTTTAACGATGGCCCGTCATCTTTTGGAGAACAACCTTCTGTCAATTTTGGGGCAGGTATTGAATTATTAATGAACGACAAGAAACGTTCAAACTCTGTCGGTAACATTAACATCGATTTAGGAGATTTAGACAAATTAGAAAGTGAGCTGAATGACTTATCCGGAGCAAATAGTGCGCCGGCTTCCTCTAGTGGCGGTGGATTATTTAGCGATAACAAGGTTTTAAGTGGTCTAGGTAGTATGTTTGGATTCGGTAAATCGGAACCAGTGGCTGCATCATCCTATGGAGGTGACGGACCCAATTCTAAACTGGGGTCGGCTACCGCGGAATCAGTAGGTAATACCAGCACTTGGGATGGGTTCTCCAAAATGAATGATATTCCGACTGAACATTCATCGAGTCGTATGACCGAACGCGAGAAAAGACGCAAAAAGCGCATTATGATTAAGAAATTGGATGAGTGGTATGAAAAGGGTCAATTGAAAAACGGCACACGTTTCACGATGGATTCATCCTATGAGGAAGTAGAAGATGAATATGAAACGGCAATGGAAGACAAGCGCAAGAAAGACAGCACCAAGTTGATGGGTTGGTGGTTGATGACTGGTATTAATTCCATTGAATATGCCAATGCCGCATTTGACCCATTCGGTATCAATTTAGATGGTTGGGCCGAACAAGTCAGTGAAGATATTGACAGTTACGAAGAAATATTTACCGAATTGCACGAAAAGTATAAGGGCGGTAAAATGGCCCCCGAATTGTCGCTATTGCTGAGACTGGGATTTTCCGCGGCGGTTGTCAATTTCACCAATAAAGCGCTTTCTTCGGCCACCCCCGGGTTCAACGATGTTATCAAACAAAGTCCCGAATTGATGAAAATGTTTACTGACGCAACCGTGAGTAGTATGAGCCAAAACTCTCCCGGATTCGCTATGGCCAGTAATATGATGAAAGATCCTGGACCCCGAGGCCCACCCCCACCTCCACCCGTGGAGACGAAAAATCAGGGTCCAATGCCTGGACGTGGAATGCAATACACGGAACGCCCGTCAAATAGTAGACCGGATATTTCAGCGAGCCGGGGCGCAATGTTTAAAGAAGAAAGCGTGGATATGGGAAACAATTTTGCCTCAGTGAATGACGGTCCTAGGTCAGTCCCAATGACTAGACCCGAAATGCGTGGTCCCCAGAATACAGATATAGATAATATTTTGGCTGGGCTGAAGACTAGGACGGTGGATATTCACGCACCGGTGTCAGCTGCGACTTCGGCTTTAGCCGCAGACGAAGATAGTATGATTAGTATTAGTTCTTTAATGGATACACAGAACGGAAACTTGCCAAAACGGTCAAATCGGCGCAAACAGAGGTCGGATAAGAACGTGGTTGCGTTAGATATTTAGACGGATATTTTGTGTTGATTATATATAGGTTTTTATGGAAACTACCCCCCCCAAAAGTTACTCTTGAGCAACTTCGTAAGTTGCCCGATGGCACACGTATTCAGTTTAAAACTGGACCTGATGATTTAGGAAAAGTAAGTAGTGGATGGTTAGAAGATGTTTCGAATGCCGGTATGGTAAAAATAACCACAGATAATGATGATATGGTTGGTATGGTAAAATTTACAGATATGCGCGATATTAAAATACTTTGTGTACCCCCCAATAATAACATACCTTCCGGCGGAGGAAAACATAAAACCCGTCGCAGTCGAAAGAGTAAAAAACCCAGAAAAACACACAAAAAATCTAAACGCATCCGTCATTAGCATTTTGCCCTCATATCTTCTATAGCACATTTTAGCGCAGTATCAGAACTAGCCAACTTGTCAAAAGTATGCGCCAGCTTTTTATCACCCGGTTTGTTATGCAATACGCACAATAATTCAACCAATTTTTCTCTGGTAACATATTCGTGTAAATGGGCAGGCGGTGGTAATGGCTGACTATAATTAGCAAAATCTGTCGATTTATCCACATTTGGCACAATACTACGTTTGACAGGTTTCGTCGTGTCATAGAAACCATTTTCCGTTTTCATTTTCGCGAAATATTTGTCCGTTATGTGTAATATATTCCACCTAACCAGATCGTGGAAGGGACGGTCATCTGACGTGGTTTTCGCCTTGTCACTATTTAAATAAATGTCGCTATTTCGGTCATACATAATTGCACCTCGAAAGGCGGTATAGCGAGTCCGGTGGCTACTCCACTTGGACCATTTTAGCCGCAATTTTTCAGGATTTGTTTTTATAATATATCCTCCATCTACAATGCGATATGTGTCATATCCCATTTTATTATTTATATTGCGACTATCTGTGGAACAAAATACCGTTATGTTTGTCCGGAAAATATAATTGGACTGTATGGATGCTATTTTGTCGGGTTTTAAAATACTGGCGTCTTTTCGGAAAACGTCTTTTTCATTGGACGGTTCGCTTTCATACCACGCGCCTTCTTTTTCGTATAAGATGCGGAGTTTTTTCGTTGCCATAGATTCATAAATATGGAGAACCACCGTCTCTTTGTAGTTTGCTAAATCCGTGCTCGGGACAATTTGTTTATTGGCAATTCGTTCGCCATCTTTATACACAATAAAATAAATGGGGCAAGTTTCGTCGATTTTGATGTATTTTTTGCACAAGCGTTTGTATAACCCTTCCGCGCGAAATTGGCATTCGGACCCATCATCGCCATCGATGTTATACGATAGATCCATAATACTTTCGGCCACTTCTTGTGTCCTATATGGCTCTGTAATATTTTCGCAAATAAGTTCGGTCCCGGTGTAATAGTCGGCATCTAATTGAAAATCCACGTTTCCCCTAAAATATTCTATTGCATCAATAATGGAGTTTTTTTCAATCGATTTATCCACATCCCATATAGATTTTTCATTGGGACCACTATTGGTTTTCGTTTTGTATGTTATTTTTCTGGCGAGGAGCATATTTTTCAGTTTTCCGCCGATACCATATTCACTAAATCCAGTATTTTCTCCAGAAGAATGATGGAATAATTTGAACATTTCTTTGGATTGCATATTTTGTATTCCCGTGAACCCGGTGGCCATATCACGCACTTTAACACATACCAATGTGTCGTTTTCAATATAGTTTATGATTTCGATTTTGCTTTTAATATCGGGGTTTATTTTTTTGGCCAATCGTATAGCTTCTTGTGCATTTGCGATTTGTTCGCTATACACATCTTCTAGGGGGGAGTTTGATTTGCGTTCAGCGTTTACATATCCGCAAACATCCATATCAATATTTTTGACACTTGTGGAGAGGAGCGTAGATAATGCAACTCCTGACATTTGTTATATGTAGTCGGTTATATTTGATACATATAATATGAAGTAATCTTTAAGCATATTTACAAAAAAAATAGTTTTTTGGGGGCATAAAATTGAAGTTATATGTATTTATAATAATGTATGTATAAACATACCCCCCACTATTATTATACACAATGTCAAACAGTCAAACAAATGATGATGTTATTATGTCTGAAGACGGCACACAGACCTATGAATCTGAAATTATGTTATCTGTTAAAAAACAGTTGGAAATGATGCCGATTACTCGACAAACCCCGGAATATTTTGATATATTGAAACGGGTCACCAAATACTTGCACAAACATTGCAATCACACTATAGAACACGATTTGATAGATATTGATCCAGACCGAAGTAAAACAATTTCCTATTGCACAATTTGCGGAAATACTTTATAGATAAATAAAATCTACTAGGTGAGAGGAGTCGAAGCGTAGGAGTTAGATCTGATCCAAACTCCAGAGGCTTTTCCATTCGAAGCTGTAAGAGTTTAGCCATAACTCTATAATTATATATATATAATGGAAAAGGTAGGACTAAATAATATTCTAAAAACAAGTGTGTATTCATCTTTATTTATTCAAGTAGTAACGCTTATTCTAGATTTGTATGTCTATTTTCTTCCCGTAGCTGGAGAACTTTCAATTATAAAAAAAATGTTGGAATTGGAGATATTTATTCAATCAATTGAAGGCTCATTTTATGTATGGTTTGCATCCATTTTTTCACACGTAAACAATGTTACACCACATCGATACTATGATTGGATCATAACAACTCCTACTATGTTATTTACAATTTGTTTGTATTTAGACTATTTAGGAGAACGCACCAAATCGAAGGAAAATCTATCGCCATTGCTAAGAAATCAGGAAGATCAGCAAGATATCGACTCATTGGATACCAATCCTAAAAAACAGTCAGTGAAAAATATGAATCTTTTGGAATACTTGAAACATAACTTCGGGGTCCTTTTACCTATATTCTTTTTGAATTTGATGATGTTAATGTTCGGTTATTTAGGAGAAATAGGAGAACTCGATAATAAATTAGCAGTCTTGTGTGGGTTTTTACCTTTCATCACTTATTTTGTTATTATCTACGAAAAGTTTGCTAAATATTCATCTTTCTATGGAAAAGTGGTGTATTGGGTGTTCTTAGCAATATGGTCATTATATGGATTTGCAGCACTAGCGTCTTATTATTGGAAAAATATTGCATACAATATTCTCGATTTATTTGCTAAAAACTTTTTTGGAATAATATTGGCATATACATTGTATAGTCATATGGCATAATAGGGGAGGGGTCGGATGTTCGTAGCTTTGCCCCCCAAACTCCGGAGGCGAAACGTAGGAGTTCAGCAGGACGTATTATTTGTATATTTAGTTATACAAATAATTTTCGATATAAAAATAACGGCGCGGTATGTGCGAGGAATCGGATGTTCGTAGCTTTGTCCCAAACTCCGGAGGCGAAACGTAGGAGTTATATATCGATTAGATAACGATTTTCGAAAGAGTTAGTTTCCAATAGTGGGATTGGTGCCAGATATATTTTGTCCTCCTCGGGAAGATAATAATTTAACATCATCTTCACTAAAACATAATGGACCAAGTGAGTTTGAATATCCACCACTTTTACCAAAACACTGAGGACCAGATGGGGTGCTTCCGTATCGGTCTACCTGGTTGGAATCAGAAAAAGGGGAAGGTTGTAATGCAAAGCCTTCAACCATTTTGGGTTCCTTTTTTTTATCTTCATTGGACATTTGAGGAGTAGGAAGTGGTGGTTGAGTAGGCGGAATCTCTGGATTAACCATTCCCTCGTATTTATACATATTACTAAATAAGGTGTCCCTTGAGTATGGCACAACTGAATCGGATGACGTAATCAATAAAATGGATACAACTAATATAATAATCAATATGATATGAATACCTCTAAGTTTCATTATATAAATAATTCATAGATAAAAAATGGCCATAATATTATTTCTAAATGTGGGAGGAGTCGGAGGTAACGTAGCTTTGTCCAAACTCCGGAGGCTTTGTCATACGAAGCATAGGAGTTAGAAAGAATCAGGGCGATAATACATCCCGTATAGTTGTTTTATTATTTAGTTCATCAAAATCATCATCACTCTCATCATCATCTGTATCATTAGTCTTATCATTATTTGGATCACTTACGATTTTTATCCCCCATTGGTTAATGGTATCTTTTATAGATTTAAAATAGTCGGTATATTTGAAAACATAAAATAATCCGAATAAAACAGCAAATATAACGATTGCAACATAATGCGTTTTTGCAGAAGCGGTCAATATAGAAATTGGTTCTTTATCCGACATAGAATATATATATTATGGTTTTTATATAATACTTATTAAAATATATAAAAACGCTTATATACTGTATATATTACTATGAACGCCGAGGAAAAACTAAATCTGAAAAAACTATTGGATAATTCTGAATATGAAAACAATACCGAAACAATTCGTAAATTGAAACACAGTATTCGTATTCGGGATGATATACGAACAGTCGAATTGTTAAAACATAAAGAAAGATCATTAATGGCAACTGATCCACAAGCCTTTTTAGATTTATGCCAACACAAGGCACTGTTTCTTTTTACAAACTATACGGATATATTCAATCGTATTTTAAAAGATGAATTAGATTTAGATATAATGTCTAAAGTTCTCCAATTATTGAAATTGATTGAAGATGGACAAGTAGATCAACACGAGGGGTCCGTTTTGATGGGAAAATTATTGAAGGAATTGTATGTAGATGCCGCGCTGCGTAGGGGAGAAAACTTGGACAAGGAATATGCTACGCAAAAAATAGAACCCATTGTCGGTAAAAAAATAACGTGGAAGGAATATAAACAGCTAGACTTTATGAAGCCAGAGACAGATATGTAGTATATATCTCCAGTTACGCCTAAACTCTTACGCTTCGCCTCCGGAGTCTGGGTAGGAGCCTACGTAACCTCTGACTCCTCCTATACGTCTTCGTGTAAAGTCATACGCATACTATTTAACCCAGATTCATTGTCTAATACGGAGTTTTGCGAAGATCGATCTAGGCATTCTTCCATCGATTTCATTGTCCTTATGTATTCCGTAGTTTTCGAATGCTTTTGTATAAATTGTATGTAGGCATTCACAATTAGTTGAGTCTTTTGAAAATTGAATGAACCGCGATTGTGTATCATAGTCCATTCCACAAAATCATTTGCAAAAAATAATAGAATCGATTTAACTATATAATAAGAGAAAAGTGGAGTTTCTTCTTTGTATAAATTGGCAACCTTTTGTTTCGACGTGGTATCTTGTTTAGCAATATCTTCATATGATAGACCGCTATGTTTTAATACTTTTGCACATTGCAATAAGGAGAACGTGATTTCATATATAAATATATCCCTTATTTTGGAGACGAAATTATCTACGTTCTCCCATTTAGGCGATTTAATCATTTGAAAATGAACCAAAAAACAAATGTGAATTATTTCTGCCCAAATCTCAGTATAGCTTTCATATAGTCGAACATCGCCAGAAACTCCGAATATTTCGCGTATTTTTGCATTGGCTGGTCCATTATCCATTGTGGAAAAGTCTAGACCATAGGAATGAAATGTTTCGTGAATAAATACCTTGAACCATTCTTCTTCTCTATACAAATGTATTTCAGTATTTGATGTGCAAGAAGTAGTAAAAGCAGTATTTGCGTGGTTTCTACCTAGAGAAATCGATGGATCTGCCGGTAACTGTTTTTTTTCGTGTGTTAAATAGATATACACATATAGGTTTTTTACACACGCAGTGCTGGCAAAATGTGATATGACAGTAAGCCATATATATATTTTTTTCAAATATTCGGTCCATTTTTTGGAAAAATGTGATTTATTGGCGTCGGCGTAAAATGATACATAAATATCTCGCCCACCAATAGTCATTTGAAATGTTTTTTGTTGTGTTAGAGTTGCTTCAATAATTTTTATAAAGTTCTCCGGTATGTCATTGTATAATTGTCCTTGTGGTAGCATTTCTATTTCTACAATCATTTGTGCAGAGTTGAACCATTCAATATGCGCATCACGTATTAATTCGTGTATGTTTTGAAATATACTGGATTGCGAAGAAGAAAACCGAAACGTTCTCGCAATTTCATTATATGGCAATTTACAATTTTTGTCTATGAATGTTTTTAAATCACTTGTAATCGGTTTCATTATATATTGAAGTAGGATAATAAATAGTATAAAATTGAATAAAAACTTAGAAACAATTTATGTTCTAAACTATAACATAAATCTACACCGATTATTAGTTTAAAGCGCAAAAATGGGTATTCATAATTTAAATAAGTTCTTTATGGAAAAATGCAACAAAGCAAATATACGAAAAATACATTTATCTGATTTGAGTGGGAAGACGATTGCAATAGATACGAGTATTTATTTATACAAGTTTATGGCCGACAATACGTTGATAGAACATTTCTATTTGATGATTTCCTTATTTAGGAATTACAATATTGTTCCTATATTCGTGTTTGATGGAAAACCGCCAAAAGCGAAACGTGATTTATTATTGAAACGGAGACAGCATAGAAAGGAATCTGAGGAGCAATATAACAAATTGAAGGAAGCATATGATGCAATGAATGACAGTTCAGATGAAAAAGTGGAATTGCGAAAAGAACTAGATTTATTGAAACGCGAATCAACTAGTATTTCCTATGACAATTTAGCAACAACAAAAGCCTTGATTAGTGCATATGGTGCAAAATATGAACAAGCAGAAGGTGAAGCAGACGTGTTATGTTTGCAATTAGTAAAGTCAGGAAAAGTGTGGGGTTGTATGAGCGATGATATGGATATGTTCGTTTATGGATGTCCGAGAGTATTTAGGCATTTTAGTTTGATAAACCACAATGTAATTTTCTATGATTTTTCGGAAATGTTGGTTGATTTAGAAATGGATATACAAACATTTAGGGAAATCGCGGTTTTATCTGGAACAGATTACAATTGCGATAACAAAACATCTTTAGGCGAAACATTGGAATTATATGAAAAATATAGAAAGTCGGGATCAACTGATGAGTTCTACGATTGGGTATTACACAACTCGAACTATATATCAGATATCGAAATATTACGGTCTATTGTAAAAATGTTTGATATTGCAAATTATTCCGACAATTTAGCAATATTGGACCGAATCGATCAAGTTGTATTTGAAGAAATAAATATTCTAGATCTACAGGCTATTTTAGAAAAAGATGGATTTGTATTTGTGCAATAAATGCAATAAATGCAATAAATATGATTGGGTAAAACAATAAAAAAGGGTTTCTTTTTTTATTGTTTTTATGGTTTTATTTTTATGGGTTTTTATGGTTTTATTTTTATGGTTTTATTTTTATGGTTTTATTTTTATGGTTTTATTTTTATGGGTTTTTATGGTTTTATTTTTATGATTTATAAAATATTTAGGGATAATTTACCTTATACTGCTTTTTCAGAGATAGTGAGCTCATCGATCGTCATCGGACCACTGTCAGTCGGTTCATTTTCGTAGTCAGAAGAAGCATCGAGTTCTTCATCCCAATGTCTAGGTCTAGGAGAAGATGCTTCGAACTCATCGCCTACGTCACCTGCTGCGCATCTGGATTCCATTAACTCTAACTCCAAATCGTGAAGCATTTGCAAGCGATTATCGGACACATTTTGCAAGTGTTTGACATATTGCTCGAGTTCTGCGATCTTGGCGTCTTTTTCGGAGAGTTTTGCCTCCAAGCGCTTATAGTTGTCGACAAGCTGATGGATGTTCATCTGTTCAGCATCGAGCTCGGAAACTTCTGCGATGGGTGCCTTATTAACCTTGAGTGTAATGAAGCGTTCGAATGAGCGATTAGTTGCACTATAGAACCTGGATTTTTCGTGAGGGCCATACAAGCGCAACTCGGAATTGTTTGCCATCTGCCATCGAAACCCGTCAGAGAACGGACTATTCCACTGTTCGAAATGCACAAATGCGCATCTGATGTGACCACCGCCACGATGAGGACGAGTTGCAATATCGACACGCTTGACTATTCCCAATGGGAACTGGATTTCGAAGAAATACTTCCATTCCGCCACATTACTAACGATTCGTCCATTTAGCATCAAATCTTCTGGTAAATTGGGGATATAAATACTGGTAAAGGCCATAAGATTGGCTTGAGATTCTGATTGGTATGCTGACATTATTTGATAATATATAGAGAATAGTATTTAAATTGGTTTGGTAAATAATAACTAGGTTGTTTTAAATTGTGATATATAAATTATATAAAATGTATTTCAATTTTGTGAAACCTATCTAACTCCTACGCTTCGCCTCCGGAGTTTGGGTCGGAGTCTGCGTAACCTCCGACTCCTCCTACAGATTCATTCTTACTTCGTAGCCTCCGACTCCTCCCATAGTAACAGAAAATGGGTCGAGCCTACACAAGCTCCAGGCACTCCCTCAAACCTACGGCTTCGTATGGAAAGTCATTGGAGTTTGAGCAGAGACTACTTTATATCCGTCCCTTACCAATATATATGTAAAAAAATATAAAAACAAACTAATTATATTTTTTTACAATTACAACAAATCATTACAATAAATCATTACAATAAATCATTACAATAAATCATCTTCTCCTGAGTTGTCGCTAGTTGAGCGAATAATATCCAGCATCCTAGGCGAAGCGTAGTCGTCCTGTGTTCCGCCCGAAATATGGTGACTTAGTATATCCGTTTCATCCTGATTCAATATGGAACTTGCCACTAGATTAAGTCCAAATCTTGGTGCACGGGGGGTGTTAGTGTTTGATATAAAATCCGGAATTGCAACATTGGTTTGTAAGTCATCATCTCCCAAATCATAGTATCCAGGCATTGGAGTGGTTGCCGACGGTGTTAGTAAATCGTCAATATTACTAGGAGTATAAACATTTTGGGTCCCTTGGGTTCTTTGTCTTGCCATTGTATACAAACGACCATTACGGAAATCAAAGCTGCGTCGAGCGATATAGATGTCGTCCATCAGAGCAGCTAAGAATGTATTTGCGGCGTCACCATATGTAGCTACCTTGTAATCTCGTATTTGGCGATACAGTGCGAGTAGTTTTTCCTTGAGTTCCTTCATTTTGTTGTTGTATTTTTCTGATTTTTTGGGCGTAAACCAATTTGTTGAGAATATGTCTTGTGGTAACTCGATTTCGTCGTCTTCTAAATGTGCAACTTGATATAGCAATTCTAGCGTCTTTAATCGGAGTGAGTGGTCTTTAAGCCATTTAGTATCGATTTCACCATTCTCGTCAATGAGATGAGGCATCGGGACAAAGTCGTCCAATTTGCAAAACTCGCCATCATTATCAAGTAAGCATTCTCGTCCGTGGATTTCTCCGTAAACAGTTTCCACGGACTGGGTTGTTCGCACATAATACGTTTTCTTCATATCGCTTGCTAAGTTTCCAACAATAAGACTAGGTGACCACGAATCAGTTTTCCAGCAATAAATCTCTGCATCACGTAGGCTGATCGCAATTCCTTCAACGCATCTGTATAGCACATTATGAATATATTCGCCATATACAATACCTGCTTTTTCTAGCTCTGCGATGAATGCATATTCGCAAAATGACTTGTCTCCGATTGCTATAAGTGTTTTCGAGTCGTGATCTTGGCCAAATCCAAATACGATGGTGTCGTATTGCGGTTCCGTCGCATTTACAATAGTCTTGGAAGAATTGCCACACGTATCATTGCCATCAGTTAGCAAGAAATGTAGGCGTTTGTTTTGTGGGAATACAGTTGCTCTCTCGGACATTTGTTTGTATGTTTTTTGTAAAGGTAGCACAAGATTGGTTTGTCCTTTTGGGTGAATGCTGTTGATTTTTGCAATGAGCTCTTCTATGTTGGCTGGCGTAATCTGGACAAAGTCGAATATATTTGAGATGCGGTCATCGAATGCATCGATACTTACATTGAAAGTCATATTGCCGTATGAAGCAAATAGCCGTAAAATATTAGTTAGCACGTGTTTTATATGATGCATTTTATCACGGCCATCCATACAGGGGTCAGACATCGAGCCAGAACAATCGACGTCGAACTTGACATCCCACGTATATGGTAGCGCATCTTTTTCCGGAGTTGATATTTCTAGAATGCCGAATTGATATTCAGGCCTATCCGTGTTTGTATTTTCAAATAAGGCAACTGGTAACTGAGTTCCGGGAGGAGTAAATTGGAGAATAGACATTATATCGGACATTGTTTGAGTTGTTAGATAAATAATAAGCGTATATACGTAATTGGTAATAGTTTTTATATATGTTTCATAATCAATTTTCTGCAAAACACTTTTAGGGGAGAAGTCGAAGGCGAATCCATATGAGTTTGTGGGAGGAGTCGGAGTCTTCGTAACCTCCGACCCAAACTCCGGAGGCGAAATGTAGGAGTTTAGTATTTATAAAAATACACTTAAATATATTTTTCAATGATCATACATACTAATAAATGGGATATTATAATTACAATAAATATATACATTTTTACAATGAATGGCTCCCATTATTTATTACTACAAGTGCAGCCGTGGGGGTTTTAAGTGGATTATGCACAGCCACGCATTATCAAACGAAAGACATATTTACAATTATTATGGGTTATTCAAGTTTAGGATTAATTACTGGTATAACTTTTCCAATTTCTTTCCCTTTACTTGGCGGATATGTGTTATACAAACATCATCGATAATATATTTTACAATTCGTAGTAAGAGTCGGAGTCGTATGAGTTTATACTGTCGCCAACTTACGTCTCAATTCCATCAATGGAACATCTATTACATTTCCTGCGGCACCGCGTGAAAAATGCACCAATTTGGCCGTTTTAGTGGCTAACAATACTTGTTTCACATCCTCGTTTTGAGAGAACTTGGCATCTAGAGCCATTTTACGGACTTCCTCTGCATTATAATTTTCATCTGGGTGTATAGCTTTAGCGCGCAATACTACCTCCTTTGTTTTTCCACTATCATCAGATTTTTTCTTGAGTTTTCCACTTTCTCCAGCAGCTTTAGCATAATCCACGTCTTTCGATATATCACTTTCCGATTCTATGGAAAATGATTTATAAAAGTCGAGGAATCCGCCCTTGAACTTGGCGGCTTGTATATAATGTTCCGCCGACATCCATTTGAGATTATCTACGGATAAAACCACCCCCGGCCAAGTATCGTCCAACATACGCCGCCATTCCTTCGTTTTTGCTAAATCCGAATATTGCGGGATTTTTTCAACCGAGATTTTTTCACCAGATCCTTTTCCAGGTTTAGCGGATAATTCGGAGTTTTGATGGAACATAAATATAGTATCATCATCGTATAAATCCCGGTTTAGTTCATCTGCATCTTCTTCTTCCTCGGACTTTTTCGGATTGCCTGTATCTGGATGAATACCTTGCCTGGCTTTGAAATTGCGGAAATCTTCTATTAAATAAAACGACCCGGAGTTTCGCTCTAAGCATTTATTTACAATGAGAACCTTGATACCATATGGTATTTCTCTAAATGTGAATATACGCTTGTTCTTATATGTGATGAGACGATAATGGTTTCCGCTATAGGTAACTATAATATAGTTGTCCGGATTGAAAACACCACGATCTTGTATTTGTTTATTTATTTCGCCACAATTTAATACACTATGCATTGCTCCGTCATTAAATGCCATTTCGGACATAATAATGACTTTTATATTGAGTAAACGCTCAATGGTAGATATAGCCCAGGCATCGGCCCAAAAACTAGGAGTTTGCACATAATCGCGATATTGATCTATGGTTTTGATTTTACTCATATATCCAACATACAATTGCTGTTCGTGTTCAGCAGTTGCCTTTTCTTTTTGTTGTTCTTTGGCTTCTTTAGCTAGTTCATTGCCTCTTTGCAATATTTCTTCGCGTTCTGATTGGATTGATGCCTTTTTAATGCGTTTTTTGTATTCGGCATTTTCTTTTTTAATAGCATCTAATCGGCTATCAATCTTGTTGATATTGACCTGATACAAGTTATACAATTCCAATTGGTCCGTAAAAATACGTTCGGGCATTTCTCGGGCCAAAGCAGTGCGCTGTTTATCCACAGTAGTTTTATGGCCAATTTGTTTGAGAGCTTCGCGAACACTGGCGAAAAAGCAGTCGCCATTTGACTCTACTTCTACTATTTCATAATTTGGATTTTTCATATATTTTTGGATCCACGGCTGTTTCGAGTTTTGTTTGAACCCTGCCTTTATTTCTTTGTCATCTTGTGCGTCTTCTTCTTTTAATAATGCAATCGGATGATGATCTTCGTCTATTTCAATTAATCCGTTTTTGGTTTTTTCCTTTAGAGATTTGGCTTGTTCGGCGTGCACTGAATCTGGAACTTTCAAACTAGTGGGATCGGATTCATCGTCAGATACTTCGCCATCATCCGATACTTCGCCCTCTTCCAATTCTCGTTCATCATCTTTAGCAACTGATTTCGATTTATTGGCTGATTTCAAGTGTTCGTCTTCATCATCCTCGGTATCGTCATCTGGCTCAACTTCTTTTATAGGAACTATTTTAGGTTTTAATGCCTTGTCTAAAAATGCAGTGGTAACAAAGGTATATAACAAAGGTTCTTCTAATACATTCAAATCTACGTCGCCATCTTCATCTAAAATATTCAAGGCTTGGTTTGATTTCAATTCAAAAACGCCAATTTGGGCCTTGATCCGGTTTTCATTTAATAAATATATAGGGTAATATAACACATTTTTACTAGAATATGTATATTTCTGCTTTCCTAATACAAACTTTATAGTGCGGTCTTCTATTTCCATTTCATAAACAACGGATGAAGCGCCCAAATCACCATCTTCTATTGTTCTATTTTCTTTATAGTTTATTGAATCATTTAACTTAGAAGAAACCATTGTCTAAATAAATATGTATATATTATGTGCAGTTTTTTATATTTTTATAGAAGTCATTATAATTATATACCCGCTATATACCACAAAAATATTTATCGAAATGACATAAACAATATTATGTTTATGATATAAATGGTTTCTCTTATTAATAATATTTATATTAAAAATGGGTTTCATATCCCGATAGTTTATTTTGGCCTATGGTATTTAACCGGTGATTTTTATTTATCTACTACTATTTTTTTTAAATTACATACCGTAAATTATTATTTTTGGTTTGAACATCATTACAAGTATTTACCTAGTCCGTTTAATTTTATTAAACAATTCGTGAGACTAACTGATTCAGGGTTCATTGCGTCACTTATGTATTATTTTTATCCCGCATTTTTTCCGATTGCACACAATGTGCAATTTGTTATATCTGTAGGATATTGGTTAGGAAAACTGTTATTTAATATGGAGGAAACAAATGAAATACAATCGCCTGAAATAATTACTTGGTATATTAATTTTATTTCATATTTATTACATATTGTGCCGTATGCCTTATTGCTTGGAGAAATACAAACATTTGACCAATGTCACAATTATTTTACTTTACGGGATTTATTGTATTCGGTTAATTGGTTGCAATATTGGTTTATATATATTTATATGCCGTGGCGTTTAATAACAAAAGATGCAATTTATAGCGTTATTTCTTCTGAAAAATCGGTAATGCAAATTGTGGGGTTCATTGGTATTTTACATGTAACATTTTTTATTGCACATATTGTTGGAACAACTATATTATATGTTTATTGTTAGATTTGGATTTATTTAGGAATATATTTATAAGTATTTTAACATCTATTAGTAGAGGATTTTAACATCTACTAGTAAAAGTTAATGTCTAGCTGTATGGACAAAGTAAAGCTTATCTATACGTCCCGGCATTAAAATAAAACCGAATAGTTTGTCTATTGTGGGTGATGGAATAGTTATGACACAAAAGTTGGATACGCCAGTGTTGAGCGATCATTTTCCAGTGAAGGCTACGTTTGAAGTTATATAACGTATTAGACCCTCTTTCTATTATAATAAGAACGGAGTTTTCTTATTATATTCTATGTGCGTTCGAATATATTCGCAATATAAAACTTAATGTCTATTCTTAGAGGATTTTAAGATCTATGAGTAAAAGTTAAATGGTTCATGCAATTTTTTGTATTTAGTAAAAATAATTTATTTGTATATATATATATTATAAAACGATGAGTGTTGTAGATATACAACCCATAGAAAAAGAACAAGTTGATAGTGCTGCCGCGTTTTATGTTAATAATGACATAAGCAGGTTAGGCGAAATTAAAGACCTTCAAGAAGAATCAAGGAAAAATATTGCTACTGGTATTGTAAAAAATGTTCGTTCTTCACCTGAAAAAGATGCATATACAGGAGAAATTACTGGTTATACAAAGGATGAAATTATTGCATTAAGAAAATATTTAAAACTGGGAGGCAATTATCGTCGCAGAAAAACCAATCGCCGAAAGAACCGTAAAACGAAACGCCGCAATACTAAGCGTCGTAGTCACACTAAAAAGCGTTAATCTCTCTCTGTATAGATAAAGCATTTTTATCCATACAGAAATATAATATTATTTACCCCCCATCTAAACTTTAGGCAAAACTTTTTCCACCAAATCTTTGTATTTGAAAATCGTGCGACTCGACAACCCCGGTTTTTCCTTCATTTTGAATGATGCAAACATATGAATATTCGGTAACACAGCCGATTTCCACACTGGGTCATCTTTCAACAAATTGGCTCCCATACTCACCATCAAGAATATGTTTTCAGTAATCTCTTCGACCTCGCTCGTTTTACCGGCATCCTCAATATACCCTATAGCAATCGTCTGAAATTGACTGAAAATATCAAAAATAACGGCTGCGTCCAAAATCCCATTGGCATACAGGTTCATAATAAATGTAGAAGTTGCCCTACGTTTGTCGTTTTTCTTGTTGTTTTCACAAAATCCGTCATAGTCTTTGTTTTGGTCAACCACTTTAACTTCTTGAATGCTTTCCACATATTTTTCAATAAACGGAGTAATCACTTCCTGGAATATTGGGTATGTATCAATTAATTCCTTGTATAATGTGGCATATAGCTCAGAGTAAAACTTGTTGGTACAGCCAGTTTCGAATATAAAATTGACGATTTTTTGTATATCTACCGCCTGTTCGTCTGACATTTCATCGCCATAATTTACCATAATTTCGCGAATGGTATTCATAATATTGGTTTTTAGATTTTCATAGGTTTTTGTAGAAATCTTGTTCAAATGATTGCGCAATTCACTCAGTAACTTATCAATACCTTCTCGCGCAATTGGAATAACGGTGGCTTTCAATTTAGGAAGCGATTCCCATTGGTCTTCCATACGACGAAGTGTAGATTGTGAAATATGTCTGCGTTTATTTCCTCCACCACCACCACCACTTATGCGACGTGCATTATCATACCCACTACTAGAAGAACTCGAGGATATACTCGGCAAGTTCAAATCAATTTCCAAGTTGCTAATAATTTGCAATACAGTTTCTGGTAAACTGTATTGCGTAGTCGCCCAAGAAATACGCTCAAACTCTTCTAGACTGTAGTATAACGTTGTCATTATATACTATACACTATACACATTATATTGTTTTCTCTTTATATGTTTTTTTTATAATATATTTTTATTAGCACTACTTTCTTTGTGAAGACAATATATACCTACATTGATTAGTATGCTAACCGAGCCATATATGGGTGATTTAGTAAAAATATATCCAGGAAGATTTCACCCAACAAGTTCTCCACCATCTAAAGAAAAGGTAATAGTATTTGATTTAGATGAAACATTGGGGTATTTTTCGGATTTAGTATCATTATGGTATATTATTGCGTTGAAAAAAACCCAGCAAAACTTCAATGCATTATTAGACCAATATCCAGAGTTTTTGCGATATGGAATATTGACTATATTGGAATATTTGTATCACAAAAAACGCGCCGGTCAATGTTACAAAATATGCTTATATACAAACAATCAATATTCCCCTGAAATACCGCGATACATTGCTAAATATTTTGATTACAAATTGGGTATTTTCAAAGATATGAATGACTTGTCAAAAACCCATTTATTTGATCAAGTTATATGCGCATTCAAGGTGGGAAATCGTATTGTAGAACCCTTTAGAACTACGCGTAAGAAAACGCATAGTGATTTTATTCGGTGCACATTATTGCCTAAAAATACGGAAATATGTTTTATAGATGATGTATATCATCACCGCATGTATCATCATAAAATATATTATATACAACCGGCAGAATATCGCCATAATTTGACAAAAAACGAAATCATAAATAGAGCGTGCGAGTTTATGCCGGACGTATATAAACGGGACTATTTACAATACGTGTTATACAATAATGACCATTCACAATCAAATAATGCAATGAATATACACGTATCTAAGAAAATAATGTATTATGTTAAGGAGTTTTTTCATTTATCGAGTATCAATACGAAAACGCGAAAAACGAAAACTAAATTGGGACGCTATACGCGCAAACGATAAATATAATACATATTTATATAACTAATTTAAAGACATTGTCCTATATAGTATATCTGCCCGTCCCGGGTCGGCAGATGCAGCACCCATAGCTCAATTGGTTAGAGCGTCGGTCTTATGTACCGGAGGTCGAGGGTTCAAGCCCCTTTGGGTGCAACTCGGTTTGGCGTTTTTCAAATACTTATTCGGGTTATTAGTTCAAACATAATAAGAATTGTGATATTATGTATGTATTTTAACGTCGTATTGTTTGTATATTATATGTTGATAATATGTTATACAAATCAATTTTTGTAAAAATATCCGGACGCGAGGGGGATGGTCATAAAAGTTTGAGGATTACACTGACCGAAAAGAAAAATGAACCGCATTCGGAAAAAAGATTGTTATTGGTTTCGGTTCATTTCAACAAACACAACAAATGAAAAATTATATGCCTACTCCAAACAAATCATTGAAGGATTTATTATAAACAACGAAAAAACCCAAGACCATTTAGAGAAGGTATGGTGAATATACACGGATTACTAACTTGCCCGAAGTGTAGTAAGTCGTCTCATTCCCATTTAATGAACCGAGATTTGAATGGTAGTAGAAATATCTTGTATCTAATGAAAGAATGGATACAATACAGAAAAAGACCTACGATATTTTGTAGGAAACCATTAATCATATCACAAGACGAGTGATAGAATCAAGGTTATAAATACCGAAAGAAAAGATTAAAGAATGAGATTTTTGATTTATTTTTTATTATGTTTTTGTCTCATTTTTCTTTTCGGTCGGTGTAATATGATTATTTTATTCTTCGACGGTTTGTCTTTCTTCGACGATTTGTCTTTCTTCGACGATTTGTCTTTCTTCGACGATTTGTCTTTCTTCGACTATTTGTCTTTCTTCGACTATTTGTCTTTCTTCGACTATTTGTCTTTCTTCGACGCCCTCCTGGTGGTGTCTTTGTTTTTTTATTTGGTGGTTCCATTTCTTCTGGTTCCATTTCTTCGTTTCCTAATGATTCCAAAAATGGGTTTTCTTCTGCTGATCGATGACCGATGGGTATATTTTCAATAGGAGGTCCGAAAGGTGGCAGATTAACTCTTGCTTTTTCAAATAAAAATTTTAATGTTGTCTTTTCGGGTTGAGTTAGGGGGTATTTCAACTTGATCTTTGAAATTAAATTACTAAGTTCTGTTATTTCGGCGGTAGATAGGGGGTTAGAGTTAAAGTTAGTGTTATGGTCAGGGGAAGGACCCGACATCTATATAATATATATAATATATAATTATTAATTTGCTAAAATTGTCTTATCTGAAGGCTAAATGTCAAAAAACATATTCCCACCACAAAAAAATGTATAAAGTCGTGGGTTCAACCCACCACTGTGTGCAATTTGTGAGTTTTTATTGTTTGTGTTTTTCGCAAATACTTTTTACGTATTTGTGAAAACTATTCGCTTTCGTGTGTCCAATTGCATTGATAATGTGATAATATAGCAAAAATCGCAGATGATATTGATGGAAAAATATGGACAAAAAACATATGCATATGTGTATTTCTTATGTATGCAAGTTCTCTTTTGTATGTATTGGGGTTTGTATAGTTCAATAACGTCAATGGCCAAAAATCGTATTGGGTTTCTATATATTTTACTTTGTTTGAATACCGAGTAACCTGCATATAAAATAAACCCTCATTTACTACAAAACCTCCAATTGTAGTGCTAAATACATAGTTCCAATATTTATGATATATTGGGCAAAAACGATGACTATCTACAAATGTCAAATACACAATGGTTATATTTGCTAGCACAGTATCCACGGTTTTTATTATTCCGCTGTATTTTACCGCATTCCAATGCAATAGAGTTGTTATATACACAAACCCCAATAAAACGCACATAACTTGATAATTCAATACATATGACAATATAGAATTGTGTAATAAAAATGTTGCCGATATAAATGCGCGTCTAGATATATGTTGCGGTATGAGAATATCAGGGTCTTGTTGTTGTGCATAATGCTGAACACTGTGATAATCATCTGCATACAATATATTGTATAGCAGTAAACGTTCAAATATTATCCATCGGTGCGGTGTCATTTTATTAAATTAAATATACATATTATGCATCTATTTCTTTATATTTTATTATGAAATCATAAACACAAAAAATAGGAGCTCTGTAATACTGCCATAGGAATAGATCGTATATCATAGCAGTTGTAGATATATCATATTGCAAATTGGTCATAGGAGAACGAATACGTAGAAACTTGATAAAAAACGCTTTTTCTTTGAATAATTCCGAGAAATTACACAAGATAAGCAAACGGTCGTAGTCTCTTTCCAATTCACTACGAACCCATTTTGCAAATCCTTTTGTGGAATACAAAACTCCGTCAATATTTATAGTATTATTGCACGTTAATATATCAAATGTGATTGGACATAGCTTTCTACCACGTTCATTTACCGCATTGGGAGAACTTTGATTTTTTATGTCATTTACAAGTGATATATGTCTCATTTTGTTGTTTGTATTTATATATTGGGAATATTTTTGTTAAATCTCAAAATCTCCTTCTTGAGGAATATTAATAGGGGTGTGATTACTTCTTATCTCTTGAAGTTTATGCTCATCTCCTTGTCGAATAATCACCACATAATGGAGCGATGACGGGTCGTCTTTATTTTTATAACAAGGAAGGAATGTTCTATATGATATCAATGAAAAGTCGGACCGATTAAGATGAATAAGCTCGCCATCATTTATCTTGACACTGTATTTGTTGTTTTCCACTTTCTCGACTAACTGTCCAATTTTATCCTTTTTATCACCCTTTTTAATCTTAACATATTTATTGGGTCTTTGTGTAATATCTTCTCCCTCTTTGTCTTTTTCTTGTGCGCCATAAGCACCCTCAACCTTATTTATTGCTTCTAATAATGAAACTTTATCCGAAACTTGATTAATTGATGTATGAATAAACCCATCACCATTTAGTTTTCCAGGAGTATAACGATATTTTAATATGCGGCAAACTTCTCGAACAGTTTCTTCATCTTTATACACTAAGAACTTATTCAAATTAACACGATGATTCACCTTTCGTTTTGGTGTAGTATCTTCCGCGTGTTTAACTGCCTGCAATACTGAACATCCTGTATATGTATTTGCTACATCAACTACATTATTGTGACGGCGAACCAAGTCTTCAGTGTGTTCATCTGTCCAATATTGAATCGAACCTTGATATTGAGGCGAATTGCCAATAATTCCGGCTAATCTACCTGCTTTTTGGGTAGCAATGTTTTTATCGTCTATTTTACCTAAAATCATATCTGTCCAAACCAAGCCTTCTCTATTTTGCGTAATAAGATTTCCATATTTACCTTCTATACAATTTTCAACATTTGTGCGCGGGCAATAATGAAACCCAAGACCGCGATCTACTTTTCGTCTTCCAATTATCACCAAAGGTTTATCATTCAATCCCAGTTTTTTGTAAGCGTAAAACAAAACTTCGTTGAACTTTTGTCCTCTAGTTTTAAATGTTTCTCTTAATCGACCATCGATGTATATCTTTACACTGGTTCCACTAAATCCATTGAATACAAGCGCATACATACCTTGCTGATTGCACCATTTAGCAAACTCTATCATATCACTCGTTTTTGCGTTAGAATTAACAATGATTTTTTTATGATAAACTTCTCCACTAGGCAATATGTATTGACTGGTAAAATGGGGTATGTTCTTTGAAATGATTTCCTTGGCGTATGAATTATTTGTATGTCTTGCAAATGGAACTCGGTGAGTAATTGCTTCTGGATGATGTAATGCTCTATAATGCTGAGTATCAGCAGGATCAATTACAACTGGATATAGATATGCATTTGCACATTCTGGATATTCTTCCTCCAATAAGTCACCTTCCGATGCTGTTGTAAAGCCTAATCTATATAACCCAGCATTGTCGTCAATTATGTATTTTTTTATAGAAACAGTTTCTCCATTAATATGAAATGGTTTATTGCGAAATTGAGGATATATTTGGTCTGCTTCATCCCATATGATACCATATCTTAATCTTGAGTTTCTACTTTTTATTTTTTTGTCAATATGTTGAATTAGTTTAATCATTTTTTCAATTTGCTTATTGTTAGCCAAAAGAACTATGACCGGCATTTGGTAATCATCCGGATTAGCTTCGTAAGCATCAATGGTTCGCTTTATTTCTTCAAACGTAGTTTTAGAATTACTAGATAACTTGATCAAGTCAATATTTAGTTCTCCAATTGTATTAGATACACTTTCAGCAGATTGATCTGCCAGTGTTGTATCATTGGATACAGGCATAAATGCAACCACGCGATTATTCTTATCTTCCCCCCATTTTTTTACTTCTAATGCATTAATACGCATTTTGCCTTTTTGTGTATTCAAAAGAACAAAGAATGTTGTTGGATTTTCTATCAATAATAGTAAAATATTTTTTTTAATAGAATGGTCAATATCAACAATATCGGCCCATTTTAATCCAGGTTTAGCAGAATACAATACATCATCTTCAAGCATACTGGTTTCCATATAACCAATTTCGACCAATTCATCAACAAAGTTTTGAAATACTTCTTCTTCAATAAAATCGTCATTATCTCCCTTAACCTTATCGTATAAACTATCGAATGTGCTATGAACTTTACTGTTTGACATTTTCAATTGTTAGTAATGTTACTATTACTAAAAATCCTTTATGTTATTTTGATTTCAATTTTATAATTTACTACCACATTATTTGGCTATATGATCATACGCCATCAATATCAATTGTTCTTCTATTTCTAGCTTTTGAAATGTAATACAGTCATCATATCGGTATTGCATAAAACGGCCAATATTGGTTATACATACTACACAAATCCCTGTATCGGCAAACTTTATGTCTACTACTTTACATCCTTTTGTAAGTTCTCCCGGTTTGTTACGGCGCATCCATCTAACATATTTCCCTTTATGTAAATGACATACTTCATCCACATAACGGTATTCCGCCAATGATGTGCATAATTTCGGAATATTTGGATTAGGGACACCTATATCTACAAGCGCGTCGTATACGTCTTTTTGTATTTTTTCAAAAGTTAAGTTCTCTAAATAATCGTTTTGGTCGCTCTCTAATGAGTCCAATATATTATCTATATCGAGAGTTCCCATCAATTCTGGATCGCTCAATGCATCTTCGTATATCTTTTTCAAATTGATATCAGTCCCATTCATATCAGTGATATTTATAATATATTATACATAGGACCTATTTTTATATATGTGTATTATTGTCTATTATTACTCGGTTCTACCTAGTTCTCCGAATTATCATCAGATGTCCGGCCTATTTTTATAATGGATTTTTTTGCATTATTACGGGTTGTTAATATGTATTTTTCTATAGCCTCGTTTGTCAGCAAAAATAGCGCAGCAGTAAAGATGACTTTACCGTCATATTTGTGTAATACATATTTCCTGAAAGGATTAAATCGTATTATCAAAAACAAACAAACAAATAACCTCACTGAGTTAGTGAGCGTTTCCACCCATTTAGGATTGATGTATAACACTCCTATAAAAATAAAAAACAAACTGGAGTGTAATACAATTAATGTTCCCAAAAAATAGGGAGTCAGATTTTCAAATGCATTTTCAATATGAGAGAACATTGTATAATACGAAATCCTATTAAATCTTATACGATATATGTATATATTGTGTATGGAATTGCCAGGTTCTCTCATTGCAAATAAATATGTTATATTAAATGAGATTGGCCGTGGAAAGTTTGGAATCGTCTACAAGGGAGAACACGTAAAACATCGAACCCCCGTTGCTATAAAAATGGAACCGACTACAAGTGAATGCAATACAATAAAATATGAAGCCACTATTTTGAATTACCTATATAATAATGGATGCCGGGTTATACCGTCCGTATTATGGTATGGCATATATCGCGATTATAAATGTCTGACTATGGATTATTACAACCAAACTATACAAAAATACTTACAATATGCAAAAACGAAATATGTGGGTTCTCCGATAGACTATTTAAAACTAGTAATGAAACTGGTAACGAATATGGTTGGTATTTTGGAACAAATCCATAAACATCAAATAATACATCGGGATATAAAACCAGATAATTTTATGCTAAAGGGGGGCGATTTACATATTATTGATTTCGGTATAGCAAGTGCAATAAGTAATATGGAAGAAATTGATAGAGAACCTACGAGAGATACTGTTATAGGTTCTCCTAAATACATAAGTCATTTTGTGCATCAGGGGTATGAGCCAATGTATAGAGATGACCTTATTTCAGTTGGTTATTGTTTGTTTGATTTCTTATTAGGGTCTTTACCCTGGTCAAATATATCGGTATCTGCTTATTCTTCTTTGGCGAACAATACACAACAGGTGTATCCAGAAATACACATATTGCACGAAAAAAATCAAATTCGCAAAAAATGGAAGGAATGGAAAAATATAGAAAAAATATTGGACGCCGTTTCATTAACCTACAAAGAAAACCCTTCTCCGGATTTCCGAAGTGAGCGAATATATAATGTAGGGGGGACACAAGACATACCATCTCGAGAACAAAAATCATCGGATGTTGAAACCATATTTATGAATATATTTGAATACTTTGCATTATGCTATAACTTACAATTTGAAGAATGTCCAGTTTATGAAGAATTATACCAGGTTCTCCAAAAAACATTATGGTGATGATATCGGAACAACTGTATCATTTGCGGTAGTTTGCAATTTTTCAATATTTTCTTTTACCATTCTCAGCCAAGCCCCAATATATTCATCCAGTATATTATTGATACCCTTGTCCTTTCCTACCATTTCTGATATTTTTTCTATTTTTTCCATAGATGAATAGTCGTTACTAGAAAGTATTTTATTTGCCATATCTCTTTTATCTCCAACTAGAGCGTTGGTGTCAAATAAATTGCCGTCGCCGTCTCTCTTAGGTGCTACACTTAATGCTGTAATTAGTTCTTTTAATAGCCCAGCTGCATTTTTTCTATAGATTTCTCCAAGAACTTTATACTTTCCCTTTAATAAATCCTTAATAGCACTTAGTTTTTGTAAATTGGTTTTTTCCTTTTCTTTTATAATATCGGATGATTTAGTAATAATATCTAATGGAGGATTGTTCATTATTGCGTCATTTGTAATTTCACTATCGAACCCTTCGTGTAGTGACTGATTTAATAACATCGAGAATATGAGTGATATTATAATAATTGCCAAAAGCAGAAAAATTGTTGGTTTTTTTCTAAATATAAAATCAAGCATTATATAGTTCGTATAGAAAATATTATAGAAAACAATATAAAAACAGTATCGCATATAGTAATATTAGGAATACTATGAGTACTACTAGAATTACAGGCAGAGTTAAGTGGTTTAACAGCAAGGCTGGTTATGGTTTTATTACAGCGTGCGAAGGTGACTTGGTAGACAAGGATATTTTTGTTCATTATTCATCTATCAAGTCAGAGGCGTCGCATTACAAGTATTTGACTCAGGGTGAGTATGTCGATTTTAGTCTTACTAAACCGACAAATGAGAAGCACGAGTATCACGCAGTTGATGTAAGTGGTGTCAAGGGTGGTCCCATTTTATGCGAGACACGCAGATTGAGTGTGCTTTCTTCCCGGACAGAGTCGGACGGTGGCGATCACGATGTTTCTCCTTCTCCTTCTCCAGCACCAGCTGTTGCATCAGACCGTAAGCGCAAGCCCCGTGCAACTGTTGTTTCTGTAAAGGTATCCTCCGGTTCGGATGGATTTACTGATGTGAAGAAGCGCGGTCCTAGAGCAAAGAATGTGCCTGCATAAGGAGGTATTGGTATGAATCAATTGATGTATTTGTAGCGAAATAACAATACAAAATTGCATTTTCCTCTACACTCCGATCCAAACTCCGGAAGCGAACTGTAAGAGTGAGTCTTAAGATCCAATATCGTAACGATGCACGGAGTAGCTTCGCTTGCCTACAGAATGCATTATTCTGTGATAATATTTTATTACAAAATACTACAATACTAATATATATATGTGAGTCTTCCTCTTATCTATCTAAACTCCGACCCCAACTCCATTGGTTATGTCATACTAAGCCATAGAAGTGTAAAAAAAGATTTCATAAAATTGAAATACATTTTTAATAAATAGTGTATATCAGATTTCAAATACCTTATTATGCAAACCCCCGACAACTTAGCCACTAACTCAATATCTTACTATACTAAATTATATCCAAATACTACTAATACTACTTTTATACCGAAAGCCATATATATTCAGCCCACTGACCCCTCAGCAACTACAATGACGACGCCAACTAATCTAAAAAAATATAAAGAAGGAGAGATTATTTACAGACGCCTGTGCGGAACTTATACTCCAGGCCCACTAAAGTTACATTGTATCATTTGCAATGAGGGGCCATTTACTGATATGAAATACCTTACTCAACATTCATTAGCTAATCACCGCACATCGGAGTCACATTATAGCACATATAAGCCAGTTGATACTACTAAAGCCGTCCCGGTTGTTCAATCTGAATCAGGTGGTGGTGGTATTCAGCCAGATGATGATTCTATTTCGCTAACGTGTGGAATATGCAATTTTGACAGCAGTGATGAAAATGTGTTTAGAGCGCATAAATTGACACACGAAAATCCTTGCCCAATTTGCGGTAACACATTTATGTCTCACGATCAATTCACGATTCATATGAGAATTGCGCACTCAGCTGATGCAACTCCGTCAGATTGCGAAGTATGCGATCATAGATACTGGACTAAAGCCGAATACACAAACCATGTTAAGCAGTATCATTCTGAAGACATTTTGTGCAGCTCGCGCACTATTCATCCGAAGAAACAACTTCGTTTCTCAGGAGAATCCACGAACACCTACGCTCGTTCCTCGTTCGGACGTTCTCACAGTCCGATCGAATCGCTTCGCCACGAATTAACTTATTGTGCTCCCGCTGCGGCTCATCTAGGATCTGAGAAAATCAACTATTGCTTACGATGCGATATCCAGTTTGAAGATTACGTAGAATATATACAACACGAATATGACTGTTTGGATTATGAGCGTCCAACCGAAGACAAATTATATCACTACGATATGACCGACTATTGCTGCCAAAATTGCGGACTGGACCATCCAACATTAGCTTTACTCGATGCACATCAGCAAACTTGCACATATGATGCAGGTAATTATCTATGTGACTGCTGTGGCACAATGAGCTTTGATACAGTAGATGCGGCTCAGAGTCACGAAATACTTTGTTGGGAGGCCTATGAAAGACAAGAGCGCAGAGAGGCTAGGCAACTTTCATTCACACGAAAATAAAGATATGTTTTGTGGCGGATTCGGAAACCAAGCGAAGCGTAGCTGATATAAAACTTGTAAATATTTATGAAAAATATAGTATAATTATTGATGTAATATTGTGTAAGTAATAAATATAATTTGATCCAACCACTTTAAATCTTATCTTTCGGATATTTTGCAGGTTTAACAAATAATAATAATAAATAAACATAATAGACGGTCTTTTTTATGAGGATTTCAAGGTAAAAATACATATTGCATAAACTATATAAATACTACAACATATATAGTATATAAAAATGAGCAGTATTCCCGACGTTGAAACTCCTATTCAAGAATCCAATCAAAACGATGACCCAACCCAAGTTGTATATCCTCCCCATATTCAAAAGTTCCAGGATAAGATGGATTTTATGAAACAGCGGTTGTTGGCAAATAAAAAAGAGGCCGACGATACCCTCAATGATTTCAAGCAATTGGAAAGGGCATTTGAAAAGGCTATTAAGAAAATGGTGAAGAAAAATTCCAAGCCAAAGAAACCCAGAAAACCCAGTGGATTTGCACTCCCCGTTCCTGTCAGCACAGAGTTGTGTGAGTTTATGGGATTAGAACCAGGAACCCATATTCCACGCACAGATGTCACCAAACGGTTAATGACATATATTGCCGAAAACAAATTGCAAAACCCGGAGAAAAAGTCCATTATTATTCCCAATGAACCACTCTTGCGTATTTTAGGAGATGAGGTCAAAGACGTATTACTTACACATTTTACTATTCAGAAATACATTAATAAGCATTTCTTGAAGCGCCAACCGGCAAATGAGGTTGTTACTGGGGCCAGTGCCAGTGCTCAGGTGTAAAGTCCGGAGTTTTACGAAGGAAAATGCGTCTATCAAAATAACATATTATATATTGCATAATTATAATGCAATCTATATTATTACAATTCAAAAAACGGTTTTCAATGGAATCCGACGACGATTCATCCACCGATTCGGTCAAAACAGTCGATGCATCTGGTATACCACAACCTATTTTTCATAATGTATTCAAACTTCCAATTACTTATTTAGAAGAAAGCAAAATACACAGTTTGGCTCCATCAGTTTCGTCCGATCTAGAACTAGTTGTTTCTCAAAGCGATTCGGAACCAATGTATCATATTCTATTTCAACCAACACACCAATTTGCGAAAGAACTCGTTCCTTATTGGTCGGAGCAATATACCAGTGATATAGGCTATTTGGAGGATACAAAACAAGTTATACAAACTATTCCTAAATATAAAGAGTCTTTGGATAAAGAGTCTTCGGATAAAGAGTCTTCGGATAAAGAGTCTTCGGATAAAGAGTCTTCGGATAAAGATAATTTGGAGAACTTACAACCAGATACCCAAAAAGTAGTGGAAATATGGAGGTCTATAAAAGAAGATGAAGGATTTATGGACAGATATTCGTATGTCGATTGGAATATGTTTCGCTATGTAAATAATTCGGCGCCGTTTTTGCAAATACTTTCTATGGCACAAATATTATCCCCGGTGTTTTCACTGTTATTGCCATTTCTGTTTTTACTAGTACCGTTTTTCCTATTGAAAATCAAAGGAGTTGATATAACTATACGAGCGTATTTAGATATGCTTTTAATTATTACTAGGGGACATTTTATAGGCAATATTTTGAAACAATTTACTGGTCCAATAAGTTTGGAAAAAATAATGTATATGCTTTTTTTCTTAGCATTTTACGGGTTCCAAATATACCAAAATATAAAATCTTGTATGCGGTTTCATTCCACCGTAACTCGTATCAATCACCACCTGTTTGAATTGAAAAAATATGTTTCTAGTTCTCTGAAAAAAATGGAATGCTTTTCTCAAATGCATTGTGCTAAACATTCATATAGCTCATTTTGCCAAATTACTCAATCCCATTGCTCGGTTCTCCGAGATTTATCTGACGAATTGAGTGCAATAGAACCATTTGCGTATAATTGTAAGAAGGCGACGCATATTGGATATATGTTGAAATGTTATTACCGGTTACATTCAGTAGAGGAATACGGAGAAGCATTGCGGTATTCAATGGGCTTCTCTGGATATATTGATAATTTAATGGGAGTTTGGGAGAACCTGAACGCCGGAAATATTGCGTATGCGGACTATTATTTAGGAAAAAACAAAACGAAAAAACAATATACCAAGTTTGTCGAACAATATTATCCGACCCATCTAGGATCAAGTGCTATATCTAATACTTGTGGGTTAGACAAAAATATGATTATTAGTGCACCCAATGCTGCAGGAAAAACGACGCTTCTAAAAAGCACGGCAATCAATGTCGTGTTCTCCCAACAAGTGGGTTGTGGATTCTATAAATCTGGTATAGTGGTTCCTTATACACATATACATTCGTATTTGAATATACCGGATACGTCGGGGCGCGACAGTTTATTCCAAGCCGAATCGCGCCGGTGCAAAGAAATCATTGATTTAGTAAGTTCTCCGGAGAACCGGGATGCCAGACATTTCGCTATTTTAGATGAATTGTATTCGGGAACCAATCCTACAGAGGCGGGTAAATCGGCCTATGCATTCTTGAAATATTTGTCGAAATATGAGAACATTGATTTTATGCTTACTACGCATTATGTGTATGTCTGCAAGAAGTTTAAAAAGTCGAAAAAAATACAGAATTATAAGATGGGGGTGCAGCCGACGGATGCAACTGGTGGATATAGATTCACGTATAAATTGGAGACAGGTATTTCGAAAATACAGGGGGCTATGAAGATTTTGAAAGATATGGATTACCCGCAAGAAATGTTGGATAATATACAGGCGTGTGGATAAGATTTAGCGACTAAGCCTTTATTTTTTACTGTTTTTAGTGTCTGGTATTTTTGTATGGTTTTTTGTAAAGTCTTCTACTGTTTTGAGTTGCGCTCTCCAGTTGACTTCGTCGGAGAAGTCTTCGGGTATTTCAATTCCATCAATGAAACGCGGTTTAAAATATTGTGCGTCGTAATATTCTTTCGTCATATCACGTTTTACAATTTCGCATACTTGTTTTTCTGATAGACTGATACCTGAACCCATTTTTACATAGAGAACTTAATGGTTTGTTAGATTTTGACTTGGACCTTTTATAAATTGTGTTATAGTAATTCTATTACACAATTATTTAGAAATGTATTTCAATTTTGCCCGACGATGTTTATTTATATGTAATTAGTATTGATTATTTTGCTCTTATAAAAAAGTTATTTTTAAGTGACTGTATTTTTAGATTTAGGAATGTATATTGGACATATTTAAGTAGATTTATTTTTATATTAGTATAATATATATGACACACGGAAAAGTTAAGCACAATTCAAAAAAAAAGCATTTGAAAAAAAGTCGTTTTTCAAAACAAAGCAAAAAATGGTTGGGAGGTATGGATGGTCCTAACAAAAGACAAAAAACAGGACCAGCCGGAGCTGAAGAACTAGAACAAGTAAGGTATTTTAGTGAATGGGTTAGTCAGCTTATTGAACATAATAAAACGAAAACGAATGGCCAAATTATAGCAGAAATATTAGTAATTGCATTACTAGCTGGCATTCCAGGTAGAGTTATATATAATGCTGTATCGTCTTCATCATTTGCTGACTATTTGTCTGCACGCTCGTGGGATATTGCATTAATATTTATGGACGGTATTTTAACAGGTGGTCAAATAGTTAGTAGTTTAGTTTCAACTTTAACAAGTTCTGTAACCTCAGTTATTAATTTTGGAATAAGAACTGCTGTTATATTACGCGGATTTATACCTTGTTCAAATCCATCAATAGTGTCTTGTGTAGTTTTTGGTTATTTGGGTTATAGAAATGTTGAGCGTGATTCTCGAGAGATAGCTACAATAGCAGCAGATGCAGCTGAAGTTGCACATGATGCAACTAACGTAGCATTAGGAACTGCAGCTGAAGGAGTAAATGCTCTTGTAACTGAAATTGATCGTGCTCCAATACAAGCAGTTAGCTTAATGCCAGAAGGACTTCGCAATGCTGTTATAAATACACTTGGAAACACACAATTTATTGCAAATGCAGTAGTTGTTCCAACAACAGCCATTGTTGCAGATGTTGGAAAAATTACAGCAAGGGCCGCTCTAGATACAACATTATCTACTATTGAACAATTAACTGCAATATTGTATTTGGCAGATAGAGCAGGTGGTGCTTTGATTGCGTTTCTCCAACAACTTCCGGATGTAACAGAAGCGTTTTTAGATAACGTAGTAAATACTTATTCAACTAATATTGCATTAGGGGGGGTGCCATATGACGATTCTCAATCATCAGTATCGTCAGTATCATCAGTTGCAACTACAGTAAGAAGTTCTATTGATAGCATTAGAATAACTGCGTCAAACAGTATTACATCTGCCCCATCGCAACTATTGCGTTCAAGCTCAGCCCAAATGATTGAGCCACGTTTTGAACCAATGCGTTCCCAATCAGTTGCATCTATTGCAACATCAGTTGCATCTATTGCACCATCAGTTGCATCTCGCGCCCAATCAGTTGCATCATCTCGCGCCCAATCAGTTGCTGCATCATTACGCAGTGTTGAATCAATACGATCAACGCATACTGCATTATCTAATGCTGTAGGTAGTATTAATGATATAACCGCTAGGATAACTCCTATTGTAAGATCTAATTCGATGGATGCAGCTCCTGCAGCTCCTGCAGTTGATTTACTTACCGTTATACTTGAAAATACTACAGCAGCTCGAGATGAATTAGCTCAATATATAGCAACCCCCACAATTGTTCTTGCAGATGAAGGAGGAGCAGAAATAATTATAAACAGTGGTTTAGTTGCACTTGAGGCACTAGCTGGCGCGGCTCAGCAGAGTGAAGGTGTAGTTAATATATTAATTGCACAAGCCCAAGTATTACCAAATGAACCGCTAACTCAACACGATGAAGACTTAATTGGCGGTAAACCACGTAAAACATCAAAAAAACAAGCTTATAAATCAAAGCGTCACAAGAAACAAACTTTTAAAAAACGCATGCACAAGAAATAAACCACTACTAGTGCTAACAGTAATATAATTTGTTTAAAATAAATAAATTATAAAATAACTTTCTATAAAATACAGTCTATGTCTTACCAAACACAACTATTTTTTCACCGGTTTCCCGATGTTTCGTCATATGTGCATTTTTGTTACCCATTTCAAATACTTTTGGAGAACCGCCAAATCGCAACTTTGCTAAATGGTTCATATCCCCCAATAAATCATACGACCCTCTAGTATTTTCCGATCCATAACCCGACAATATATAACACATTTTTCCACCTTTTCGGAGAACCCAGTAACATAATTCCATTGTTTTTCCCCAATATTTATCCAACCATTCTTCATATGATTTGTATTGCTCTGTGCTCTGGTTCTTCCCAGAATACATTTCCAATCTGTAATACGGTGGACTGAAAAATACTACATCAAAATATTCCTTGTATTTTTGCCTAAATGTTGTATGTTTTAATAGGTTCTCCGAAGGTTCGCAAAAAATCGTCGTTTTCTTTGAGCCATAGAACTTCGCTGCAAACTCTGCAGTCTTTTTGCATACATTCGGTATAACATCTGTCCCCACATATTCGGTTACCATAGGACATTCTAAGAAGCCATAGCAATACGACCCCCATCCTAAAGTAGGCGTGAAAATACGGCGGCCTTTTAAATATGAATGATTAATAGAATAAGGAACTAGTGGATTCATTATAGAAGCCCTGAAATAATACGAGGAAAACACACTACCTAAACGACCCTGGTGCATATAATGAAGAGAACTTGGCGTCAGTATTTTATAGTCAATGATTCCGCGTAAATAAAAATCGCCTAAAACATCCAAAAAACTGGGAATGTTCTCCAATCCGGATTGTGTATTTTGCAAAATATCTTTGTAAAACATATTCCGGATAATGTTTTTATAAACGACTAAATAATCATTGTTAATAGATCGGATGGGCATCGCATCCACTTGTCCAAAAATAGGCAATAGTCGGCCATCGACTGTCATCGTCGATGTATCCAAAGACACTTTGTAAAAACGTGCTAAATATTCTGCCCTTCCTACAAAGTTCTCATAAACTATTGTTATGTCTTTATCAGATATCGATTTATCGGCTATATATGTCAATAAAGGGACAATAGTTCGGGCCGTTTTCACTTTCGCATTTTTCTTAAACTTTGCTAAAGTATTTAGGTTCTCTGGTATATTGGAAAACAAACCCAAAAACTGTTCCAAACTCAATAATCGCATTTGTATATGATATATCTTGACTATTATTGGAGAGCTTTTTCATACATTGCCAGCATTTTCTCTTTTTGTTCGTCATAATCTACAATAGGTTTCGGATAACGGATTCCCTTGTATTTTTCGACTTTATATGCAATAGACCATTTATGTATATCATTCGGGAGAACTTCGCTCAGTTCGGGCACCCATTTTTTGATAAAAACTGCATCTTGATCAAATTTGGCAGATTGTATCCACGGATTCATATCGCGGAAATAGGGTTTCATATCCACCCCGGTTCCGGAAATACCTTGCCAATTGCCATTATTGGAAGCCGGATCATAATCTGTCAATTTTTGCGCAAAATATTGTTCTCCTAAACGCCAATGAATCAACAACGTTTTTACCAAAAAGTTGGCGACAATCATCCGACCCCTATTATGCATATATCCAGTATTATTGAGTTGCCGCATACACGCATCCACTACGGGAAACCCGGTGCGGCCTTCTTTCCACGCTTTTAAATGCTCTGATCGCGTTAGCCATTTAATATGCCTAAACTTGGGTTGATAAGATCCGCGCAAAACCTCGGGAAAATTATGGAGAACATGGGCAAAAAACTCGCGCCAAATAAGTTCTCTAATTAGTCCAAACTTGCGTCCATATTTGGCTAAAAATGCGTGATAGATTTCACGAATAGAAATACATCCGAACTTGATGGAGGCCGATAACCCAGTAGTAGAGTTCGCCAAAAAATCGCGCGTGGCATCGTAATGTGATTGTGCTGCCAACCCTCTTTTTAAAAGTGCTAAAGCATTGGTGCGACCTCCTTCCACCATTCGACCCGGGACAGACCCTTGTCCAAATAGTTCTATTGCTCTTTTCACCGATATTTTGCTGCCGTGGGCACAATGAACCAAACACGCTAAATGTTTTGTTGTCAATTTTTGTGGTTTAGGAACATCTATTGGGAGAACTGTGTCATAAAAAGGCGTGAATTTCTTGTAATATCCACCCCCGCCGGTTTTTACAGAACCCGGTTCATACAAATAATAATCCGAGGAAGTAATACACTCCACATTCATTCTATTACACAAATCGGAAACTGATTCGTCACGGTCTTTGGCATAAGGCGAATAATCCCGGTTAAAAAATACGGCGTCGATATTATGCGTTTTTACTAAATCTTTCAAAATATCTTCCGTTTTGCCATAGAATAGACAAAGTTCTCCTCCTGCTAAATGAATCGTATGAGCCAATTGTGCTAAACTTTCAATCATAAAAGCAATTGCATTGGCGGATTTATATGAATTGTGTTTTCCGACTTGTTCGGGTGTAAAAATAAAACAAGTAATCAGGCGAGAACATTGTTTGCACGCTTCTATAAATCCAGTATTGTCCTGAATGCGTAAATCTCGATGAAATAAAAACAATCCATTTTTTTTGGCCATTGTGATATATATGTATCTAAAATATCAATATATTATACTGAAATATACATAAAAACAATAGTATATATTATACTTATAATAACAGTAAATGTTAGCAATCGATATTTCATATACATTGGGTTTTATTGGAACAATCCTATTACTTAGTAATATGGAAATTGTCAATACGTATATTGCTAAACTATGGGAAACAAATAAAAATAAAACATTGAATAATTTACTGGTCGATGCATTGTGGAATGGTAGTTATACTTATACATTTGTCAAACATCGATGTGGTAAGTTATATTCTACATTTCCTCTAGTTCGCAGTTTGGTAGATGCTATTCGTGAGCCTAAAAACACGGTTTTACCGGAGGTAGAATACCCGTGGGCCAGTATAACTCAATTGTTTGAAGAAACTGACGGAAAGTTGCGGGTAATGGAAACTCAATTTGATTTAACGGATTTTGAATGGCAAAATAGAAGTATGTCGGATAACTTGCTAAAGATAAATAACATTTGCAAGGATTTATTGAAAAATAACGGAAATGTAGTTGAATGTCTATTATTAGTTGCGGAAAATGATCATAGCATTCGCAGCCGTGTAATAAATCGTAAGAATATGGATATGGTAGTCGATGCGGGTATTCAAAATAAGGCGATTGCTATAAAGTTTTTGATGATAGATTACATTCATTCAACTATGTGGGAGGAGTCGGAGGTTACGCAGAC